ACACTTTTAGTTAAATATTCAACTACTTTTGTACAAAAAAGTAAAATAAAAAAGAGAGGTAAGAAATATACCCCTCTTTATTGCAAGTGGATGTGTCCTAAAATTGTCGGAATAAAAGCAATTAAAATAGGCAACCAGATCAAAGTCCATGTATTGTTCTTTTGCTGGTTATCCTTTTCTAGTTGCTTACTCTTCTCTAGGGCTTCTTGTGCCTTATCCTGTGCCTTAGCAGAATCGTCTTCCACATCATCAATACGACTATTAAAGTCTCGTTTTAACTCATCAAACTTACGATTAGATTGATCTATCTTATCATTTAATGACTTAATCTCAGTTTGAATAGACGCATTAGATGATTGCAGATCCATTAACAAGTTAAAGATTGTATCATTGTCTACCTGCATAGTAGATTTACCTTGATTATTGTCTCTACTTTCCGCCATTTTCAGGTACTTGGCTAGTAGCTGGTTGACTTGCTTGGATATTCTCTTTTCCTTGTTCTGGTACTGCTGGAGTTGGCTTTTCCACTGTTGCACTGTCACTTTTTAGTTGCTGAGAATCAGTTGGTGTAGTAGGCTGGTTTGTCTCCCCATAAACCTGTTCTAGGTGTTCTTTTTGGGTGAACCAAGAACGTTCAATTTGTGCTTTAATCAAACTTTCGTCAACGTCAGTAATTCCTAAAGCCTTAAGCTGGCTATTAACAAAATTAAGAGCATATTGGAACTGTTCATTACCAGTAAGCTGTTTTGTTAAACCTAGCTTTTCAGCTTCTACAACTGCCATACTAACTAGGTTTTCAACTTTGTAAACCTGTTCACCTAGCTTGTGATTGTTAATCAATTGTTGACCGATCCAGCCCATTACAACTGGAATTAATGCGATTGCAATTGCCATCAGTAAATCGTGCATTCTATTCTTCCTCTCTGCTTATTAGGTAAATCTAATCTGTGCTAGTTCTAATATAGGATATTTAGGGTAAATAAAAAGTACCTAGTCACTAAACTAAGTACTTTCTAATTTATTATTTAATTGTGTATAACGTCATCCAACAAAAGGCTATACGTCATACTTAAATACTCCGCTCAGCTTTCTTACCTTGGGGCTTCTAAAATTACTAGACGCGTGCAAGTTAAGACGGACCTTAAACTGAGTAGCTAAATGATTTTGATCTGTAGCATTAGGAACAGTGGCTTGAAAGATATAACGAGTAAAGTAAGGGCTAACCTGTTTAGTTGAAGTTGGTTTAGAACCGCTAGTAGCGTCCTTATTTAACGTTGTACTCTTACCACCATTTTCTGGGAAGTTGTACCAAGTATTACCACCATCTACTGAATACATAGGTAGTACATAAGACTCTTCTGCTCCCGGATTAGGAATATAAGCGTCATATTGAATTTTAACTTTGTTGAATGCGGCATCGCCTGATTCGTCTAAGTTAATAGATTCATAATGAGCTTTAGTACCAGTAAGGATAGAAGCTAAACTTAATGACTCAGTAGTTAAGATAGGAGCAATATATCTATCTGTAGTAAATTCTGCCATTAATTGAATAGCGTAGGTGTTTTGGAACAGAGCTAATTCACCATCCAACTGTTGTGGATCATTACTTGTTGTAATCTTAGGAACAGTTGTAGTAGTAGTTCCCGGAACAGTAACAACCTTATTATCGTTATTAACAACTAAAGGCTTCCACTGTGCATTATTTAAGACTGAGGTAAGATTATTACTACCGTCTAAGTTAATATCTGATTGCTGAATTAACTTAATATACCAGTGCATAGCAGTGTTTTGGTAAGTTAAGAAGTTAGTTAAAGTAGCTAAGCGGTCAATAGACGAAAGATAAGTATTAGGGGTTGTTTCTTTGTAATCCATATTAGGCCCCATATCAGTCTCTTTATCCCAAACAGTATTAGCAGATTGGTTAAAGTCAGACATAATAATAGGATCAAAGACAACTTGACCATTATCTAAGAATTCAGCTACATTAACTCTAAATTTCAAACTAGAAGCACCATCAGCGGTCCAAGTCATACCGTTGTTAGAAATGAATAAGTCACCATTTGAGTTAGGCGCTTTACCTAAAACATCACCAACATTAGCAGATACAGTGGATGTAATAGTAAAGTTTTGACCGGTAGCTTGTGGGTCATCATTATAAATAGCTTGGTAATTGGTATTATAACCAGTTTCAGACTTACCAGCACTCATAACGGTTTCACCCTTAGTTGCCTTAAAGACAGTATATTCATTACTATCTGAAATAAGAACAACAGCATAACCCTCATTAGCTTTAAGCGTAACTGGGTCATCGAAAGTAATCCGAGTTGCAACACTACCGTCATTACTTGTATGAATTTCTTCTGGGTCAAGGTATTGTTCCGCTCTAACTACTCGGTTAGGGTATTGAGTATCTCCTAATTCCCTAATTTGAACGATTAGTTGTGGTCTATGAGTTTCATTACTATTAGCACCAGCAGGCTTAGTCATAAAATACAAGTCAATAGATGATAATTGTCTAGTTTCTTGTAAGTAGAATGATTGAGCCAACGGGTCCCAAAGGTTAACAGTATAAGTTTGTTTTTCAATAACATTAGTAGTAGTTCTAAGAGTACCATTAGCAGTGTAATTAGTAGAAGCCACGTCACCACTGTTATTAACAATCTTAACTACCCGAGTACCACAACGAATTGTTCCGCCCGGGATTACAAAAGTACCGTGGATTTCACCCTTGGTATCAGTCTTAAAGGTTCCCGCCTTAGCTCCTTTGTAACTATCGTTTTCTGGAGTAGGTTCTTGGACTGGGGTACCATCAATCGTAATCGTGTAACCATCTGTTAAAGGCCTAAAGTTAGTGGCTTTAAAGGTAATCTTCTTACTTCTCATGTACTCAATTAATGAGTCAGTAGTAGAAGTACCACCGTCACCAATCATCCAACCTGTTTGGCCCAAGGTATTACCAGAACCAGTATCAACAACCCCGTTAAGACCCCCATAGCGCATCAATTCTTGACCCGCTTGATCAATAGCGTGTTGTTGTGCAGTACGACCATCATTATACCAGCCCATGCTAGTATCACTCATATGCCTCCACCACTTATTCATGTTAATAGTACCTTTATCAACACGCTTAAAATCAGTGGTGGTTTTAGTGTCCATCCAATTATCAATAGCAGGATCAATCGTTAAATTACCATTAGCAGAGAAAATGTTAAACTCATTAATATTAATTACACCAGTGGCAATAGATTGACTAAGAGCTTCTACTTCATGATAAGGTGGGCGAACTAAATGACCATGTAATGAGATATTAGAAAGAGCCTTATTCATGTTAGGTGATAAATCAGCTTTAGCTTGTGCTGGAATAGAAATTTCACCATTCTCGAAATCGTAAGCAACATTACTATTAGTATCGTCACGGTTAGCAATAGTAGCAAAACTATCAGCAAAAGCGTCTTTTAATACTACTGGATCTTCTGAACGCTTAACATCAGATTGCATATAGTTAAGAGCCATATTATATTCTGCATTATCTAAACGATGTCCCCATTGTTGCAAGGATTCAAAAGTAATCCGAGTAATAGTTTGCATGGTAAAGACTGCATTATGTGAATTAGGCTCAATATATACATAACCAAGCTCAAGAGTCAATGGGTCATTTACTACTGGTGGAGTAATAGAATTAAGTGGTCCGGGTTGCCCTTTAATCACTTTAAATGGATTTGCTTGGTCCATTGTAATTCTAATCATATCAATCCGAGCAGTAAAGTAGCTATAGGTAACATTAACTGTTGAACTAGCGACTGGCTTAGCACCTTTCATGTTATCAATATCAATAGAAGTAACGCCATCTTGTACTACTACTCGATAGTCCGTACCCTCTTTAGCATTAATAGAATAATCATAAGTAATGTTATAGCCCTGTCCGGGGGTAGGCAAGTCATTAGCATTCGGAAGAGGATTACCCTTAAGGTCAACACCCCAATAAATAGTATTTCCCACATAGGTAAAATCTTTTCCTTCTTCAAATTCTTTTGCAGTATTCCAAATCTTACGAATATAAGTAACATTCTTGCTAGTGAAGTTATCCTTAACGTCACTACCTGCCCCACGTGCATGATTAATAGTTTCTCGTGACGTATAAGTAACCCCAGCAACCTTTCGGACCGGTTGATTAATTAATTGGTAAGTTGAGCCATCACCACGGTAATAGAAGCCTTCATTAGTTGCAGTACCTAATTGGTTAGCAACGTCAAGTTTAATTGTAGTAGGTTCAGAAGTAGAAATACTATAACCTTGTACATAAGCTTGTCCAGCATCAATATCAAGCAAAATCTTGTTTGCATCTGTTGGATCTTGTGCACCTTTAGATGGATCTGCGTTTTTTCTTAAGTGAGCTTCAAAACCATAAGAACGGAATGAACCAGATTGGTCATAAGTTCGTTTAGCTAAGATTGGTTCCAAATTAGAGTAGTCTGGTTTAATCGCTCTTTGATTAAGAACGTTATCTTGGAATACGACAAACGGTGTAGCACTAGCATCTTGGTAAGTAAGAACAACATTATAATGAAGTCGATCTGCTCCAGCTTCACCTTTAGTTACTGCACCGGGAGTATCGTCAAGCAAAGATGGATCATCACTTGCAGTAACGATATTTTCATCTAGTCTTAAACCGATTTCTTCTCGACCAGTTCCCTTAATAGAAAAGTCTTGTTGGTCAAATTCCCGTACAGCACCGTTTAAGTAAACCCGACCAGATCTTACAGTATAGTCCTTAATTCGTTCAGTATCAGAAGCAGTACCTGAGTCTTTAGAATTAATCTTCCAATCAGTAGCTTCATTCCCGTCTTCTATATAAAGCTTATCAATATTAAGCTCCGTAGAATTAGAAGTTGGATCATAACCTGCATTAATAGCAAGCTTAAAGCTAACAGAACCAGAAGCTTTAGTACGATATTTAACGACAAATTTATGAGAACCATCGTTAAGGTTAACTTGGTTTCCATTAGTTAAGACCAAAGCAGAAGCATTGGTTAAGTCTGAAATATTAGAGCTAATAGTATTACCATCTACCGTCCAGCTAATTAAGTCAACTTTACTATCATCTGCAACTAAGTTAATCTTGTTTAGATTACCAGAATTCTTACTAATAGTAAAACTTACTACTGCGCCTAAACCATTAGTTACATTACCAGTAAAGTCAATAGAAGGAACATCAGTAGGTAAATTACCTTCTGTTGTTACAGTAATTCTACCGTCTCGAACATAACCACCAGTCGAATATTTAGAATTATTAGCAAACAGACTAGATACTGAGAATGAGTTTGGCATCTTAGTATCTGCTGTCGTTCGGTCTGGTTTTGGAATAATTTCCATCCCAGAGATAATAGCCCCCTCTTGGAAAAGAGAGTCTCCTAGCATTTCCAGTTGGTTATTTTGGATAGATTGCAATTCGAGCAACTCGCTGGAGAAGGCGGGTCTTCCGGGCCGAAATAAAACCTTAGAAAATCTTTTAGAAAGATTAAAGTGATTTCCATAAGGTTGTTGACTATCGTCTATTGTACCTGCCATATACTTTTATCATTCCTTTCTAATCAAACTTTAATTTAAAAGCGAATCATGTACTTCAATATTTTCCGTTGTGTATTACCGTATGTTTCCATAGGTCTATTTTCATAGAAATACATATTGCCCCAATTAATAACATTTTGTTTTTGAGCTTCATGTTTAGATGGTGCATTATCTGCAATTGCTACTTCTTCGGAAACACCAATCTGGGTAAAGCTAAACATAGGGAGTTTAGCAACATCTAAAGTACCAATTAAACAAACATAATTAGCGGGTTGAAGCACTTGATTATTACTTAATACTTGGTCTGATCTAATGGTTTTCCATTTATTACCTCTATAAATAACAAAGTCGTCACCGTCAGTAGCACTATCTGGGACGTGTTCATCTGTTTGATAGCATAATACTAACCGATCAACTTTAACCACTGCTAAAGGATTTTCAATCATTGTAGTACTAGCACTTTCGGGGCTAGGACTAGAAGGATCAGGCCAATCCCTATCTCGACCTAACACAAAATACAAGTCTCGCTTTTGACTAAAGTCGATTGCTTGTAATACGTGTCCTGTATTTGTTTCAATCGCCAATCCTATTCACCTCTAACTTCTACACTCGTAGTTGATACATAGAGCTGAACAGAAGCAGGAGGATTAGGAATGATAATATCAGCAGGTTTTGTAAAGTATTTCTTATGTAAGACTTGAGCTTCTTTTTCATCAATCCAGCCAAAATCTACTGCTTTATCAATATACCATTCTTCCTTAAATACTCCCTGTTCATATCCAGCACACATCTGGTTATACCAATAATTATCGTAAAACTCAGCTCTCATTACTTATCACTTTCCTTTGTTGGATCTGGTGTATCTGGATTTACTGAATTAATTGCTGTACTAGACTCTGCCTTATCTTCTTGTTCAGCAACGTTAGAGTCAGCAGTAGCGGGCTGAGCTTGGTCTCCCGCACTAGCTGGGGCATGATTCACTCCATTAAACATATCCATCATATTAGATAGAGAACCACCAGCGGAACTTGCGGGTGCAGTAGATGAGCTATCAGCAGAACTAGCAGAAGAAGCAGATTGAGCTTGGTTTGGATCTACCGGAATATTATTAGGATTAGTATTGTTATCGTCTTTAGAAGCTGGAACCAATCCATTTAATTGTGCTTCTAAAGTATTAATCTTCTTAATTAGTGGATCATCACTAGATACAGTCCAACTATTTGTATTCCAATCATAACGAATACCCCGATTACCTAAACTAGCGTCTGGCATCGAAGTAACAATCGGTAATTGTACATGAGCATTTTCTGGTACAAATACTGGGTAGTAGTAATTACCATTTTCGTCTGGATAATCTGTTGTCATATAGGCTTGTGTAAATTTAACAACCATTTATATTGCTCCTTTAATTTATTCTTTCTAATTATAATAGAAAGTCTCTATTGTCTTTAATTAATATAGTTGAAATTAAAAAGACAGGAATTATCCTGTCTCTTAATCATCATATCTATCTTGTGTATATGCACCCATCTTAAATTGACCATCAGTTGATCCCATTCTCATTACACCAACACTATCGTCTTCATAGTCGAAACCGAAGTAATCAACTGAGATAGGGGACTGAGTATCAAACATAAACTTTACATACATAATTCCATTGTTATTAAGATATGGTTTTAATGTGTTAAAGCTAAGCTTATATAATTTATACTTAGAGCTTAATTCATAATCAGAAAACTTTACCCACATATTATTAATGAAATCATATACATAAGGGTGGATTGTTTGCTTGTTACCTAACCCTTTAACTTTCATATAAGTAGCAAGTGTCTTAATAGGGAATTTATCTAACTTATTAAGAACTGCTTGCTTAGGGGTTCCGCCGGTTAGATTACCACCTAGGAAAGTATAAAAATCAATTCCACCCCCAATGCCTAAAGAATTATATTCAAAGTCCTTAGATAGGCTATCAATTCTTGACATCGCATTATAATCTTGTAAAGGTAACCTCTCTACAAATGACTTAGATTGACCAGTGTCTAAATTTAGGTTAGGCTGATAATCTTTTAAGACCTTACCTAGCCAAGCCATATTATGAAAACCACCGGGGGTATAATATTCTTTTCCACCATTCAAAAGACTATCATTATAAATAAACGGATCGGTTACATGAATAGTTCGATCAAAATTAGGAAGAATATAATTAGCATCTCTTTCAGTAAAACCTATATAGTCAATATCCTCTGTAATAAAGCTATATTTATCATAAGCCGTAAAATCAATAATTGGTGCTTTAGTATTTAATACGTTAACTAAAGAAGTAATAACCCAGATAACCCCAGCAGGTCTAAATAGATTAATAATCTCACTAGCAATACTATTAATAGGTGAGTCAATCTGAACATCAATCACTGCATAACGGTAGTAAGTAGATGGATAAAATTTATAAGTATTCCATTTACTAGAATTCCAGATAAACATATCACGATAAGGTTCATAAATATAAATATTACCTACATTAGTGTGTAAATAATTAGCTAGAGCCTCTCTAATACTATTAGTAGTACTCCGACTATGCAAAACGTGATGTTTTAACTTCTCACGATAGGTATAATCATTTTCACCACTAAGACGCTGTAATCCTAACCAGCTACCCCAATAGTCTAACCAAACACCCCTAGCTGTATCTAAATAAGAATCAATCTTAGTCGAATACATACTGGCTTCTGCCCGATCTACCTCATATTGTAAAGCATTAATCAAGGCATCATTAACTTCACCAGTTGGCTTACTATATCCTCTTAATGCGCCTTTCCATAAAGGATGTAAGTTATTAGCAATACTCATAACCTACACCTCCTATTTACCAATTCCATTAACTAAAACACTTGGTAGAGAATCATCTTGAGGGGCTTTATCATTAATTAAAATAGTAGGGTCTGCTTCATTACCCTCTTGCTTAAATTTAATATTACAAATAGCTAAACGTAAGATTTCATTAGAATTAGTTCTATATACGTCATCAATATCTAAACCTTGGGTAATTTCGTCCTGTTCTGGTTGTTTATCTTTTACGATTGAGTCTTTCCAACTAACGCCATCCTGTTCAGCAAGTTTATTAGACTTACGACCTAAAATACCGTAAGTACCCTCTTGCGTAATATCAGTAGGTCTAAGATAAGGTTGTCTTACTTCTGCACCCTTTACATTAATGATTGTATCATCACTAATTCCGGGGTTATTTAACATTTCTCGATCTGGATAAACCTTAACATCTACTGTTGTATCAAGTAATCCTAAGTCATCTGTATCCATTACTTTTTGAATAATATTAGCTTTATAAAGAGGCTCACCCACTGTAAGGGAATTAATATAGTTAGCTAGATTCTGTTTAATCAAAGCAAGAAAATCATTTGTTTGTAGATCAGAATTGTCTACCCTAACCGTAATATCAAGAGCAACTACGGATTTATGAGTTGGATAAACCATGACTTTAATACCTGCGGGTTTATAATCTACTAACCGATCAGCAATCTGTTGTTTAAGATCATCACTTAGATTACCATTAGCGTCATGAGCATAAACTACCACCGCCCCATATGTAGATTCATAAACATTAGCACCCGCAACCCCAGATACGCTTTCTGCAATGTATTTTAAGGATTGATTAGTACCTCTTGCTAAAGATTGAATCATTTGTCTAAAACGAACTTTAGCCTGCTGTGGGTTTTCCTCGTCTTCACCAGTGTTAAATGCTTCTGGGTTATAAACTTCTGCAATTCCACCAATATCAGTTGTACGATCAATTATTCGATCTGGAATATTACCATAAGAACCAATTACTGTACAGTAAACCGGAATAGTAAAGGACTTCGAACCTTTGGGTACTCGATAGGGAACCATTGTTCTATATACCTGTTCATAATTAGGATTAGTAGAATAAAAACGTGTTCCTCGATCTACTACTAGATCTTGTTGTAATGTTCCATTAAGCCGAATAAAAACATCACCAAAAGCATAGGTAGCACTTTTATGTGTGAAGCCAAAAGCAGAAGTTACAGCGTCATCAATCGACTTTTGTAAATTCTCTAATGTGTAATAATAAAGTTTTTCAATTTCAATAGCTTCGGCTTCAATTAAAGTACGAGTAATAGAACCAGTACTAAAGTCATTAATTAAATCAGTATGTGTTCTTACTTGGTCAATTTCAGACTGAATAATTTGACTAGCTTTCCTAAAAGCAAAACCATTTTTATCTATTTGAGTTGTATCTGCTGAAGTATCAATTGCCAAACCTATTCACTTCCTATCTGATTGAAATTTCTCCATTTTCTGATTGATAAAGATAAAGATTAAACGCTTCTCTTGAACCAATTGGTGTAATATCTGCCGTTAAAAACATCGAAGTATAAGACATCTTAGCAGAAGTCACTGTTGCTTTCTTTACTCGTGGATCAGACGTGAGCGTGCGCCTAAGCTCATTTTTAGCGTCCATGAGTAATTGCCTATTCATTTGCTTGCCAAGCATATCAGGCAAGAGAGAGCCATATTCAGGGTGAAATAAAAGTGTCCCCTTACGAGTTAGGATTCTTAAAATTAAACTCTGCTTTAGATTATCTGTTCCGGTTACTGTATTAGGTTGGTAACCATCTGAGTCTAAAATTCCAAACGCTTCGTCCATATGGCCGTCTGTGTTAACATTTAGAGCAAGATCCATTCCCATAACCGTATCATAGTAAGCTGGCTGATAATGAGCAGTATTAGACTCGATAATCTTATTTTCACTTGCTCTTTGCCATGTATCTTGGTCATTAGGCAACAACATTCGATCCCCACGAGTTAATAGATGTTCTGGATTTCCCATCTTCTCTTGCGGAGTATCTACAATATATGGATACTCTAAATGATTAAGGTTAACCAACATGTGCCATTGCTCCATATCTCGATAGAGCTTAAACGCGATAGTTTGAATTGTGTCTCCCTCTTGAATTACGTAATGTTTATAAACACTCAAAATCTCACCACCTTACTTAGTGTAACCATAATGATTAACAATATAATTAAGCTTATTTTCAATAAATCCTAAGTCAACTTCTAATTGTCTTAACTTAGGGATAAAATCTACATACTCTGTGTAATCTCCACACCAGTCGGCCATTACTCTTAAATTATAACGAATACGAAGAATATCTTTTTTGCTAATATATTGAATTAAATCTGGTGCATTATCTAAGTGCCAAGTTAAAGACCTAATTTCAAGATAGACAGCATTTAATAATTTATAAGCTCCCGGCTTATAAGAAAACATCTTTGTATGAGCAAGCTTATTAGTAAAAGACCTGTCTGCTGGTGTTTTACCAAAGAAAATTGGTAAATAGGATAATGTATAATACTGAAACATTTTAGTTAATTCTGATACCTGTAATTGAGGTTGATTAGCTAAGCCATTAAAAGTCTTTAATTGTAATTCAGGAATGATTAACCTATTGTCAGACGTAATATCCGGTAAGGAATACAGAAAATATTCGTCTAACGTAATAGGATCAAAATAATTATTCTTATCTGCCATTATCTTATATCCCTTCTTAAATCAGCGATTGCAGAGCTAGTAGCATTACTCATATTACCGTCTGTCATCCCACCTTCACCCGGTCTACCAATTAAAGTACTAGTACGATCACTGGCGGAGGCTTGATCTGTATTACCAATAACAATCATATTAATTGTATATTTAACAAGAATCGCCTGTGAAACATCTTGACTAAATTGATAACCAGAGGGTGAAATTGCTACTTTATAAGAATAGTTATCAGTATAATTGTCAAAAACTAAAACAGGGTGATTATCCTCTGTTCCAGTGGGGTAATTATTTAAATATGTATCTAAAAAAGATTTTAATTGCCATGCTTGATCTATACCTAAACCATGTTGCCAACCAGTAGTACCAGAAATAGTAATTGACTTTTGACCCATACCGAAATTTTGAACTGTCCCCCAATCCTTAGTATTCATATAAGCAGTACGGGCTTGAGTTTGTTCTTGAATTGATTGTGGATTGATTGAAAAGTCAAACCTATTTTGTTGCGAACCATCACTATTTAGTACCCTAAAAGCACACCGATCTAGGTAATAACGACCATCAGCCATTGCCATTATATCACCTACTTAATATTTACTGCTTTTAATATAAAAAGGACAGGTGTTTAACCTGCCCTTACTATTATAAGTTCTTAATTCGTTCCGTTAATGCTTCTAAGTAAGTTTTCATTCCTGCAAGTTGCTTGTGCAATAACTGAATTTGTTTGAACTTAAGGTCTTTTAACTTTTCTTTATCAGTTAAAAACGCTTCTAGCTTCTTAACCTTAGCGTCTAGCTGTTCTTGTTCAGCTTCTAGCTTATCTTTTAACACTTGCTTTTCTCTCCATTCAATCAGTCCCATTGTTGGGTTATCTTCTAAATCCCTAGAATCTAAATTAATAAGATTTTCCTCAGAACTTTTTCGCTTAAGAATATTTTTATTATAAGTCCTAAAATATTCTTCCGGTGTCATAGAACCATGCCCCGGAACATAGATATAAGTATGAGAACCAAAGTTATTAAAATCTTTGTAGTATGAATTTGACTCATAATTTCCTTTAGGGCCTGTTGGTCCTTTAGGGCAAGCAAACCCATGCTGTCTATCTAATCCGTCCATATACATTATTTCTTATTCTTGGGTAATTTTTCGTCTTTCTTAGTTAAACTTGCTAATTGGGCTTTTAAGTCCTTATTTTCCTGTTGCAAGTCATTAACTAGCTTTTGATAATTTTTAAGTTGGGCTTTCTTTACTTTACTATCCCATTCCAATTCAGATACTTGTTTCTGGTAATCATCAAAAATAGTATTAGCGTCTACATTCATAGGGTTGTTTTGTTGTTCTGTTTGATTATTATTCATATTATATCTCTCCTATATCCAATTTAAGAGCAGTAGTGTTACCTCAATTGCTCTAGTGCAAGACTTACTCATTAATTAATATACTTGCCTTACTTAAGTTCGTCTCCATAATTATTAACAACACTAGGATCAATTCCATTTTCTTTGGATAATTCTTTTTGTTCTTTAATCGCCCTAGCTCTAAATTTTACTAAATTTTTCTCTCGTTCTTCTTTAGTAGCAGGAGCAAGACGAACAGTACCATCATCATTAAATCCAACAATACTATCTTCTCCCCCATAAACAAGAGTTTGGGGAGTTGAACCGTCTCCTAACAACGTAGTACGCATATTCATTAAAGTATTTCCAGTCTGTTCGTCAATAACCGTTCCGTCTAAAGTAATGCTTTTTTTACTTTGCACTTGGTTATTATCGTCTAACTCTTGGTGTTCTTCAACACTTTTATTAATTAATAACTTAGACACTTAAATCTTCCTCCATCTATATGATATTTTTATTATAACACAAAGCCAACAAATTTTAGACACCTCTATGGCCTACATCTGTATTTGTCCCTTGTGCTTCACCATTTGAGCTATCAACTCCTCTAGGTACACCATGATTCCACCAAGAAGATAATTGGTAACACCAACCATCCATAAAAGTGATAATAAACTGGTCATACATAGCGATTCCCTTTACTCTACCGCCGGTATTATAAATAGCAGGAACAGTTTCAGCCCAACGATACTGATCTTGATCAAAATAAACCCAACCTATCTTTAGTCCACCCCATCTGTGACCGGGATCTTGATTTCTATTTACTCTAGGTACATAAAAATTAAACACACCATTAGGATCAAACGGTACATTAAATACCTCATCACCCTGATTATTGTAAACTCTCCATATTCCAGCACCTACCTGAGCATGTATATTACCGAAATTATCCATTGACATCCCATTTTGGTTAGTATCTCCCGAGAAATAAATACATTGTCGAGTAGCTAAACCATTAGGATTACCACTACCATCAGTAGAACTATTATTATTACCAATAGAGAACCCAATACCGTCTGCATTTATAGTAGTCCAATAAGGCATTGGACTCTGTCCATCAGTACTTACAGCAAAAGAAAGGTACCTACTATTATATTCAGAGGTAGTCTGCACTCCAATATTGTCTTCATGGATAATAATTGATCCGTTAGCCGATATTGCAAGGTCTCGATAACTTCCACCCGCAGTAGGAACATAATAGCCTTGGTCATCAAGAATATCGCCCTCTGGAATTATTGCCATCTCGTCAATTTGAATCTTCCATGTATGGTTGGCTAGAGGCTCTCTGGAGTCTTTTATAAATCCTTTTTGCAATACTCCTAAATAATAAGTAGTAGCTAAATCTAAATCCTTAGTCGATAATTCAGCATACAAATTATAATAGGACAATCCCCCAACACCAGTTAAAACCTTCTTAGATGTCATTTTAATTTTAATATTATTTTTTACATTATTAAAAGTTTTTCCATCAAAGTCTACATGGTAGGTATCGTTTTCATTAATTCTTCCGGTAGTTAATACAACATACAAGTCATGATAGCCTCCAGCCACTGTAGTATTATCCGAAGTATCATAGCTACCATAGGTACAAACAATACCAAAGTTAAACTTAATTCGCCCTATCTTAGACTTATACTTTTGTACAATATCATTAATTGTTGCTATCTCAGTATATTTATATCCGTCATATAATCCATAACCATTATATTCAGACTTACTAATATCATTCATATAGACAATACTTAATTCATTAGAATTAACAGGATACTCTACCATTCCCCCTTGATGACCATATAGATAAGGGATTGGATATTCATAACCTTTACCATACCCGAAAGATCCAGACAAAGTATTACGGTCAAATGCTTCATGAGTAATGTTCACATAGGGACCATCAACCCCTTTATTAGATCCAATCCGAGCAATGGTAGAAAAGTCTTGAGGAAAGACAGTATGTACACTAATATTACCAGAATCTTCAATAAGGAATGACGGCGTATAGATAGACCCAGAAATTGGATAGTAAGATCCATTAGAGTACTCACGAGTAGAAGTCATAAATTCAGATGATTGAATCCGGTTACCAATAATATTATTACCCTCGATTAAATTACCTTTAATAATATTACCGTCTGTAATACTAGCCCCCTTTATCAGGGCTTGATTAGATACGTCATCCTTACGATTACCAGTAATTTTAATTGAGTTTGCAGTAACATTACCAAAACCATCTACGCTAAAAGCACCACCACTAGCAGAGATTTTAGAGCCATCATTACCGTTTAGAACAATATTACTACCAGTAATAGATCCACTAAAGAATCCCTTATTAGTAGTAAAGGTACCATCGTCTTTAATCATGGTAGTAGTCTCACCTTTACTATTAACAATCTTCAGGCCACCGTCTCTAACAGTAATACCATTAGGGCCTACTACTACACTACCATTATAGGATTCAATTAAACCAGTAACTTTTAGTGAACCTTGTAAATTAAGATTATTACCAGTAAAGTTTACCCCCGAAATATTACCAGCAACAAGATTACCCTTCATAGTTAAATTACCATTCGGATCAACTTTAAATACATTGTCACTCTTATTATTAATAACAAACCCTGCATCTTTGTTAAGAGTAAAGTTCATATTATTAGCAACAGCAGTAAAACCATGTTCAGGGGTAATAATCATACCTGCATAATCAGTGCCTTTCATTACAGCACCTTCAAGTTTCCTATCTGTAGCTTTAATTAAAGAACGATAACTAGTATCACTAGCAACGTAAGGGGTAGCAACACTACCTTTTTCAATCTTAACTTTACAAAACTTAATCGTACCAGCAGTAATATGGTCAAATCTAATTTGTAAAATATAAGTACCTAGAGCTGTAGGGAATGGATCTAAGGTAGCAGTTCCTTTAAGGGTAACCTCATAATTACTATTCTGAGTAATACTATTAATATTACATTGAGGATAAACAGCATGATTCCAATCATTATTAGAAAGAACAGACTGAAGAATCATAGTAGGATTATTACCCTTAATACCACTGAAACTTAAATGGACTGAATAAGTAATAGTATCACCCTTACTAAAGGTATCACTATCTAATACATAACGAGAAAGCTCAATACACTTATTAGAGTCACCAATATAGGCATTAGAAGCTGGAACAGTCCAATCACTATCAGAAGTTAAGGCGAGGTTTACACCTCCACCAGTACCTAGAATCTGAGACTCTAGCCCCTCTTTACTAATCTTTAATTGTGTATCTACATACTTAGTAGCACTAGCTAAAGCACCATTAGCTTTACCATCAGCATAAGTTTGTGCATTGGCTAAGGCGCTATTGGCTTTACCATCAGCATATTGTTGCGCATTAGCTAAGGCGCTATTGGCTTTACTCTCTGCGTAAGTTTGTGCATCAGTCAAGGCATCATTTGCCTTAGTGTCTGCATACCCTTTAGCAGTATTAAGATTATCATTTAAAGCTTTATCAGTAGCCGTCTTATTATCAGTAACAACCTTATTTACAGCCTCTATTTTACCATTGTAATCTGCCTGAACATTCTCGTTATCAGCTTTTAACTTATTATCTAATTCAACAAGAGTCCCATTAGTTCTCCTTAAGTCATTTTGTAAGCTTTCAATATCACGAGAAGCTACTACTTGATCACTAGATAGCATTTTAACCCATTGCTTATTCTCCCACTTATATGGAGTATAAGTATAGCTACCATCTGCACTACGTTCTAGCTTATACCAAGTACTACCAGACGCAATTGTTCCAGTAGGAGCAGAAGCTTGATAATAGGAACGAGGTAAGTTTTGTAATGACTCTTGTACAGCTTTAATATCCTGCATACCGGGACTGATCCAAGAACCACCATCATAAACCCTAATTTGATAAGTTCCGTCTGCATTCTTTTGGAACCAAATGTCATTAATCTGTGGGTTAGCGGGTTGTTCATAACCTTGGTAAACGGAATTCTTGCTATCTGCTGTTTGACCAATTTTCCGGTTTAATTGGCTATTAGCCAAGTTTTGGAATTTGTCGATCGCATTATTACAATCTACTGTAAGCTTTTCTACAATATTATGATCAAATGTAGTAGTAGCAGTCATATCTTGAAATAATGGAGCTAATCCATTTACTAATGAGTTATACTTCGTTTGCAAGTCTTTTGCGACTGGATCATTGCTTAACCCTACTTGTTTAGCATAGTCTAAACTAGCTTCTGCACTAGACTTAATTGCCCGTACAATGTTAATTAAAACAGCTTTCTTGCTGGGAGTATAAGCGTCTGGATTATCTGCGTCCAACCCCTCAATATTAACCCCTGAATTTTTGCCATTACCTTTAACAATAATCTTACCGTCTGCAATCGTACCTAGCTTATCTGTAATATCTCCTAATTCACCAATAATTAATTTATCAGCAGTAAGAGTCTTAGCAGAAATACTATCACCCTCAAGATTACGAACTCTAATCTTATGAGCGTCTAATAACTCCCCCTCCATGTGGTTAAAGGAAAGGTGATCAACTTTTTCGTCAGAAACTGCAAGGTCTTCAATTTGAGCAGTCCCAACAGCCATATAAGCTAATTTACCCCGGGTAACAGCCAAGTCTTCAATCTGTGAGCTACCAACCGCTTCGTATGCAATTTTAGCGTTATCAATAGCCCCGTCTTCAATCATTGCAGATTTAATAATACCATTAGCAATGTAAGTTTCAGTATTAATTGCTAAATACTTACCCGGAATATAATGATCTCCTTGTGGAAAAGCAGAAGCATAATAAATAATATGGCGTTTAATATCTTCACCAATCTTTTTAGCATCTTCTCCAGCTTTTTCTGCACTAAGACCAGCTTGCTTGGCATCTTCACCGGCTTGCTTAGCTTTATCGCCTGCGTCTTTAGCGTCTTTACCTGCTTGGATAACTCGCTTATCAAAATCCTCCCACTCTTTAGTAGTAGTTAGGTCTTTAGAAATAGCGTCTGCTACTTCTTTACTGTGCTCCCTTACAGAGTCAGTAATACTTGCATTTAGTGGCTTATCATTTAAATAAACACCATCTGATTTAACAGTAAGACTAGTATTACCACCAGAAAAGCCTTGATCTACAGCCTGCATAAGAATGGATTGATCTTTACCGATATTAAGTTCTACATACTTTTTAGCTACATCAAAGTCAGGATTGTAGACATCTTGTCCCTTATCACCAGACTTAATAGAGGATAAGTCATTATAGTGCTTAAGAGTAAACCCATCTTTACGAGAACCCTCTAATACAGAAACGTCACCCTCTGAATTGGAACCCATAAGAACAATTTGAATATCACCTTTAGGACTAACATAAAAACGAGTACGATGATCGTCACCATCGCCGTCTGGATTATCCTCATGAACCAATAACCAGCTACCAGCTTCTTCTTTTAATGGATTAGTTGTTTCTCCGTCATGATTAAAGAAACCAACAGATTCATAATCAGTCCAGAGCTGATCATACTGATTAGCTGTTTCATCGTCTAAAATTAAAAACGAATGACCATTTAATGCTTCTGCAATCGTACCAGAACCAGAACGGTAGCTAGTTTGCATTGACGGATAAACCTTTTGCTCAGCTAATCCAGTTTCAGCAATTCCAGAATCATTATCATCACCAGTCTCGAACATAGAAGGTGAAATCATTTCATAGTCTGGGGCCGAGTCGGGGTAGACACCAATTACAATTGGGTTAGAACGATGTCCATTAATATAAGCAATTGCAATAAGGTCTCCAACCTTAACCGGACGGTAATGACCAAAAACTTGACCATCTGGTTTACGCCCAAAGAAGTCAACAGGGATAGGGGCGGAACCCGAACCATCTCCACCCTGCTCTTGTACAATAGAAACAGTATTAGTTAATTTAAAATCTAATTTACCTTGTTTATAATAAACTTTTGTTACCTTAGCTAAAGTAATAAATGAATTATCATTTGTTCCGTTTAAATTCCGAAAGCTAACATCTCCACCTAAAGAAGACTGCTTTCTAAACGGTTGATTTTGTGAGGGTATATTGATCTTTTGACCCACAAAAAATCCCCCTTTCATTATCCTACATTATATAGCAAACTTACTTTTATTCTATCTTTAATGTAGTTCTGAAAGAGGAAATATTCTATTTAAGTTTTACATAGTCGTCATCATAATTTTTAACAGACCAGTGGATATTAACCTTCTTATTAAAAAGCCCTGTAAAGATACCACGGTAGTAATCTTCTGTAGACTTACGAAGATCAATAGTATTGCTCCATATCTCTGCATGATCAATATCCCGCTTAAATTGATTAAGCTTTCGATCGTAATAGAAGTATTTAGATTTAAACATCTCATTTAAAATATATCTACGATTAGTAAGCAGTTGTTTAATCTTCTTACGTTCACCCCGCTTAGTATAAGTCTTAATATCATTTAAACCATGCAATAAACCATAAAAATCATTAAAATCATAATAATCATAATAATCTAAATCTTCACACATACCACGAAATAGATCTATACATTGAATTAAGTAATCTCTATTTAAAGATAAGTTATTATAGGTATTATCTAGCCAAAATTCGTCTATAGTATTATAAACTGATTGAGCAATTATACCCTTTAAGTCCCACTTATAGCGACCCGTATTAGCCATAGGATTAAAATATTTTAGTACTAGACCAAGATTAATTTCGTCTACTCTCGACAACTGATCTAAAGAATTAACATCCGTATAATACTTTAATTTCACGTTATGGTTAGGAGTTAAAGACTCAATTACAATATCATTAGGATAAGGAGAGGGAATATGAAATCCTAATCTCCAACTATAGTCATCTACTCCTACATTCTTAATTCCGATACTTTCTAACCTTTTCTTAAATTCAGCTCCCAAAGCCTCTCTCATTGCCTTTTCATTATCATTAAACAAACCATCGTCTAAAACTAAGGAGTCATGGCTAGGATCATATAAGGATAAGTCCTTAGTAAGATTACCTACATACAAGAAATTAAATAGATCGAAAATATTATCAAACTTATTTAATAATTTCTTCTTTTTAGCTAACTCTTCTTCTACTTTATCTACATTGTCTAAATAGTTTTTAATTACTTTTTCCATATTTACTTAACCTTTCTAGTGGCGTTAATTGCACATACCGGACACTTATGTTTACTAGTCATAAAACTAGCTGGAGTAGCCATCCATACGGTTCCACACTTCTTATGTTTAAATGTAACACGTTGATGATAACCTTTGTATTCAGATAAGACTTCAAATTCTTCTCCGTGAGGTAAATCTCTAACCCGTTTCTTAAATTCCTCAGTAGTTAATGTTTGCTTCTTAGAGCGGATTTTAATAGCACATACAGGACAACGAGCAGTCCCTACTCCAAAGACGCTAGGAAGAGTCTTAAAGACAGTTCCGCACTTCTTATGCTTATAACGAATTGGTGTACGATTCTTTGTGTAGTCGTCTAACACTTCATATTCATTATTAGTCAGTTCCTTTACGTATTGTCGATACTCTGCTGGCGTATAACGTGGACGACCACTGCAATAGGGACAATGAGGTCTTTGATAAAAACTCAGAGGATAAACATATAACACATGACCACATTTATTATGTTTGATATGAATTTTAACTATTCCTTTTTGATAAGGATCTAATACCGTATACTCATCACCTACAAGATTATGTAATTCTTGTCGATATTCTTTATCAGTTTTTCTTCTCATGTTCAACAGCTCCTTTACAACTATTATAATACAATAGATTAGTTAGGCTGTCAATGATAAATACTAAAAAAGAAGAAACTTCTTTTATTTAATTGTTAATCTGTAAAGTAAAACATTGGTAACATTTTCTTAGCTTTATGATGTTTATTATACTTAATACACCCCCGTCTTAGGTCTTCCAGCTCCTCAATAGCTCCATTGTTATTATTAAATTCTCGTATAGCGTCTGAATAGGTCTCACTGTTTTCTTCACTATAGTCTAGGATAGTTTCTAATTCGTCCTGCTTACTGTACAGAAAGTCCATTAAATAAGACGTAAGCCCTAGATAATTATTAATAATATTAGTAACTTCTTTTCCCATAGGGGCGTTATTACTCTGGATAAAATTAAACAAATCATCAAGAAATGGTGGGTAATGATAAGCTAAGCTTACTCTATCTGCGGAGTCCAGCTTTTTTGTACTCCAGGTATCTTCTCCTGTAAGACTAAAGATTTTCTCTCTGTCATTATCCAGACCTAAGTAAATTTCTGGTTGTGTTCTAAGGTCTATAAAACCTTTAGCTAAAGATAAAACTAACCCCATTATTATACCTCTTTATCTTTCTTTAAATGTTTAGCTAATTTAGATTCTTTCCAAATCTTACCAGTTTTTCGATCTCTAATCAAGCGTTCTTCTGTATCACCTACTGAGTAATGAACACTATCTTGTTTAGGGTAAGGTTCAATATCAAACTTTAAGGTCTTACGAGCTTGCTTCTTAAATATTTTTGAACCTAAGAACATGATATAACGATACTTGATAGGACTAATTATCATATATCTATAATAATGCCCTTTCTCCCACACGCCACCATGCTTACCATAACCATTCCAAGAATATTCACGATGTTTAGTAGTTCCACAGTATAAAAAGTTAGTAGCTTGATAAATTGCTCCTGTATGGTGCATACCTTGATCAGCAAAAGAAATAATAAACCAATTACCATCTTGTTCTTGCTTTAACTGTCTTAAAGTCCACGAAACAAACTTAGACGTAATATTCTTTAAGTTTTGACTTACCTCGTCTTTAATGTATAGTCGGGATAATTCTAGGGTATTGTCTTTAGTGGCTAAAGGCGAAATAGACTGAGCAAGACTAATTCTAGGTCTGGTATATGTTACCATACCTGCTAAACTTCCCCTATAATATAAACCATAGCAATAAGAAGTAGTAACTCTACGATGTAAATAATGGTATTTAATCATTAGTTCGTCTAACTCACTGCTATCTACCTTTCTAAATTCAACGTCACTAGACTTATCTACTAAAGGTAAAAGATAATAATCTAACGTATCCTTAATATTTTCATTATATTTAATCCTAATTAAGTTAATACCATTTTTCTTACAATAGTTATCTTTCATCCTATCGTGTTTCTTTTGCAGTTCATAGCGCTCTTTACCTCCGAATAAGTCAATAGGCTTAAAGTGCTGTTGACCATCATACTCAACAGCAGTATTGAATTGAGGTAGCCAAAAATCAAAATGAAGATTTTTCTTATCTATTAAATCTGGAATTAAATAACCATAAGAGTAACTAAGCTTATGGTTGGCTAAATAATTCATAATTGCCTGTTCACCATTAGAAGAACCACAATTAGGACACAAACCCCTATTAGCGCTAAGTTGTCCCCATGTAGTCTTAAACACAGTACCACATGCACTATGTCTTACATAAATAGGGCTTTGATTATTTTTATAATCACCACTTACGTATGTATAACGACCGTCAGCAACCTTTGAAATACGTTGTTTAACTTCGTCTAAGGATAATCTACATCTGTCACCTGTTGCCTTATTAGCACAAAATTTACAACGATAACCATGTATAAAGCTATAGTCTCTAACCCAATATTCATTTCCACATTCTCTATGTAGTAAATGTAACCACAATCCTTCCTTTTTAGTTCTCTTAGTTCCTAATAATTCATATTTGCCTTTTCCTAAATCTTTAACCTCTTTAATTACTTTATTAGGTGTTTTAGGAGCATTTCCTGCACAATTAGGACACCCTTTGCCTTTTAATAGATTAACTGGAAGGGGCGTCCATTCACCCTTTGAGCCATAGCCACATACAAGACACTTCGCTTTTGTCTTCTTAAAAATACCATGTATAGGCTCAAGTAAAATAATATCATCATTAGGGCGAACTTTATGTAGTCTATTCTTAAACTCTTCGTCTGTTAACATACGACTATTAGATCTTTTCCTCATACTACAGTGCTTGCATTTTGCTTTACCTCTAAAAATATTATCGGGAATTAAAGTTCCAGTAGTACCACAAACTAAATGTTTATACTTAACAGGTGTCTTCATATCCTTATAAGGAGGATAAAAAACATAACTAGAACCTAGCATACGTTGTGCCCTATAATTAAATTCGTCAAAAGTTAATTTTTTCAATGATACCCCTTCTTTCTTATATAATTATACCTTCTATTAATTCATTATTCAAGAGTACATCCTATAAAAAGAAATAAACTATATAAAATAACGTATACCGTTAGTCGAATTAAACTAAAGTATACGTTATCACTTTTAACTATTTAATAGATTTAATACATCCTATAAGAATTATGATTGTGAACCCGCTGAAGAGCTGAGGTATAGAAACTCAATAGATTCAGACACAATTTGCGAAGCTCTATAGCTGGTATTGTAACTGGAGGCACTACATCCATAAAACGCTTCGGCCACCATTTTAGTAACACTATCCATTACAGAAATAGTTAAAACATCAGCTTGCAAAATGTCTTCTCCCAGATGGGCTATATCCATTTGTTTAGAAGCAAGGTTATCTCGCACCATACGAAATCTTTCTAGTGTAAGAGAACCCGTATATTTGAGGTATACGTGTTCACGTGGCATACATTATATTAACTACTTATTTCCAAGTAGATTAGATTATATCTTCCTCTTTATAAGAGGTTCTACATTACCTTAACTTAATAAGAACTTAATCGTTAGTCATTTATTTTAGAACGGTTGGTCAACTCTGCCTACTTCTAGGTTTAGTCTTTCTTACTAGCTTATTTAATTCAGTTATTCAGCTTTACCCGTTTAGTAGAATTTTTAAATTAACATTACTGTTAATCACCACTATGCTAGTTAATGGATCCGATTTCGTATACTCCTTCGGTACCGTAACTTCTGTTAGCTGTCAAACTTTGAGCACGTGCAATCAAGTGGTTCTTAGCCATGATATAAATTCGGTTACCAGTATTACAAAAATTATATTTATATTTTAATATAAAATTAGACTATATCTTACTCTTTAATAAGAGTCTTCCTCATTACACCATAAGGCTCTTATCTAATAAATTATTAGAACTTTAGTCGTTAGTCTTTTATTTTAGAACGGTTGGTCAACTCTACCCCTAGTAGATTACAGGGCTTAGTCTTTCTTACTAGCTTATTCTCTTTTATTACTACTATTTATTTAGCTATACCCGTTTAGAGGAAATTTTGAAACAGCTAATACTTAACCGTTTGTCCGGCTACAGTTGCCAATTATCGACAACTCCTTTCTAATTAGAAAACAAATAATATTAAGATATATCTTAGTGGTCATTAATTAATATAGACTCAAACAAAAAGAGGTGTCTAATTTAATAGGCACCTAATTAATATACTTTTCTAATACTCTTTTTATCTCTCTATAGGTAGTTACAGTATATGGAATTCTAATTAATTTAATATTATGCTCTCTACAATATTGATCTTTTTTTCTATCATTATGTACCTGCTTTCTAAAAGCTTCATCTCCACCAAAATAACTTCGAGGTTTAAAATGCTGAATACCATCATACTCTATAGCCGAATTAGATTCAGGAAGATAAAAGTCAAAATGCAGTTTATTGGGAAGTATATATCCATAAATAAAACTAATATTAGTACGAACTAACCAACTCTTTACTAGAGATTCTCCTCTTGATATATGCTCACATCTACATCTATTACCACGTAAAAAATGGTCAGGTCTAACACTATACACACGACCACAAGTCATATGCTTAATTTTAATAGGATTACTACTACCTGTATATTTTCCAATAACTTTGTACTCCCCATCCGTAAGATCATAGACTTCCTTCTTAAATTGACTTGTAGACTTTCTCCTTTTACTAGCTAAAGCCTTTCTTTGTTTAATCTGTGCAATAGACAAACCATTAATTAAATGCTTCTCCTGCTCACGTTTTAATTGATACCTGTGATTCTCTCTTTCTAAACTTTCACAGATCGAACAATGAATCCCATTCTGCTTAAAAGACTTAGGTGTGATTAAATAAGAGTGGTTACAACTACGATGAATCAAGCGCACCTTAACCGTATTACCTTGATAAGGAGTAAGTGGATCTAAGTACCATTGATTATTAGTTTTAATTTTAATCAACTGCTCAAATGTTTGAGTTGCTCTATGATGATTCGCTGAACAGTAGGGACAGCGTTTGCCTGCTAGAAAATTATGAGGCGAAACTGAATAAACCCTACCACACTTATTATGCTCCATTAATAACTTGGTATGAGCATTAACATATGTATTAGACTTTACTGTGTACTCGTTACCTACTAAATTGTAAACTTCCTGCTTAAATTCTTCTATTGTTTTTCTTCTACTCATTTTAAAACCTCCTATACAAGTTAATTATAACTTCATCAGGTATGATCTACAATATACAAAACAAAAAGAGCACCTACCCGATCGGATAAGCACTCTTTTTATCAACTAATTTTAATAAAGGAGGTAATGTAGAACAATTATCGAGTCTCTGCCAGTCAAACTAAATAATTCATTAACATAACCATGACTCTAGTATAGCACACAATAATTAAAATACAATAGCTAAAGTAAAAAAAAAAAACAGGGACAAACCCTGCCAAAGAAAAACAAACAAAGAATTCAGATCAAAGTTTGAAATAGTCGGTGAAATCAATTATGAAATTACTAATTGGACAGTAAAAATATAATTATAGCTATCAAGTTGCTTATACACCAACAATTCTCAAGATCCTTACTGAATTAAGGAACATTATTATTATAAAACATACACACTGGATTGTCAACCTTTATTAAAGATTATCCACATTATCTAGTGTTTTATCTTTATCAAGATAAACCATTCTAGGACTAATTGAAACATCGCTTACACCAAGATTAGAGTCTTTTAATTTCTGAACAAACTCTATAGCATCTTCTTCATTAGCAAAAACATCTACTTCATCATATGATCCATAAGCATCAGCATAAATATATTTAACAACATAAACAACAGGACGATTAAACCCATTAACCCGCAGATGTCTACGAGGATCATCATTCTCTAAATCAGTACCTATACGCTGTTCAATATTTACTAATCTATCACTATAGTTGTCAAAGAACTTTTCACTCTTTTGATCTAGACTCGAAAGAACATCCCACAATTTACTTATTTCAGCTTTTATTGAGTCTATATCATTAGATGATTGATTCTCAGGTAAATTAACCTCTTTAGGCTCAATCTTAACCCTTATAGGGTCAAGATTAATTCTATTACGATCCGAGGAAGCAAAGATAGTAATAAATAAAATAACCAGACCAATAACGATACCAATAATCAAACTATAGCCATTAATAACCATTAATCTTTCTCCTTAAGAATCCCAGATAACTGCAATAAATAGTATTAATAAAGCTAAGAACTCAATGCAAAAACCTACTGTAAAGTTATTACAAAATAATATAATACTAAACCCAATAAAGATACACAAAGCCATTAGGGTAAATACAATCTTCATATAAAGATTATGCTTCTTCATTATCATACTCCTTATACGTAATCAAAACACTTTTCTTTGGATAAGAACAGTATTGAACACTAACTACATCCTTATCTTTAATAAATTCATTAACTTCTTCTTCCAAAGTATAAAGATGGGTAATGTTACCTTTTTCTATATCTTCCCATGTAGGAGCACAACTAGGAACTTCTTCTATAATCTTAACTTTAAAAGTTGGTTTATAAGACATCTTAATACTATCTACTAAAGCGTCCGTATGGATGGAATTAAAAAAATTCTTCTACATCTTTTTGATTAAATTTTACGTCCTCAATGCTTCTTGGCTTTTGTTTACTCATGATAATTTTCTCCCACAAAACATGCAATATTTAGAATCAATATCTTGTACCTCCTCTGGTTCAATAAGACTACCCCTATAAATAATCAATCTTATAATATCGTCGTCAGTCTTATACCTCATATAGCTACCTTCATTTATTCCTATCTTCTTACCCTCGCCATTAATCATGGAACAATAAGGACAATTATAATGATTATCTATTTTAGATACAGCCTTAACAGTATCAATCAAACATTGCAAATAGCTATAGTAGGAATCAAAAGGAGTATCAAGGTCTAAAACATAATCTTCACCATGCCGTTCAGGTGGATATACATAAGGATGGTAAACAATTTTCGTTTCATCATCAGTTTTAATACTATAAGCCTCATTCTCCATAGGGTCAATAATGATTTCCCAACCTAATTCCTGTAACTGCTGAAACTTAACCAAAGTTTTCTTAATTGTTTCTGGATCATATTTCTTATTAATATCTTCTACTAAATCTGATGTAGTACCTTTCTTCATTATTATACTTCCTTTCCTTAACTTATGTTTTAAGTATAACACTTTTAGTTAAATATTCAACTACTTTTGTACAAAAAGATAAAATAAAAAAGAGAGTTAAAATAACTCCCTTAAAAAGGACTGGCGCACCAACTCGCCATCAATATAATACCATATAGATCAACTTCTATCAACACTATTCACAATAAGGAGTAGCTAAATCGCCCTCTTCCATTTTCACATTAGCAATATAAAGCGAACCACCGGGATATAACCTAGTATTGGTATATGATTGAAACCACCATTGAAGATCAGTATTAGGATCAGCATCTACAGGAGCAACAAAACTTAAGCAATATTGTCTCCAATCTTTGTTAATTTTATTTACTTGAATTAATGGCTGTCCATCATTCTTATTAGTCGTATAAACCCCATAAAAGCAAAAAGGATATTCGATCCAACCGTCATTCCATGTATCTGGGTGTCCTTCATAAAAACCTGAAAACTCTTGATAACATAAATAAAAGCTAATTGTATATACATTGCCTTTCTTAAGAGGGAGATAACCATAATATCTAAGGCCCTGAACCCATGGGTAACCATCTGGAGTTGTATAAAAATGGTAAACACCAGTCTTAATATCTTTATTATTATATAATCTTTCCCCTGAAGGAACTATAGTACCTACAGACCCAAAATTACCCCATTTATTATCATTACCAGTCCCAGATAAATTAGAAAAGTCCTTAGTGTTCTTAAACATATTAGGGTTAGTAAGAATAGTTACATGATCCATCAACCCATCCATATCATTTAAAGTTAAAGTATTATTCTTATCTAAGTTAGCAACTTTTCTAAACTTATCACCTAATGACTTTAATTGACCTCCTATAGTAGTTTGTCTAGGTGTATTAAAATCTTGATTATGATATTCAAGCATAATAAAAACTCCTTATACTTTTTTATTCAGTATAAAGAGTTTGTTTTTTTTTTCTTTTTATATAGCTAATTATCTAAGTTAACCTTAGGCGCTGTCTGAGCATTCTTATCAGCTTGGTAGTAAGAAATAGGTTTAGCACCTTTCATATTAGCTACAATTGAGGAAGGAAAATTAACAATCAATTGATTATAAGCACGAACATCACTAATGTAGTTTTGACGTTCTGTAGCAATACGATTTTCTGTTCCTTCTAATTGAGTCATTAATACTTGAACATTTTTATTAGACTCTAACTTAGGATAACGTTCATGGATTACGTTAATTAATACACCAGTAGATTGATTAAGTTGACTATCAGCTTTCATCTTTTCTTTAGGAGTATTAGCAGAATTATAAGCTTCACGGGCTTTGGCAATATCACCAAAAACCTTTTGTTCTTGTTTCATTGATCCTTTTACACTAGCCGTAAGATTAGGGATTAAGTCATAGCGTCTTTGCATAACGTTTTCAACTTGACTCCATTGTTGTTCACAATCTTGCTTTTGGTTATTAATATAATTGCTAATTCCTACAAACCAAAGACCAATAATGACAACTACACCAATTACACTCCATAAAATAATATTAGACTTTTTCATGTTTAAACCTCACTTTACCAACTTCCGTCTGCTCCTCCACCACCAGATAAACCCCCATCTCCACCAAAGGAGTCAAATGAATCTGGACTAAAAGTACCAAAATCATCATAAGGATCTGACAAAGGATCATTATAATAACCATAAGAAGAACTAGAATAACTAGACTTATTTACATGCGGGGTTAATTCCTCGTCTTCGTCATCTAATAAAGTATTGGAATATTCACCTACATGCTCCTGATAACTCATAGCCATTGTATATTGAGTATCTAAAGGAAGCCTAACAAAATCAGCCCTAAGATCTGGATGTTCAATTAAAAATGTATTTACATAATTTTGTTTCCATGTACTGTCTGTAGGATAACCAAACTTATTATTCATTACAATACCCCTTTCTATTACCAACCACCGGTAGCACCACCGCCACCGGAAAAGCCACCGAAACCGCCGAAGTCTCCCCCGCTAGAAAAACCAGAATCGGAACTAGACCCAGAACCAGAGAATAAACCTCCAGAACCAGATCCGCTATCGTCACTCCAAACACAAATTGCAATAATGAACCACACAATACCTAAAGCTAGAATACTAAAAATAATAGCTAACCATATCTTATTCTTATTATGCTGTTCTACTTTATTAGCAGATCTTAAATTCTTCTGGTCTTTAATGATTTTAGCAGAAGCACGCTTAACTACTGTCATTACCCCAGCATTAAAATCATCTTGTTTAAAATCCTTTTTAACATCTGGAGTTAATAACTTATATAAATAAGCGTCTGGCAACACGCTTTCAATTCCATAACCAGTTTGCATTCTAAATTTATGATCTTTAGTAGCAATTAAAAATAACACACCATTATCATAACCAGAACGACCAAACTTATACTTATTGAAAAGCGCCTGTGCCTGATCTTCTATATCATCATACTTACTACTTACATGCTTTTCAGTAATTACAGCAATTTGTGGATGACCTTTAATCTTAGCCATATCATCAGTATTAACCTTATCAATATATCGTTCAGTCTTTGCTGATAACACATTAGCATTATCTTGTACATTTTGAGTATCTGCATAGGCTGTAGTTGATAAAGCACCTAAAAAGGCAATAGTTAATCCAGCTAGTAACCACTTTCCCCACTTAACCTTGATTAGCAACAACTTCTTTCAATTTTAAACTAAAATTATTATATCACAACTTAGCTACAAAACTAGGCAAAAAAAAAAATAGAGAATTTAATTCCTCTATTTCTTAGGTCTACCCCACCAAGTAGCAGTATCAGTACCAAATCCCTGTGAGTATGGCTCTTCTGCAATGTTTTCAGTAGCGTTCATATCAATAACTTTAGTATCACCACCATGCCAATCTTCTTCAAGAATACCCATGTGAGGGTTAGCATCATTAACTACCATATCTCCTGCTTTTGCATCTTTTGAATCAATAGGTTCCAAAATAGACTTACATGAAAATGTAGTAAATGGTGTATCACCAACCGAATAACCACATGATTTAGCACAATACCAACTAAAAGAACTACAGTCTGCGTGCCCATTTTCCTTCGGGCTACCGATAGACCCGAAGTCGGACCTATTAGGTTGTGAATAAGTCCAACCCTTTGTTTTAACCTGTTGAGCAAACTTAACTATATCATTATTAGATGTTCCCCCACTATCTCCACCACTATCTTTACTTGCATTAGAAATAGCAGTAGCAAGATTCTGTTCACCAAAGTAACCACCTAGGAAACGAGTAAACTTACCCTTAAAACTCCATGGCTCAGTAAATCTACGGTAGAAATCATCCATTTCGGATCTTAAAGGAACACCACGGGTTACATTTAAAGTAACCTGTAGTCCATTCGCATAACTCCAGCTAGTAGTTACACCCTCGCAGTAAAATTCCCACCAAACACCAGAGGGATCATCATAAAACATTACCCGTTCACCAATCCAATCTACCATTGGTGTAGAAAGCGATCCTAAAGTAATTGTACCAGAATAAAACTTAGCATTATCAGCATACCAATCAAATAATTTTTGAGTATACCTTAAAAATAAGAAAGGTACAGATTGCTGACCACTATCTGGGGAACCATTAACGCCATCGTGTCCTTGATCAAAAGGAACCGAATTCATAATTCTATCGTAATCAGCTTCACTAGGTTTACCACCATTAGCAAGTGCAGACTGTACAATCTCCCAAGCCTGCTCCGGCCCTATTGTATAGCCCATCTCGTCAATTAGCTCACCGGCCGCTTTTTCGGGATCTTTAGCCATTCGGTCATAGCTCTTTAAGTATTTAGAATTCTTAGAAATAGCAGTATTAGTAGGTGTGTAATTAGGCATCATAACACTAAGGTAACTAGTACGATTAAAATGATTACGCATAGTCCAGAGCGTATTAGCGTCTTCTTGGCTAATACCTAATCCTGAAACAGAACGAGCAAAATCATAAGCATTACCAGAAGCTTTAAGAGCTTCATTTACTGCATTATATTGAGCCGAACCACCGGCTTCTTTAGGAATTGAAATATCTTCACCATTAGCCTTACGACCACTTGTATAATAGAAAGCGTCAACTACAGATGTGTAATAAGGCTTATGCAACATAGCTTCTTCTTGCGTCCAGCCTTTCATAGCTTCACTATCAGCATTAGTAGTTCCTGCCTGTACTTGTGAAAGCGGGTCTTCTTGCTTATTACCATTAAAATAATCAACCTGTACATTCATTAACTTATAACCATAACGATGGATAAGATCCATATTAGTCAAAGGTGCCATGTTTCCTGTAAAACCACCGTCATACTGATCTATCCCCATACCTTGTGTAGGCGTAAGCTTAAAGATCGAAGCCTGCTCTTGGTCATTATTTTGGATATTAACACTCATAATATCACCGGGAGCAATTTCGTTTACAGGTAGTCCCATCCAGTTTTCAGGATCAAATGGTGTAGGACGATAATTGAAGGTAGCTAGTCCACGATCATGAGTCCAGTACATTTCATTAAAAGGCTTAGCAGAAACGTCTTTAATAAATTGTAAAATAGAACCATTATAATTCAAAAATGGATTACTAGGTCCTGCATCTGGATAAGACTCATCTAAGTTCTCATAGATGTAAAACTCCATTAAGTTCTGAATTGGTAGCTCCCCGTCTTCCGATACTTGCATAGGAATATTTAACCAATTAACTTGATTATTAGTTTCTGGATTATCATTCTTTCCTGTCTGATCTGTGTCCGAATCTTGGTCTGATCCATCAGCGGTATTACCATTTTTATCTGGCAAAGAATCAAGATAAGCCTGATACTGATCTTGTGTCATTGGTTGTCCCATAAAGTCATTAACTACACCTGCTTTAACTGGAGTAGCCCGATCAGTAATATCTCTACCACCTTGACCGTTTAAATAATCATAGGTGTTTACCCCACCTTGATTTTGTAAAACAAACCGATTAATAATCTGCTTAATAATATTAGCAGAAGTATGTTGTTTAAAACCAATTCCAGTCTTTTCATCATCGGGGAGCAATTGATAACCATTAAGATTGGATTGTAAATCAGAAAAAGTAGATAACTGAATATTACTCATAATCTTAGCCATACCCTGACCTACAACCGTATAGGTTTCTTGTGCTCCATTATAATTAGCGTTACGAGTTAGATTAGAAATCAACCCCGTATAAATACATTTATCAAATTGACGATACTGAGGATCGGGCAAGATATAGTCTACTCTAATTAAGTCATTAACAGCAAACAGTGAAGACCAATCATGACTATTACCTAAAATCATAGTCAAGGTTGGAATATCATTTTGCATATCATTTTGCACTTGAACTGAAATTAGATCAGCAATTAATTTATCTTGTGTATCATCTGGAATTTGATGAGAAACAGAACGAGGTACTAAAGGATAGGTACCGGAGATAGTTGCTACTGTTACTTGTAAATAACCAGACGTTGAAATTGAACCATACTTAGCAATATCCCCCGGACGGTGATCTATATGAGTAGGATAGCGAGGAGTAGGATCTCTTTTTAAATTCAAAGACTCCTGCATTATCTGTTTATAATTTTCATCAGCCTTTGAAATATCGCTATCATCTCCACCTTTGGAAGATCCAGACTTATGACCTTTATTCTTATAAGCGTCTGATACTCCACCATAAGCGCCTACGTCAATATGTGATTTAATCTGTTTATGATCTAATGCTTGACCAGCAGATTTAGAATCAACATGAAAAGGTTTCTTCTTCTTACTTGCTACTTGTCGATAAGCACCAATATCTATTTTTGGCAATATTTTCACCTCTTTATTTAGTTTTAATATAAAGCAAAATCCCCTATGCACGTCTGAAACATAGAGGATTTTTGGGTGTGTATTAATAAATGTTCAGTTGAATTATAACTTCATTTAAACTAGAAGTCCAGAAGTTTCATTAGCAAAGAATGTTTGTTGATTACTCATTGCCTGTTGACTATCATACTGACTTAACATTTCTCTTACCTTATTAGCTACTGTTTGAGCTAATGTATCTGGGTCATCAGTTCCACCATTGATAGTAAGATTAATATTATAACTTGGATTAATAGTAGTTGATTTACCATTAGACTCAGAAACTCCCGGATTAACTACCTTTTTACCAAAAATACCAGCTAAGTCGTCTAAAGTAGAAAGTCCACTAAAGTAGTGACCTGCATTCAATGGAACATAAGCTTCTGTTCCAGCTTCACCATAAACGTCACTACCATTATTAGTAGATGGATGGTCTGTGATTAAAGGACTACCAGAGGCATATTGACGAATACCACCTGTAGCATACTGCTTAGCAAATCTATCCATTCCCCCAGCATACTCAGCAGGTGAAGTGGTAAAGTACCCTTTGCTATGTAATTGATTAGCCCAGTCATTAACAGACTTAATACTACTGTTAATACCCATCTTTTGTAGAGTAGAAGCATAAGCATTAGCAAAGTCGTCTAAACTATCAAAGTCCGCATAATTACCACTACCGTCTGGTTGATGTGAGCCAGCCTTTGCGCCTTTTTGACCAGCATAAACAATTCCACCATAATTGTTTTTACCAGCCATGTGAGTACCACCGCCGGTTTCATGCATCAACTGTGCATAAACGAGTTTAGGGTCTACTCCAAGCTTTTTACCAATCGCCTTAGCAACACTCCGAATAGCCTTTTCTCCCTCACCAGAAGTTCCAGATATATCAGAGTCGTCCCCATCTTTCTTGGAACTAGAATCGCCACCATTTTTAATAGATTTAGCAGATTGAACTACTCGCATAGCATGATCAAGCATTTTATCGTAACCACGTAAAATACGCCATGCTTCTGATTTTTCACTGTTCTTCTTAGAGGAAGCCTTAGCTTTACCTCCGAAAAAGTCGTCCATTAAACCTAGTCCAGCAACACCAAGAGCAACCCCCGGTAAGAAACGCTTACCATTCTTAACAATCCCTCTTAAAATTCCACCAGACTTATTATACTTACTTGCAGTTTTACGAGCACCTCTAAGTGATTGCCCTTTAGCTTTATTAATAGCCTTATCCTTAGATTTACCTACCTTACCCCCAAGGAAACCACCAAACTTATCACCTAGCCAACCACCGGCCACACTACCAGCTACAGCACCAACAGCAGTACCAGCACCGGGGAAAATTGAACCAATTAATCCGCCGACAACACCCCCAGCAACACTACCAGCAGATGACCCTAAACTAGACCCAACAGCTTTTCTACGGGCTTTAGTACCTTTCTTAGTAGTTGCAACAGAGGTGGCTAAGTCTAAACCACCAAAAACTAAATCACCAACACCCGGTAATCCAGCCTTAGCACCACGAACTAAACCTCTTAATTTACTAGACTTTAAAATACCAGAAGCAGTAGCCCTAATACCTGAACGGGAAACTGACTTAGCACCTGTTTTAACAGCCTGCTCTCCAGCCTTTGCAGTTACTTTCTCAGCTTCTTTTTCTACAGGTGACTTTCCTCTCTTAAAGATACTATCTAAAATACCAGCTCCTGCACCGCCAGCACCTCCAGAGCCACCCCTACCTCTTAGTTTATCAAGAGCGTAGATACTCATAAGATTTCCTGCACCGGCACCAATAGCACCAGCAAAACCAGAGACTAATGGAGAAAAACCACCACCAGCTTTATAAGCTTTAGCAATAATACCACGTAAACCGTCTAAAGCTTGGCTAGCTTTCATAGCAGAATCAGCTAATGCAGAATTATACTTTTGAAGTTGCGAAGCACCTGTATTATCATAATTCTGATCTGCTGTTCCACCTTTTTTACTAGCGTTAGATGATTTTTCTAATTTATCAATATGTTTCTTATCTAGCTTACCTGAGTCTGCAAGTTTAATCCACTGCTCAACAGTCTCAGCAGGTACACCCGTAGCAAGACTCAAGTTGGAAGCCGCAATCCTACGACTACCATAACTGTTTTCAGCATTTTGTAAAATACCTTTCATCTTCCAAGGCTGTTTTTGAAAATTCTGCATATCAAAAACCATATTAGCAGAACCTTCTACACCCGTATAACGACTAGGATTCGACTGAGCAAAAAGTTGCCTCATCATTGGGTTATTATAGTTACCTAGTCCTTGAGCTAACTGCATAGTATTCTGAGCACCTTGTGTACCTTGGAACTGTGCCCCACCACTAGCAATAGAACCTTGGAAACCTGCTAAGTTCTTTTCATCACGAGCAGTAAGACCTTGATTACTTGCGTTTTGGATCAACATAGACAACCCTTGTTGCTGTTCAGTAGCCTTAGCACTCATACCAGAATTAATAATAGAATTAGTAATTGCATTACCAACACTACTCATTTGACTAGAATTTAAGTTAGCACTATTACCAACAGTCTGCTCTAACCCTAAAGTACTCTGTGTATTAGCCCCTGTAATACGAGATTGTCTAGCCCACGTCTGAGCAACACCAGCAACGTCTCTAACGCTTCCTACATTACCAGTAGTAGATGTATAAGCATTAGCAAACTGACCCATTTCTGCGCCATTATAACCATATCTATAGCCGTAGTCACCCAAAGTATTAAGAACTTCACCATCTCTACCACCATTAGCGTAAGCAGTAGATTTAATATCATCAAAACTAGAAAGCCTTAAACTATTACCTTGAGCATAAGCACTACCAATAGAAGCACCTCCGGCAGAAAGAGCACCCCTTAAAATAGTATACTTACGCTTATTAAGCTGACCCATAAATGAATTAGGGTCATCGCCAATGGTCACACCTTGAGTATCATTTAAGCGATTGTTAAAAGACTCAAGATTTTTTTCAGCAGTTCTTAGTTCCTCTTCTTGTTTCTTAAACCGGTCATTAACCTTTTCTAGGTGTTTAACCTGTTCGTCTAAAGCTCTAGCATAGCGAACCTGTTCAGTAGTTGCACCCGGAGCAGAAGCAACGCTATTAGCTTCTTCAGCTTGGCTTTGTAAATTATGATAATAACTAGCAAAACGAGCAATATCACCAGTAGGAGAATTAAAACGATCTCGTTGATCATGCAAACGCTCTTGAATAGATTCCGAGGAAGCTTTGTATTGTTGGTAACGATTATATGAAATATAACCAGATTTTCTACCAACATCTAAATTTCCCATTTCACGTTTAAGAGAACTAGCTAAGTTATGAATATCAGAACGACTTTCTCTAGCTAAACTTTCATAGTGGAGATTTTGTTGACTAAAGTCTCCCCGCTCCCCACGAATAGTAGCACTCTCATCTCTAAATGCCCGAGAAGTGGTTGTACGAGCATTAAAGATAGAGTCGAGTTTAGTACTATTATTACCAGATCTTAACTCTCTTAAGCTATTAACAACTAAATCTAATTTAGGAGCTAAAGTATTAAGACTTTCCTCTAATTTAGGCCCGCTTTGAGTTGCTTTAGCTTGATTAAGAGCGTTATCTAAAGCAGACTTAACTTCGTCTAATCGTCCAAAACCATTTTGAACCCCAGCTAACTGCTTATTACTAATCTGACCATTATTATCCTGTACAGTACTAAATACCCGATTAATTTTTTGTTGGGTAGAACTAACTAAATCTTCAATTTCCCGAAGACTAGCCTTGGCAGGATCAACATCAGCCGTAACTTTAATATTTGTATCTTCTTGCTTGCTCACTTAATCACCTACCCAACTTCATTACTATAATAGCTTGCATATTGTTCTGTTTTTTTAGATTGCAACCAAAGATTAAATTCATTATTAATTGTTTGATCTACAATCTGCTGTAAATTAATAATTCGACTACGATTAATATTTACATTAACATTAACTTTTCCACGATTTCTCTGAACTTTAATATAGTTTTGAGACTTTCTAATATTCTGTCTAAACAGCGTTTGTAATTCTAATGGGTGTTGTAAACTCATACTAAATTGATTACTAGTAGACCGGGCCACACGTGTACTATACGTGTCTCCAGTAGCATGGTAACGAATACCACCAGTAGCATTAGTTTTAATAGGATTACCAGTAGGACCCCATCCACCACCATAGTGAATATCTCTAGCCCAATTAGAATCATTAAACAAAGCAAGCAATTGGTCATAACCAGATTTAATATTAGTATGACCTTTAACTGCATAATGTTCAAAAGTTGAAGGAACATATTGTAACAGACCTTGAGCCGGGTGACCATTAGCGGAGTTAATATCACTAATCTGCTGAGTAATAGTAGGATCTCCACCAGACTCAGCCTTAATCATGGAAACAATCATATTAACCTGTTCGTCTGATACACTATGCCCCATTGCTTTGGCGGCTTTTTTAATATCATCTTTCCACTCTTCTGGAGGCTTAGCAGAATCTCCCCCTGAGTCACTACCTACATCATCACTAGAGCTAGAACTACTACCAGACTCTTTAGCTTTACGCAAGAAAATATCCCAGTAAGTATTAAGATAGTCAATTAAACGCCACTCTGACCTATGAAGTCGCTTGTATTTATTTTGAACTTGCTTAGCTAACTTACTAACAGTCATACTAGAGGTTTTATGCTCTTTCTTACTATTAGATCTTTCTTTTTTATCTGACTTAGTGGGGTTGACTGTAGAAGCATGAGCTTTATTATCGTTCTTATAGCTATCATATAGTGCATAAGCTCCCATACCTACCCCGATTAAAGCGCCAACTTTTCCTACTCTCCTAATAGGAACTTTAGAACGTGAGATACCCCTAGAATTAATTTTAAGGCTATTTTTAGAGGCTTTACTTGCTTTAGTACCAGATACATTAGAATTATGATTACCCGCCTTAGAGGGTTTTACAATTGAAATTACAGTATCTTTTAAATTACTACCTCTACCTTTAACAACAGATAGAGTATCTTTAAATCCCCTACTCTTAATACTACCCTTTAACTTCTGATAACCTTTCTTACCATAACCACCATAGATTAGGCCTACACCAAGATCACCAAGCATAGATACACCCATAGCTGTTCCTGCCCCAGAAAAAAGATTACTTACCCAGAAAGTCTTATTTATCCAATTAAGCTTATGAGTAAAATGGTTCAAAGCATGAGAAGCTTTAATCTCGCTTTCTTGGATAGCCTTTTGCTGTTGCTGAATTGTTTTAGCACCAGTCTTATCATACTTATCCTTATTACCTTTACCATTCCCTTTAATAATCTTATTAACATTCTTCTTAGTAAACTTACCTTTTTGGTAAAGCTCTACTAAGTCTTTAGCTTGTTGTGGAGAAAGATTACCACCATTATCTTTTGATAACTGATAAAGGTTAGCAGAGGCAATAGTAGTGACACCTTTCTTAGTACGAGCTTGAGTCTTAGCACCTCTTACAAGATTATCAATAGCAGTTTTGTATTTATAAGGATGCTTAGAAGCGTCCTGCATATCAAAAATAGCCTGAGCATAACCCTCTCTTGTTTGGTAGGCTGGATTATTACCAGTAAACAATCTAAGAGAGGCTACGTTACTAGGCTGAAAAGCTGAGACCAAACCAGCATAAGCTTGCGCTCCCTGTTGCCCTTGTAATTCAGACTTACCTGTTTGAGCCATAATTCCTTGAAAACCAGCAAGTTCCTTTTGATCCCTAGTAGTTAAAGTGCTACCAGAAGTGGTAAAAGCTGTTTGATACATATTAGCCAAAGCCTGCTGTTGTTCATTAGCTTTAGCCTGCATTTTAGAATTAGTAATCTCATTTTGAATTGCATTAGCTAAACTACTAAATTCCTTAGTACCTGCTAATGAAGTCATAGCACTTACGTATTCTAAATTCTGTGTAGTAGAGTCATTAGCACCAGAATAGCGAGATAATCCAGCCCAAGACTTAGTTACATCTTTAATCTGATTTTGACTTAAATTAGCATTTCCTGTAGCGGAGGTATAGTTATTAAGATATGTTCCCATCTCATCTAAACCATAACCCATACTATAACCTGCGTCTGCTAAAGTATTCTCTACTTTATTTTCTCCTAAACCAGAAGCATAAGCAGTTGACTTAACATTATCAAAGTTATTTAGGATAAGATTATTTCCTGTATTGTAAGCACGGATTGTGCTACCAACAGCCCCGACAATAGCAGAGCGAGTAAAAATTCTCTTATGAGTATTAAAAAAGCCTTTTAGCGAATCCTTAGCAGGAAGAACGACTGTCTCTGTAGTCTGTTTATCATGTAACTTAGTACTAGAAAGATTAATTCTAGCACCGGTATTATTAAGTGTATTAGCTAGATCATTTAAAGTCTGGTCTACCTTCCTCATCTTAACAATCTGTTCATCTAGTGCAGAACGTTTAGTAATATCTTCCTTACTACCATTACCAGATTGAATACGATTATTAAGAACATTTCGTTCCTTAGTCAACTGTTGTAACTGACCATCATATCTATTTTTTAATTCTTGGTATTGGTTACTATAAATATCATATTCATTAGACTGCGTTTGATTTTGATCTTGATATTTCTGCCAGCGTTCATAGGTAACAGCCCCATTATGAACACCACGATCCCAACGCCTTTCTAGTATCTTACTTCGATTACTTAATTTTCCTACACTATCTTTTAAATCAGTTAAGTCATGTTGAAAGTCGGAATTAAGCTTATCAAAATCACTAGTTCTAAAAGCTCTTGACGAAGTAACTCTATAATTATTTACTTGATTAAACTTATAAGAAGAAAAGAGTTGATTAGACTCCTCACTAGCGTCTGTCAACTCTTTTAATTCGTCTAAATACTTACTGATCTGGTCTGTAGAATTAACAAGTCTTGCTTGGTCTAATTGTTCATTAGCCTGTTGTTTTTTATCATTAATTGCTTGTACAAGACCAGATAAATGACTTTGTAAGTTAGTTAGATCTTTGTCACTTACAGTATTGTTATTATCTTGACCTCGCTGATAGACCCGATCAATTTCTTTATTTAATCTGTTTAATTGACTAGCAAGAGATTTAAAACGACCATCGCCAATATCAAGCTTTACTGTATATTGTGACATCAATTCACCTACTCATCATCAAATTCATAATTATTAGACTTCTCTATTAATTTTCTCCAGTTATCGTCTACTTGAGCTTCTGCATTACGTTGCTTCAATTCATGCTCTTCAATAGCTTGCTTAATCTTAAAATCAAGAACCTCATCATAGTTTTCACTAACACCTTGTCGAGCATCTTCTTTAGCCTTAAGTTTAAGCGTTTGCTTATAAATATCGTCTAAGTCGTCACCCTGTTCAAGAAGCTCAACATTTTCGTTAGAGTAGAACTTCTTTTCAAAGCTCTTATCTTCTACACGAGATACCTCTTTTTCACCTTTAGCTTGACGTTCGGCTTCTTTTACGTCTTCATTCATAGACGCAATAATAAATTCCCGCTGAGCAAAAGTAAGAGACTTTAATAGGGGGTCATTAGGAAGCACTTTAAAGAACTTCATAATAGCCCACATATTTCGACCAGACGTAGAACGAACTAAAGTTTCAATTCCACCCAAGCGATTTAAGGCTGGAGAAAGATTGATATTCCAATCTGGATGTTCTTTTATATCTTTTCTACTGGAGCTGGTCTTGCAGAAAAAAGTCTAGCCATTCCTCGTAATCACGGAATACATCTAAAAGAATATCTACTCGATACGTCTTATCTACATCAGTAAACCAGTTAGGTACATTGTCACCAACCACACGGAAATAGCCAATAGCTAAGTATAGATCTTGTAAACCAGCCAAGAAACCAGCACCTCGCCCAGAAGTAAGATCAACAAACTCCTGTTGAATTTCAGCTTGTTCCATTACACTAGGTGCGTGCATTTTAACTACAAATTCACGCTTTTGTCCTTTAGCAGTAGAAACTGTATACTTCTTAACAAAATGGTAGTCATCGTTATTTTGAATAACAGAGGACAAAGCCTCTTGTTCCTTTTGATAATCACTTACTTGTTGCTTACTCTCTACTTGGTCTTTTAAATCTGCCTTATCCCGTTTTAAAGCTTGAAGTCTTTCTTCAAGCTGTTTAATTCTTACATCATCAGAAACAGGCTCTTGTTTCTTTTCTTCTTTAGATTGTTTTTCTTCTACAGGTTGAGCTTCCCCACCACGTGGTGCTATCCCTGTATGTTCTCGCACTTCACGTTGTTGTGCTTGTGCTTTCTTCATTTCAGCTAAGATTTCTTCTTTTGTTTTAGCCATTTTATATCCTCGCTTTCAGTCAATATTTAATATATGAAAAACCCCATACCAAGTTAATGATACAGGGTTATAATTTAATTAATTATTTTATTGTAGATCAGTCTGCATAATGAGTCTGAACATGGTTTTGAGCCTCGATCTTATCTAGGGTTTCCGATACCAATTTGCTAATACTTGATAAAGTATCGTAAGTGTATTTTATCCTTAAAAGATTAATATTATTATCTAAACAAAATTGATCTTTTATTCTATCGTGTTTAACTAAGTCTGTAGAATAAAATTTAGAACCTCTATCAAAATGCTGTTTACCATCATATTCTATACATAAATTATAGTCTGGTAAATAAAAATCAAAGGGAAGCCTACGCTTATCTCTACACCCGTCAAACTTAAATTCTCTACAATACTCGATACTTAACTTATCCAATACCTTAGCAACCATAGAATTACCGTGACTAGATCCATGTTGAAAACACCAAGGGCAACGGTGACCACTACCTATAAAATCATAAGGAATCATACTAAAACTCTTCCTACATATTTTATGCTTAAAAACAACTTTAGTCTTAGCATTTTTATATTTACTCAATACTGTATAGTCACCATCAGTTAAGTTACATACAGTCTCTTCAAATTCTTGCTGTGTCCTTCTATGCTTTCCAAAACATCGAGGGCATCTTTCTCCTCCTAAGAAAGCAGTAGGACTAACCATATACACATTCCCACAAGAAAAATGTTTAACCTTGACCTTTGTATGTGAATTTTTATATACACTTAATAATTTATAATCATCTTTTGCAACATAATAGAAGTCATGTTCAAACTGCTTAGGTGTTTTTCTAACTCCCCCTTTGCATCGAGGACATCTAGCACCCCGCAAAAAAGCACTAGGTGATACCTCATATTCATTCCCACACTTATTATGTTTCATCAAAATTTTAGTATTACTACCTACATATTCACCTAAAATAGAATATTCATTTCCTACTAAATTATATACCCTATCTCTAAATTCATCTGTAGTAAGTCTACACTTGATTCCTTTTTCTTTATCTGAGCAATAAAGACAAGTAGCTCCCCTATAAATATTACTAGGAAACATTAAGTTAATATGACCACATTTTAAATGCTTAACCCTAACTCTCGTAGTTGAGTTAACATACTTATCCAAAATAGCGTAATCGGAACCTAAAGCTCTAGTTGCCCTCTGAAGAAATTCTTCATTAGTTAATTTCCTAGACATTCCCCATCACCTAACCTTACATAGTTAAGCATAGAATAACCCTACAAAGTAAAGAAGTCAAAAGAAAAAAAAAAGAAAAGGACTTAATATCCCCTTCTATTTATCCTAAATTACATATCTGCATAGTGAGTCTGGACTCTTGAGTTGGCTTCAATCCCAGCCACAGTCTCCGTGTCTGGGTTAATTCCGTTCCCTTCAATTCCACTGTAATCAGAGTTAGAACCACCATTACCACCAGCACTTGATACAAAGTTAGTATAAGTACCAGCAACGTAGATAGTTCGTAGTCCACGTGATGGAGCACAGGAGAATGAAACATAAGCTTGATTACCATTGATTACTGTTTGGATTGATGTAGCATCATAACTAGCTAACATACCATCAGAAACACGTTGTTTCAAGAATGCTTCAATAAAAGTATTAATCAAACCACTTGTAATTTGATGTACCGGCATACCAATGAAGTTGTCTTCAAGGTAATAACGCAAGTCATCAAATAAGAAGTCTGTAATTTCCTGTAATGAAACAACATTCTTAGTAGGTTCGTTAGTAGAGTTATAAGTAGTTACGTCTTCTACAATAGTAAATCCACCGGACGTATTTCTACGTACTTGGTTTTCAATAGCGATAACACCATTAGCGTCTAATTGGTCCAGTTCGTCACCATCAAAGTTTTGATCTAAACTTACTAAGTTAAGATGCTTATAAGTAACTGGTGTACCAATAGGTAAACTAGAAGCAATACCAGCAACATAAGAAGCCATGAGGTAAGCAGGAATATGAACTTCCTTACCAGACAAATTAGTGTAAGTACCAGAGTTAGCAACAAGAGCTACACGGTTGGATTGCAGACCTAGCTGACGGTTAATTGCATAATTGAAATCTTCGTTATAGCCACCACCTACAAATGACATGTAGTTATAACCTAAAATGTTTTCTTCACTAAGGAATTCAGCTAATTCAGCATGAACGTTTTCTTCAGCTGTTAATGGAACAATGTAGTAAACATTCTTACCATGTACATTCTTAAATTTATCAGCCCATGAAATAGGTACTTGACCATCGTCTCCACCAGAAAGGTATTCATTAGCAAAAATTTGAATATCTTTCTTAACTGGAGTAGCAGTAATAGTAGCACCATCAGCAGTAGGAGTAGCCTTAACTTCTGTAGGTGCACCTAATGAATTAATGCTTACTGAAATGTAAGGGTCCATTCGAGTAGATAACTTCAAATCACCGTAAACACTAGTAACAGTAGTAGGTTCTTCTTCCGTACCAATCAATACGTAGTCGTCACCCGGTGTTAAATCTAAGTCTGCCGTGTTAATACGGGCACAAGTCTTCAAAACTGTCGATTGAAAGCCCGGTGTTGCATTAATAGCAGACAAAAGCTTTTGAACCTGATCAAATGAAACTTTAGTAAGGTCCAATTCACGTACTACTTGCATATTCTTAGGATCATCACCCATAGCTAGGATAAACTTATTAGCACGAGCAACATTACCTACAACTTTATAACCGTAGTACTTTGCAGTAGCTTGGCGACCTCCATGGTAAATGCCAAAGATATTACCAATGTTAGTGTAGTTCTTAGCGTACATTTGTGGTTCATATTCTACCCGTAAAGTATAACCCTGTGATAAAGCGTCCCGAGTAAATGAAACCCCAATCTTATTAGCACTAGCACCAAAAACTTTAGAAGTAATAGTGATGGGGCCTTCTTCTAGTGAAGCTTGCGTAGCATTTTCAACCCGCATAGCGTAAACCTTACCACCATTTTGGTAGTAATCACCAGTTGGATTCCAGATTAATTCCATTGCCTTTACTAAGTCACCAGAACCAAAAATCTTTCGAGCACTGGCAGATGACTTAATTTCATAAACATTATTAGGATTACCTTCTGTTGCTGAACCTAGCAAAAAGATATTCTTTTCTGAGTCTGAAGATTGGTTAGTTAAGGCTGAGTCATCATAACTTGTTTCAACATGAGGACGTGAATTATAAAACTTTGGATAGATTCGCTTCATAGTATCAGATGAAGGAATTAATGCCATTTTATCCCGTTCCTTTCTACTTAACAATATTAACCATTAATATAATGGTCTAGTTCTTCAAGATATACATGTGGATCGTATACAAAAAGCATATCCTTAGAACGCATTAAGTTACTAAATCCAGCAAGCTGTATATCAGTTAATTTTCGATACTTAGCCATTCCCTTAACTGTAGACAAAAAGTCTTCCAAAGAGTAAAGGGCTAGCTTTTGAGCTTTCTTCACCAATCTATTCACCACCTAAAATAATCTTATCTAATGTTTGATTCATATTCTGTTTAATCGTTTGGGTTACATGATAATTTACAGTTAAACGGCGATAGTACAATTGTTGACCACCAAGACTATTTTCTGCTGTACTTACGTCTTGAACCATATCCATACCATTTAACTCAACACTAGGCAAAAAGACAGCGCCGTTATCCTCTAATGACTTTCGCAAATAGGTTTCAATATAAACAAATATTCCAGAAAGACAACGAATAGTATTTGTATTATTGGAGATAAAATCTATTGTTACAGCTTCTATGGTATTTATACCTATTGGATAAGACTGACCTGTATTTTCTTCTTTAATTATATAGAACAGATCAAATTTAGAATCTTTATTATAGATAGGTAAATAGGGAATATAGACCTTATTGTCCCTTACTTCATATACATTAGTTTGCGGAATTGAGTAAACACTTTTAATAGGTTTACTAGGTTGTAAATAAGCTTGTTTACCATCAACAACCACAGGTAATTTTTCATGGGTTAAATTCCCGTTATCATTAGAAACTAAATTACCTTGGTAATTACCTAATACTGCGTTATCCTCGTCTTCCTGTGATCCCTTAAACTGTGCTAATAAAAAAGCTGTTTTAGGGGGTGTCTGGGGAAAAGCAAAATAAAGAGGAATTTCAACCCCATGATTACCCTTTCCAATTCCGTATGTATTAATAAAGTTATCTACAATTTTGTCGGGAAGTTGGCTAAGTATTTCCTGTTTTATAATATAGGGATTAGCAAGTATACCTTTTAAGAGGGAATTAACCTCATCGACTATATGCTGATCTACTAATTCAATACTCATTAACTATTCTCACCTGCCTTATTGTATCTATCTATAATTTGTTCAATTGCCTGCTGTACAACTTTAGCGACCTCTTGTGCTTGTTGTTCATTTTCTGTTTCTTGATTAATTTTTGCATTCATACCCGATTTTGAGGTGACCCATGAATTAGGATCTGACTTATCTGAAACAGTACGGAATGATATATACTGTCCTCTTGTAGCTGAACTACCAAACCGTTCACGAGTAACGCTAGTAGACTTCCACTGATAAGCAATTGGACTACTATTAACTCCTCCAGCATTAGATAAAATCTTTTGAAACCTAGCTATATTCTCATCTGCACTAGAAGTAGTACCAAACTCAGTATGACTAATTGTGTCCCATAGTCTACGACCAAAAGCTTGACGATATTCCGTTGCACGATTTGAAATTGGTATTCTAATATACCAACCCCCATCTTTAGTAGGCTTAGCCTTAGGCGAACGAGCAAAAGCCTGTTTTAAATCATAAAACCCTACATTCTCATTATTAGCATCATTCAGAATTCGATAAGCCACAGACACACTAGATCCACTATCTCTAACTGCAAGATTACCAAAAGTCTTTTTTAATTCATTAGCTAAACCTTTAGTATAGGACTCAGTAATCTGCTTTTCGTCTATCTGCTTATTAAAGAAATCATGGAGACCTCTAATAGACTCATTACTAATTAAATCTGATATTTGAGCCATTACTTAGCCCCCTAAGAAGTCGTCAAACTCATTCAATGTTGGGTCCTTAATTACAGACTGATTCTTACCGTCTGAGGTTGCCAAGTTAACATTAGAGAAGTAAAGATTTTCTCTTCTAATTAGTAATGTAGGAGGCATCCTAAAAATCTGGTGCTTACCAATTACAATCTGTGCTCCATCACGATTTACTACCTGAGGATAAGAACGTAACTGAGCCTGTTTAATATTCTTAGGAACAATACTACTCATATCATTAGGATTAACATATTCATTACCTAATTGATCATCTTCATTAATAACAGTCTCGTCTTCATTAACTGCACGGGTACCATTACCTAAAGCCCATAGTTTTTGATTAAGCTTATAATATTGTTGATAACGTAATTCTTTAATCATTGAGACAACATAAAAACGCTTAATAACTTCTAATGATAAAGTAATAACTCTACCTAATAAGCTTTCGTCCTTAATCTCTAATTGATTACCTTCATTAATTAGTAAGGAACTATCAACATCATCAATAGATTTCAATTCTCCATTTTCAATATAATAAGCTTCATTAATAGACGCTACATCAAAGGGTAAAAATAGACCATCTTGTAAGCGTTCATTAGTCACATTAAATGTATAAGAGTCATTAGTCGTCCACCCAGTAACTGTAATTCTGTCGCCCGGTTTAATTCCTTGTTCAATTCCATTTACAGTAACTTGTGGCGTTGCTTTACTAGTACCTAAATTATCCATACCAGTAGGATTTAGACTAAAATTCTTTTCATCACCTTGAATTGCCATATCAATTGTTCTTGGATGTAAATAAATCCAACCTTGACCATGACAAACAGGACAATTAGGCTGAGGTTGACCTGTCTGCTCATCTAAACAAGGACAATGATAAGCCTGCTCCCAAACAACGTTAACTGCGTGTTGCTGAATTAATTGAACTACCCTATCAATATCAAGAGGATTCATATTATTCTTAGCTGGGTAAAACGGATTAGCAGACTCTACTTTTTCATGCAAAGGATTATCAGCCATTGTAATTTCACCTACTTTCTATTTATCCTCTTTAATATAGGTTGAATTTAAAACACAAAAAAGACACCTAAATTAATAGGTGCCTTAAAAACCCAAAAGTAGTATATAGGTGTAAATGTATTAAGCCAAAATCGAAATGAATTAATGAACCTACAAATACTATAGTAGCATATTAATTTTAACTGTCAACACGTTTAACAGTAAATTATAAAACAGCCTTTAAGAACTTCTTAATACCTTGGGGTGTATTAATTTTATAAGGAATTCTAATTAAATAAATACCATGTGACTGACAATACCAGTCCTTTATGTGGTCACGTAACTTAGCCTCTCTAAAGTCATCTACTGTTCGCTGAAAATGATTTCTTTGAAAATGCTGTATACCATCGTATTCAATAGCAACCCCTATCTTGGGTAACCAAAAATCAAAAGGTAGTGTTCTTTTATATCTACACTGCTCAAATCTCTTTTGTATTTCATAAGCTATCCCCATCTTATCTAATACAGACTTAATATATTTCTCTCCAGTAGACTCATTACAATAAGGGCAACCAGTATTATTCTTAAGCAACCCAGTAGGTTGTGCTATAAATGTATGACCACAGATATTATGCTTAAACAATAGACGCTTTTGAGGTTTATAATCTTCTACTAAAGTATATTCACCATGATAAATTTTGTTTAACTTATAATTATATTCGTCCTTAGTATATACATGATAAGTCTGGCACCTAGGACAACCCTTTAAATAATAAAAAGAATGGGGAGTTATCATCCATACATAGCCACATCTATTACACTGACACCTTATTCTTACTTCGTTACCTTGATAAGAATCCAAAAACTTAAACTGCCCATTATTTTTACTTTCAACTCTCCTATAAAAATCATCTGAGGGGACTGATACTGCATGATTACAATAGGGACAACCAGTACCCCTAAAAAGATTATGAGCAATCGGATGAAAGATACGTCCACATTTTAGACACTTAACATCTAACCGTTCGTTAGCAAAAGTATACTTACTTAATACTACATACCTTCCATGATTAACTTTAGCAATCTTCTTATTAAAGTCTTCCTGTGTATAGGTCTGTTTCAAAACTCTACTTACTAACCCACACTTAGGGCAACGTTGTCTCCGTAAAAATGAATTAGGTGTCATATAAAATACATTACCACAGTCTATATGATAAAAAGCAACCTTAATCTTACTATTTTTATATGTAGTTAATGGAATAAACTCTTCACCTACTAAATTCTGAACTTCCTCAGTAAATTCTTCATTAGTTTTTCTTCTCATAACTTCCATACCTTTCAAATATTTCGATATAACTAAAATAAATAGGAATAATCCCATTTATATTATACCCCCAGAGACTAAATAAGCAACCAACTCATAAAAAGAAATAATGAGGTTAAGAAAGAAATCCAATCTCAGGATTGCCGTAATAAGAGAGTAAGCGTTGTTCTATAGGTTTCATATCTCGAACCATCTGGTCTACTTCGGCAGTGGCGGCTGAGTTTTCAGCAGAAGCTGTAGTATTAAGACTAGTAGATATACCGTCCACTGAAACACTGTATGACGCAATACCCGCCCCAACAATATTTCTTGACCACTTCTCCAAAATTTCTACAGCACCTAACTTAGCAATATACGAAAGCATATCAGGCTGAATCATCCAGTCATAATTAACCCCGTCTTTACCAGTATGTGGCATCATACCAGCAACATAAGTTACACCTAGCATTTGAGGCGCAAATTCCATTTGAGTAAAAGGACTAGGAGTCATTCCATATGGAGAATTAATTAAAGGATAAATAGTAGGGTTAATAGTAGTATTCAATCCTTGCATTAACACCGAAGGAGATACTTGTAATTGACCTGTACGATTAGTTACTTTAATCCATTCGTCTGGAATGTGCATAATATCTTGATTATTATAGTAAAGCAATAAGTCCTTAACACTTAGAATAGGTCTCATTGTTGTATGTAGATAAGCAAAAGCATTAAAATCTGAACGATGATAATCTAAACGATCTACTTGTAAACGAGGGACAATTGCCACGTCAAAAATCTTTTCAGCTTGTGCAACCACCCGATTTAAAATCATCTTATAAAAACTATCTGGATAAGGTTCATTAGTAACAGGATCTACTAAGTCTCTTTCCATACCCATAAGTTCATTTTTAATTAAGTCAATATTAATACCTAAAGAGTCTAATGTTACATCTTCATAGTCACTGCCTAGAGCATAATCTGGATTACCATTATAAGTCTGGATTGCTCCGGGCTGTTTTTGAATTTGAAAATAATTTCTTATATCTTCTTTCGACAAAATTTTAACCTGCCTTTCTGTTGAAGGTTTACCTAATTGTAATATAAAAAGACTACTCATTTGAGCAGTCTTTAATAACCTAATTAAATTTAATAATAGGACCATCAACTTGATACAATTGCTTAACCAACTTTGGGGTAAACTCAGTTTCATTATTCTCAATACAGAACTTATACCAAGGTTCAGCTCCATAATGCCATGAGGTCTTTTCTCTACCTTTATTATACTGATCTAAAGCTTGGCGCAACTCTTTTGCCTTTAAGTAAAAAGGTGATTTCCACTTTAATAATTTGTTCTGACCATAAAGAACTAATCCTTCTCGTAAAGGATATTTTTCATTATAATCTTTAATCATTTCCTCTAGTTCAGCTTTATTCTTAGCAACGCCAATCTTAGTTTCGTCATTAATAACTTGCATTAATTTAGCACGGGCTGGATTATCAGCTTGTAATAATGAGTCTACTACCTTCCCTTGTGTATTATTAGTAATTACTGCTAAAGGAATTGCAGTCTTCTCTGTATACAACTCAATATGAGGATTGTTAATTGGATCTATGATTTCAAAAACAACAGTCGTATTCTGATTAGCAAGATCAGAAAAATACTCATTCTTAAGAAATTCCCAATACGTTTGGTGACGTGTATTAGGGAAAGGAATATCTTTTAAAACCTGTTCCCCAAACAAAGAATAAGTATAGTCACCGGCTTTTGAATAACATTTAACCTGTTTAAATTTTTTATCATAGAAAGTATATACAGGAAAACCATTCCACTTACGGGCTACCTCTACTGGATATTTAATAGTGCCTAAACTGTCTTGGGAACCCCGCTCATCAATAGCAAAGAATTTATCAAACCCACGTCCAATAATTTGATTATCACGAGAAAACAACCCACGTGCTTTAATTCGTTCATTGTTAAACTTATTCTTAATAAAGATTTTAGAGTTAAAGTTATTAGCAACAATATCATGATCTAAAGAGGACTGTTTAATATCATGGTCATCAGACAACTTTTCAATTAGAGACTTAGTATCAATCCGATCAATTTCATGTGGAATAATCTTATCTTTAGTTAAAGTAACCCAACGAAACTTATCTTCTGCTGTTAAATTAATACTATTATTTAGTACAAAATGATTAAATTGATTACGATGACCATGAATATTGAATGATAAAGGGTCTTTATAAGTACTCCATATTTTATCAACATCTCGATCATAAGGATTATGTGTCTCATTATCTGGAACACCCATTACAAACTCTTCTTCATTAGCTAAGCCTAAAAAATTCGCAGAAGGCTCTAAACCAGCGTGAGTAATATAAAAACGCTTACGATCCCAGATAAAATAAAGATAGTCTAAAAATTTGTCTTCCATCTTATCAATTCGGCGATCAAGTTCTTTTTCTCCATACTTACTAAGTAAAACATCTAAAGTTTGGTGACCAAACTGACCAGTCTTTCTTCTTTGATTACGCCAAATCTCCCATGACAATTCATGATTTCCTCGCAAAAAGAATAAGTTACTACCCGACAACTCACTAGTAATAAAATCAAATACCTTATCAGAAGCTGAACCACGATCTAAATAATCACCAACAAAAACATAAGCAGTTCCCGACTCATGATTATCGAATACCTTTTCTAAAGCACTCATATCACCATGCACATCACCAATTATTTGAATCTTTTTAAACCGCTTATCAAAATCCAAAGGGCTAATATCTTGATCTAATCCATTATAAATAATACCGAATATATCGTTGTCATTAGACCCAACACTTAGAGGGGGATAGACCTCGGCAGATCTAGGTATGTTTCCACCATTATCTAAATAACGATCAACAAACTTCTTAATAGTAGATATTTCAACTCTCTTATAAAAGCTTCTCTTATTATTATAATTACTTAATTGAGCAATTACTTGATCATACCAATCCTCACCGTACTTATGCTTGCAACGCTTAATCAGATCAGCCATAAAATCAATTACTATAACTTTATAATGATATTTCTTTACTAATTTATTAATAGGTGACCAAGCTTTTTTGTATAACATAGTAGAGTCAAATACAGTTGTCATTCCATGCTTCATTCTATTTTCTAGCATCTCATAAGCAGTATTAAATACTTCTTTATTATATGATTGAGAAATAGATTGATCTAATCCATCTTGACCATTAATGGCAATTGTCTCTGGACTAGCATAAAGCATTCTAATATTATCAACCTCAATCGTATAAGGTCCTAAATCATTTTGTTTAATCCAATATGACTTTCCTGAACCGGGTGCCCCTAAAGTAACAATTAATTTTCTCATTTCATAACCTCCCATCTACAATAGCAAAAGGGTCAATTAAAGACGTAGGCAAGTCATTAGTTATACCATCTCCAATATAATAGCCAATAAAGTCGTCAACTGGAGTCACGTCTTTTGTATAGTCTGGTCTAGTAGCTAATAATTCGACATGACGAGGATTATTACTCTCTACTAACCGATGTTTTACATAGTTACTAATAGGATAAATTCGATAGAGTAAATCGGTTCTAACTTGTCCTAGAGTTAAGAAATTATCAACCCAGAAATTCTTCTGCTTTTTAGTATGCTTATCGTTAGAAAGTAAATCCTCTTGTAATTCTCTAAAAGTCCAAAGACCAGTTTCACGACCCTTTAGCTCTTCAATCAAAAATCCAAAGAATTGGTCTGCTAAATAACCTTCGGGATCAGCAATCTTAGAATTACGGTCTGGATAGAGAGTTTCCTTATAATTCTTTTCGGGACTATAAAGACGAGTAATAGTCTCAGCGTCATAAGTATGGTATTTATGAACATTAACCCGATCTAAATAAACCTTAGGGTAAACACCAATAAAGCCCCGTTTATAAGCACGAGACATACAAATATTACAGAGCTTTTCATCTTTATATTCCCGTACATCTTTTACATCTGGATTAGCATTATAGTTTTCACGACACAAAGAATGATTATGATCCTCTGGATCAACTATGTGCCATTTCTTTTGTATACCTAATCGAAAAATTTTCATAACAATTTAGCCCTCAACTTTTCAATATACTTATTATGTTGTTCGGTCATTTCATTAGCATAATCAGTCAACTCCCGTTCTAGCAACATTCTAGTTTGCTCTTTAATCATTTTCATTTTAACATCCAATGTAACAATAGATTCCTCGTTACCATCAGAGTCAAGAGTTAACATAGTCTTAATAAAATCAAAATAATCTTTATATTTCTTTTCCATACTTAATAACTCCTTAATAAGATAACGTAGGTAAATTAATAAAATCAACTTTAACATCTTTTGGGGGTTCACTAATTGCTTTAACACAAGCTTTTAAAATTTCTTGCATTCCATCCCACTTAGCAACGTACTCTTCTGAAATATCCCAAACCCATTCATTGTGAGTTGTATTAAAGGCTTGTCTAAGAGGACTGGCATAAATATAATACTTAAAATTTAAATTAATAAAACCAACACTACAATAAGAAAGCTGACTAATCTCACTAACTTTATCAAGTATATACTTCTTATCCTTACCCTCAAAATATTTAGTTACGTCAACACCCACAGGATTTTCATAGTTGAATGGCTCTACACTCATTATTATACTTCCTTTCCTTAACTTATGTTTTCAACATAACACTTTTAGCTAAATATTCAACTTTCTAGCATAACTATTTCTACTATTGATATGCTATCCTACTTGTTTTTTAATTCTTCTCGTGTTTTAGCAGTTTCTTTATCATTTTCAGCGTCTTCATTACTCTGTTCATTTGATGAATTATCAAACTCAATATCAGTGCCGAAACAATTAAGTACAAAACACGTAAGCACTCCAGAGATAATTGCCATTAGTATTGAATACCCAAACCAAGCACCCATTACAAATTGAATTACCGAAATATAACCAGCCGTTGAAGTCTTAATCATTCTCATTTTAATTACTTCCTTTCCTTAACTTATGTTTTAAGTATAACACTTTTAGTTAAATATTCAACTACTTTTGTACAAAAAAGTAAAATAAAAAAGACTGAATAACAGTCATTTACTCTAAACTAACTAATTAAGTATGTAGCTAAAGGTTGGTAAGCAGTCTTATAATGCTTAACTATATCCTTAGGACTAGGAATATCAATTGTATGGCCTTTAACCTCTCTACGGTTAACATCAATGGCCTTATGAATAGAAGAACGACTAGCACCTACAATCTTTCTAACTTTAGTCATTCCCTCTACCCAGTTACCATCAACAATAAAGTCATGATTATACTTAGTACTCTTCTTAGCTTTTTCTACTAATTTTTTAGCAACCTCTGAGGTGTAATCATCTGGTCTACAAAAGACAAATCCACCAAGAGATCCTTTTTTATCCTCTAAACAATGCTTAATGTTACGTTCACCTACACCTAAAATTTCTGCACATGACCTAATAGACTCAAATTGGAATACTTGTAAAGTCTTAGTACTAATAGCATAGACAGGAGCAAAATGCTTATTAACTTTTTTAACAACCTTAGGCTTAATAGGTTTAGCTACTTCCTCATTATCACCATTCCAGTCATAATTAGGAAATGCTTTAAGCAATTCAGTCTCTGTATAAACTTTATTTTCTTGACGATCGCGGATTAAACGTTCTTCTGTATCGCCTACTGAGTAATGAATACTGTCTTGCTTAGGGTAAGGTTCAATATCAAACTTTAAGGTCTTACGAGCTTGCTTCTTAAAGGTTTTTGAACCTAAGAACATAATGTAACGATACTTAATTGAACGTAAAATAAAGAAACGGTAATGATGTCCTTTAACCCATTTACCACCTTTCTTATCTGGCCCATTATAGCAGAAAATACCAGAATCTGTAGTTCCACAGTATAAGAAATTAGTAGCTTGATAGATTGCTCCAGTATGGTGCATTCCTTGATCAGCAAAAGAGATAATAAACCAATTGCCTTCTTGTTCTTTCTTTAACTGTCTTAAAGTCCATGAAACAAACCTAGAGGTAATATTCTTTAAGTTTTGACTTACTTCGTCTTTAATGTATAGTCGGGATAATTCTAGGGTGTTATCTTTATTGGCTAAAGGTGAAATTGAGAAAGCTAAGGATTTGCGAACGTGAGTATATGTAACCATTCCTACTAGTTGATTTTGGTAATACATTCCATAAGCATACTTACAAGCTACTACCCGGTGCAGGTAATGGTACTTAACCATTAATTCATGTAATTCACTACTATCAACTTTCCTAAAGCTAACATCACTAAATTCATCTACTTTATTCATAGTTAAATCTAACCCCCTGCTTTTTAAATAATTCATTATTTGTTCTTCTGTACTTTCAGTATAAGGTATTCTGATAAGTTCAATATTATGATCTTTACAATATTTATCCTTTAAATTATCTCTATACTGCCTATTTTTATAGCTATCTCGCTTATCAAACATTCTATTAGGCTTATAATGTTGTTCACCGTCATATTCTATGCAAAGGTTGTAATCTGGTAAATAAAAGTCAAAAGGTAATTTACGATTACTATGTGGATTTATACAATCCTCAAATCGTTTTTGAGGAATTGACTTAACCCCTCTTTTATTTAATATTCGTTCAACCATTAATTCACCCTTAGAACGATTACAATAGGGACAACGCTCACCCCCAAGAAAGCTATAAGGGGTCATTTTAAATACTCTATTACATTTATTATGCCTAATTAATATCTTGGTTTTACTATTTTTATATTTACCTAAAACAGTATATTCTTTATCTACTTGTTGATATACTTCCCGTTTAAATTGACTATCACTCTTTTTAGCGTTGCCATAACAATATGGGCATCTCTGACCCATTAAGAATTTAGGAGGTTTTACTTGATATACTTTTCCACATTTTAAGTGTTTAATAGTAACGTCTGTTCTAGCATTAACATAAGGAGTTATTAATTGATACTCTCCTCTATTTTCCCTCTTAACTTTATCTTCAAATTCAAGCTTACTCTTAATATTACGTACCCTACCACCCCTCTTATAACGACAAGCTGGGCATCTCTGACCTACGGTTAAGAATAAATAAGCAGACATCTTAAAAATATTACCACAATCATTATGTCTAAAAGTAAGCTTACTATCAGCATTAACATATGTATCACTTAAAAGAGTATAGTGGTTACCAACCTGCTCTCTAACTTCTTTAAGAATTTGACTATAGGTTTTCTTCTCATGGTGGTTTGACTCACAAGTAGGGCATCTAGTGCCTCTTAAAAAGTTGTTAGGAACTACTTCCCACTCAGTGTTACACTTATTATGTTTCATTAATATTTTAGTTTTACTATTCTTATATTCACCTAAAACAGTGTATTCGTTACCTACTAAACCATATACGTCTTGCTTAAACTCTTTAGTTGTTTTTCTTCTAGTAGACCTTACCATTACTACTACCTCCTTACAAGTATTACTATACACCATAGTAAGTTAAATGTAAAGATGGTATATCAAATAATACAAATCAATATAAAAAGACGTAAGAACTTAATCATACGTCTTTTTATACTTTATTAAATTCTAGCTAGTCGATTACACTAGAGGGAATTGACTTAGCTGTTGAGTTGTATAATGTGTTATGGAGCAAAGCTACCCGCTTAGGGAAGATCAAAGCTAAACTTCCGTACCAGAGGTAAGCTTGATTTGTTGCAGTGCTGGTAATTGCGAGCGGGAATTTAGTGATTGGCGCAAATTCAAGATAACGTACTGTAGTTGGACGATTTTCAATAATGAATACGTCACCAGTACCCGGAATAGTTTCGTTGTTATCTTCGAATACGATAGTACCGTCACCGGCCATCTTAGAGATAGCTACCCGACCTACAAGCCAGAATTGGTCATCACCCGGAACATCTGACTTTCTGTAAATTGCTACATAATCAGGAATGTTAGCAACCATACGATTAAGAGTTGCAGTAATCTTAACAGTATCAGTAGGGTTCTTAACTTGAACCTTAACTTCATCAGAAGGTAATGAGTCTTGTTGGCCTACAGCAACTACACGGTAAGTCAAGTCAACACCAACAGACTTGTTAAGAACAACTTTACCATCCTTGTCCTTCTTGTCGTCTGCCATAAACATACCAGCATCACCAGTAACAACTTCTGCCTTAACAGTTGGAGCTACTGGAGCGTCTTGATCTACAGCACCGTCCATATCAAGCTTCTTATCAAGGTCCATAATAGTTGAACCATGAAGAGCAATGTTACCACGAGCTGAAATGAACCGTTGAATATCAAGACCAACTTGCATACCAGCACCAGCTGAATTAGGTTGTAAGATACGTTGTGCGCCAAGGTGTTCGTTAACAAAATCAGCCTTAATACCTACAGGCATGTAAGCATCAGTTGGTGTACCATAACCTTGAGCAATCTTAACAGCGGCTAAGTTAAGTGCTTGTGGCGTAAGAGAAGAACCACGCATATCAATCTTGTTATGTTCGTCCATTAACTTTTCAAGACCGTCAAACTCAAGACCTTCACCGTCTTGTTGAGCCAAGTCTGAGTCACCATAGAAAGTAGCATATTCAATAGCCTTAGCAATGTTGTTAATAGCTGAGATTTCCAACAGGATGTTGGTATCAACAGTTGTATTAGCCCATTGCATTGCGAATGAACTACCCTTAGTGTCTACAAGGAACTTAACGTTAACAGTCTTTTGCCGTGCATGAGGTTCGTTAGAACGAAGCTTAGCAATTTCTGGTTGGAACATTTGGTGTCCTGTACGACCATGTGAGTAGTAAACAGTATACTTTTGAACTGTTTGGTTAACAGGTACCTTAGCAAGATCCTTATAGATTGTGTAATCTTCGTCTCCATAAGTAGAGATGTTAAGTTCTGGATCTAAAGCTTCCATACGATAAGCGGCACCATCTGGTTGTGTTTCTGGTGTAATACCAGTACCAGCAGTAAAGGCTTTAACAACCCGGTCTGCCTTATCATTATTTAAAGACTTATTTAACTTGTCTTCTTGATCTTTCTTAAAAACAGACTTTACTACAGTCTTTTTCTTTAATTCTGGCAAAATTTTCATCCTTTCCATTTTACCATTCGTTGTCTATATCTAATATAGACATAAGTATGGTTTTTTAATTAAAAACTAAATTTCGTTATATCTTTCAATAAAACTATCGGGAACTGTAGCACCTTTAAGTCCTCGAGTATCAGCTAAAAGACTCTTTAAAGCCCGCTTACGTTCCAAGTTAACGCCACTTTGTACACCGTCAAAGCCAAGCAATGACTTAGCAATTACATTTTCAAGAGCTTCCTTAGTAACGCCTTCTTCTTTAGGTGCTTCTACTGACTTGTCAACTGTATCTGCTTCTTCTGAACCAGTAGCAACTGCCTTACCAGTAGGGATTGACTTTTCAGCCTTATCTTCTTCTGCTGGTTCTTCAACTGATTTTTCAGCTTCATCAGCAGGTTCGTCCACAGACTTCTTAGCTTTATCTTCCTTGTCGTCTTTAGCTCCACTGTCTGCACTATCTTCTGGTTCTTGGTTATCATCAGCAGACTTCTTAGCCTTATCCTTTTTATCAGCAGATTCTTCTACGCCAGCATCATCACCGGACTTTTCAACAGACTTTTCAGCTTGATCTTCAATAGGATCTTGCTTAGCTAAGAATGACTTAGCAATTTCCATAGAAGCCTCTGCTAATTCCTTATAAGACTTTTGCATTTCAGCCATAGTATCAACAGACTTAGTTAATGCGTCAATTACAGCATTAGTATCAAATGACTTAGAAGCTTCTTCGTGTCCCTTAGGGTCCTCAACATCAGCTAATTCTTTATGCTGTTTAGCCTTAGTTTCTTCGGTCTTAGCGTCTGTGTTCTTTTCTACAACAGGTTCGTTTTCTGATTTTTCAGCTTCGTCAACCGACTTAGTTGACTTATCATCTTTATTACATACGCACTTGCTTAAAGGCTTGCCACACTTCTTGCAAGTTTCTTCGTCTTCTGACTTCTTAGCCTTATCAGCAGATTCTTCTACATCATCATCGTCAACGTCTTTGGTTACCTTTTCATTATCGTCTGAAATAGTAGCTTGGTTAACATGCTTTTCAGCTTCATCTGTAGACTTAGTTGCTTCTTCTTGTGCTTTTACGTCTGAATCAGTCTTTTCAACCTCAGCAGACTTTTCTACCGTATCTTCTGTAGAAGCTAATGACTTACGAGCTTTATCAATAGCTTCCATAGCATTCTTTAATTTATCAGGCAAAATTAATCCTCCTTAGTCATCATCAGTGATGTCGTCCGCACCACTTAAAATTCTTTCTAATCTATTAGTAGTTAAATTATTAGTATTGATTGCATGAACAACAGCTTGTGAATCGTTATAAGAAAGACCCTCGAACAATTGTAAGAACAAAATCATTACATCGTCTCCTGTGTCCTTATGAGCTAAAATATCAGCTACTGAATTAGCAACTGGTCTTAATCCAATTTTACGAGCCTGTTTCATGTTCTCCGCTAAACTAACCAATTGACCAGAAAGAGCTTCTGTTCTAAATGCTCCACCATCAGTCTGAGTACTAGGAGTAATCCCATGACCAGCAGTTAGAGCTTTATTTGTCTTATCTAATTTTACAGTCATACTTAGCATTGGCTTAGAATCTGTAGTATCTGGAGTCTTAGAAGGCTCTTTATCATCTTCTAGACCAAAAATAGATTTAGAAACCAATTCCCAAGTAGCATGAGTATTAGCTGGATTCTTAGTTACAGCCACACCAGTAATTTGAACTTGTCTAATGATAGAGTCGTCACTAGCATCTCGCTCTAAAACATTACCCTCAATTGAAAAGCCAAGTTGTCGATCAATATGATTATCTTTAATATTATGGTAAAGCTTAATAATATCTTGTACCTGTGGCATATTCTTGAAAAGCTTAGCTTCAAGGAACAAACCTTTAGAATCCACATATGTATTTTCTGTTGGTACTCCGATTACTTGGTCACGATCATGTTCAAAGTCTACTCAAACAAATCCTGAACTCTTCAAATAACTAGCGTCAATACCAGCAGGATCAATCGCTTCGCCCTGTAAATCAACATCTGGAGTAGAGGCATAACCCTTCACTAAGTAAGTATTGTCTTCGTCTCCAGACTTTTCAACTTTATCAAAAGGTAAAAATACGTTAAATGATTTATTTAGGATTTTTAATCACCACCCATCTACTTAGAATACATAAACTTTTCTGTTTAATAATATAGGAAACTAGCTAATCTGTATTCCCTACGTTAGTATCTTCTGGATTCTTAGGGTCTTGTTTATTAGGATCTTCCTTAGCATCTGGTTTCTTATCTAATGACTGTTCGTGTCCCGGCTTATAATCATTCTGGTGTTGTTGTTCTGCATTAGCTTCTGGATTCATCTTATCTTGAATAGCTAACCATTGAATAAGGTTATCAGAGTTACCCGGAATATCCGGTATATCAAGCTTAGGAAGATGCATTAACGCTCTCGCCTCTGAAATTGTCATTCCATTCTTAAGCTTTAATGCTAATTCGTCTTGCAATTGCTTTTCCTTACCTTGGTCACTTGGACTAAAGACAAACATATAATCAGAGTCAACATAGCGTAAGATCTTATCAGTCATTAGACGTTCAATATACTTCATAACAGGCTCTAACCCATTATTACGTGAAGCGTCAATTTTGGTCCTAGTAGTATTACCCTCGTTTAAAGTACTACCACCAGTCTTACCATTAGCTCCTCCACGATTAGGAAAGTTGATCTCATCTGGCTGAATATTAAAATCAGCACAGATAATATTATTAAGATAATTAAGGAAATTAATAAATTCCATATCCTTAGATGATTGTGTCATATTCACATATTTAGCATCATGAGCTTGGATAATGGGAATCTTCCACGAACCATTAATTCCTTGTGCTGGAGTTAAATTACGCCTTAGAGCGTCTAAATTAGATTGAGATGTACCAGAACCATCACCCGGATCTAAAAGCAACAGACCACGAGTCATACCACCTTGACTAAAGAAACGAGCATTGAACTGTTCTACATTAATGTGGTATTGAATATGTTCCATACCAGCTTCTACAGGAGAAAAACCATAACCACCTGAATAAGGCTTATCTTGACTCCAATAAGTAGAGAATACTAATTCCTTACTGTTAAAATAGATTCTATCTTTATCACTAGCATTACTATTAACTACCTGCACAAAAGATTTAGGCTTATCAATACTAGTGGGGTATTTATCAATTAAAACCGTAGAAGCGTCTACGTGGTTAAAATGATTTAATTTGTTAGAACGTTTACTCTCATAAACCCGTTCAATATTAACTTGGTCAAACACATAAAAGTCATAAATAATCTTAGCCAAGAAAGTAGGGAAATCATCTCGCCAATCTAATTGATCTTTACCTGTATAAAAGATAAAGTCCTCTAACCTTTTAGCAACATTCTTTTCATGTGTTGTCATATCACTAAGTTGCTTACCCTTTTTAACTACTCTAAACCCATTATCGTCACTAGAAAGACGGGCAGGAGTAGCAAAGTTTAAGATCTGATTAGTTCTAGTTCTAATAATTGCTTGAACTAAAAGATCATCTGCATAAGCTCTTAGTTGATCTTTCTTTCTTAAATAATAATCTTGATTAATCTTTTCACGCTGGGGATTTTGGCGACTATGACTGTCTACACCAATTTGAATATAAGCATTATCAACCCGCTGATCTGATTTCCCAGCTCTAAAACTTTTAGCAACTTCTTGCTTATTCAATTGTTCAAGATCAATATAATCATCAGCGTTATCAGAGCCGAACCAGCGATCTAAAAAACTCATATAATCTTCACCCCTTTACTTAAAATATACATTAAAGCACCTACAATTCTCTTTATAATATAGCTGAAAAAGACCTCTACTAGCTTTTACACTAGTAGAGGTCTTCTACTTAATTAGAACTCGGTTTCATTCCTAATCTCATATTCACGTTGTATATCAGTCTGCTCTGGAGTAAAGATGTCATTATCAAGATAATCAATCTGAGTTGACTTTCTACGCTTCATTGCGTCCTCTTTCATTAACTTATCAAGCCCAGCCATAGCATATACCATTGACTGGAAATAATGATCTGGGCCTTTACGTAAGATAACCTTACTATACTCAATTAAATGTGTTTGCTGATTTTCTTTTTCATCAGTACGAATAACAACATTTTTACCATGGGTAATAAGCTTTCTAACTTCTGAGTCATTCTGAGAACCAGACCAGAAATGAATATCGCCACGTTTAATATTACCCATAAGAATAACATTTTGAGTAAGCTTATCCAAAGTAACGGTGGAATCCGTATCATTAAAGTGTGCATTAAAATCACCATTAGTCTTTGCAGACCTAACAACAACCCCGTATACACGCTGAATACCATAATAAGCCATCATCTTTTGTACATAATTACCAGAAAATCCTAAATCAGGACAAATAATATCAGGTTGATACTGATTTATCTTTCTCATGACTAAATTTAAGTCTTCTTCAATATGTTCTACACCAGTTGATCTAGGAATTTGAGTAAGATCCATAAGGTCAATTTGACCATTACCTCTCATACCTAAAGTAACAATTGAATGCACGTGCTCTCCCCAATCAACACCAATAGATACATACTTGTAATTACTTCTATCGTCTGGCTTATTATAACTACTATCAATATGAGTTAAAACGTCCTCATCTCTAAAGGTTGCACCTTTATCTTCATAAGGCATCCCAAGCGAGTAATTATAGAAGAACTGCTTGGAAGGTGCTCTCATTTCCTCTTCCTTCAGTTTATCCGCCGTGATCCACACTGCATCCATTTGTGAAATAGCATAACCATGCCTACGCCCTGAACCGGGACGAGTTACAACCCATCTTGCATCGTACCATCTATCCAGCAATTTTCCACATTTCTGACAAACAAACTGAAAAGTACCCGGCTGTACAACTCTAGCGTCTGTATCTATACCATCTTTATTTACTTGTTTTACATTCTTCTCATAGTCAAGAACCTGTTCAAAACCACAATGAGGACAAGTATGTACCCAACGTCTCTGGTCTGATTGTAAAAACAGACGATGTATCCCGTAATTTTGTACTGTAGGCGTTGACCATCTACTTACAATCTTATAGGGTGAAGACTGCATAGACTGGATTGCTGACTGCTCTGCTAAAGGATTTAACAATTATATTAACTACTTATTTCTAAGTAGATTAGACTATATCTTTATCCTACTAGGATATTCCCTATATAGTCGTTAGACCTGTTTTAACTTGGTACGGGATTAGCCTGCCTTACTTAAATTATAAGGTTTAGCTTCTCTTATCACCTTATTACGGTAAGCCCGTTTAGGGGATATTTATTTAACAGATATTACTATCTGTGACCGCTTAAATGCTTAGTTAAAATTGATTTTATTTGTTTCTTAGTCGTAATAGTATATGGAATACGAATTAAAGTAATATCATTATTTTTACAATAGGTGTCCTTAAGATAATCTCGATATACTAAACTTTTATAATTATCTATACCACCCCAAAAACTAATAGGCTTATAATGTTGTTCTCCATCATATTCAATTGCTATCTTTTTATTAGGAAACCAAAAGTCAAAATGAAGATTATTCTTATACTTTAAATCTGGAATAATATACCCATAAGTAAAATCATTTCCCTCAGAATAATGGAAATCTTGGGTTAAAGACGATAATATTAATCTTTCACCGTAACTTGATCGTTCATGTAAAGCACAATAAGGGCAACCTGTATGGTTATATTGAATATCACCATACCTAGCTTCATACACAGTATTGCATACTAAATGCTTAATCTTAATATGTTGGCGATTGCCTTTATACTCATCATCTTTAGTTAGCACTACATATTCACTACCTAGAATATCTTTAATATTCTCCCTTACCTGAGATAAAGGAGTCCTTTGATTAATTCCAATCTTAGGTGAACGATCTACATAGGAACATTTTAGGCATCCATGACCCCTCAAAAAATCAGCAGGACGTGTCATATAAATATTACCACATCTATTATGCTTAACTTTTACTAAAGTATCTGAATTTTTATATATAGATAATACGATATACTCATTACCCCACTGTTTCTTAACTCTACTTAAAAATTCGCTATTAGTCATAGTTCTTAATTTAACTCTGTGTTCCTTAGCACATTCAGGACAACGCTGACCATTCAAAAAGCTATTAGGATTCATCATAAAATGATGATTGCATTTAAGATGAATAAACTCTACCTTAGTTTTATTATTCTTATAAGGGGGTAATACACTATATTCATCTTTAGTTAATGACTTAACTTCATCTCTAAACTGCTCATATGACTTTCTTCTACCACGCTTTTTATTACTACATTTCGGACAACGTTGACCACATAAAAAATTATGTGGTGTCATATCAAAAACAGTCCCACATTTGATATGCTTAAAAGTAGTTTTATCATGAGTTCGAGTATATTCACCTTGAAGTTCATACTCACCTCCAGTCAATAAAGTAACTTTATCATTAAATGTTTTCGTATTCCAATATATTCTTTTAGTCATTATAATTTACCTCTTTTCAAGATAAATTATAACATGACAAGCTTTATAATGCTATTAAATTCTCGATACGGTCATACTCATCCAGTGCAAGTCGATCAATTTTTAGACCTTCCATAGAGCTACCTTGTGAACTAGTACGGAAAATCAAATTAGAGTCTCTAATTTTCATACCATTCATTGTAGTTGTCTTAGGATCTTTAATTAAAGACTTATAATATCCAGACTCAAACTCAGGTAGAATACGTTGCTTATAGAAGTCATTAAGTTGTCTGTAGGTTTACAAATGTAAACGTAATTTATTACGCCGTAAGACTATATCCCTATCTATATAAGATAACCTGTATATAGTCGTTAGACCTTTTTTACTTGGTACGGGATTAACTCTACTCTATAAGAGCTTAGTCTTTCTTACCAGCTTTTTAAGCTTTGCCCGTTTAGCAGGTTTATTTCAATTAACATTACTGTTAAAAGCCCCACCCTATCTAGGGAATGTATATAAACCATTAGGCTTATCAACGCTATGTATATCAAGCCAATAAATCATCTGTTCAATTCCGACTTCCGAAAAACCCAACTGACGACTTTTAATTACGCACAGATCTGGATAATTAACATCGTCAATAACCATTTTCTGCCAAGGACGATGTGAAAGCGCTTTCGTAGTATCGTGATCAGGAACACTAAACGTTAATGGTTTACCATTTATCGTATGGTGTTGAAGTAAATAATTACTAGGTCTACTCATACCCAGCACATAATTTAATTGGTCAACCGTAATAGGATCTTTAGGACCCAAGTTAAACATAGACCTAGCCAACTTTGTTAATTGTTTACCGTCCACTTAATTATCATCTTCCTCTCGAATCTCTTGTGCTAATCTACTAATCTTTACATCAATAGCAATACTAAGCTGTTCTAAGATCTTCATTTGTTGCTCTTTAGTTAGTCCTAAGTGCTTATACTTTAGCAAAATCCGATCAATATCAGGCAAAAACGTCTCAGCACTAGTATTATCAACAACTTTCTGTAAAGACTTTCGATAAATTGTTTTTAAGCTAATCAGCTATCACCACCTTTGCACCACTTAATTATAGCATAATAAAAAAGCCTAAGAACTTAATCCTAGACTTTTTCATTTACTAATCTTCTGGATAATGTACATTTAATTCGTCAAACATACCCATAGAAACACTAATAAGATAAGAGTCACTCTTTAGTAAATCATCATCTATGGTAACACTATAAATATTAACATCATAAAGATAACTAAAAATTTTAATAGCACTAACAAAGTAAGAATCAATATTATTTAGTGCTTCTACCTTAAACCGTTCTTCACCTAAATAACCTCTAAGATCCTTATAGGTAAGTTTGAATGTAAAGGTACCCCCTAAATTAACATATTCTTTAGACAAACCCAGTAAACACTTTTCTAGTGCGTCTGAAAAAGGACCATAGACTGGATTATTCCTCATTGCACTTGTTAAAGCCTTCTGTTTTACCTTAGCTACATGATCTTCTATCTCTTTAAATGTAAAAGTACAACCATCCATAATTACAACTCCCTACCGCAAAAAGGACAAAACTTAATTTCAATCTGCTCCACAATATCAGCCAATAAATCCTCATCAAAGTTGCCCGTATGCTCTACAGATAGATAAGGCTGAATAACACCTAAGTCGTCACATTCGATTGATACTCCCATTCCACTATCAGGCAAATACTCTACCTTATGAGGATAATGACAATAAGGACAGCCAGTAGAAACAGCTACCTTAGCTAATTCTTCTTTTTTAGGACTTTCTTTTGTTTGCATTAGCCAAACTCTTTTCACAACAATTTAATACAATTATAATCTAAAAAGAGCAAAAAGAAAAGCCCACAGTCCATTGGAGATTGATAATACTGTAGGCTTTTCAAACACTATAAATACTAATATTAATAAAGAGGATAGAATCTATTAAATAAATAGATCCTACAATTATTATATTAGACTCGTTCGCAATAGATGTCAATAATTTTTAATTAAAATTTCATCACTTTTACCAGATTTAGTATGATAAGTTGAATTAGAATAATCCATATTAAAATGAATAACTTTAAGATCTGGATTAGCTTTAATAAACTCTGCTAAAACTTTATTCTCTTTTCCACGATGTGATAGCACATTAGACATCGCAGTCTTGATTCCAGCTTGCGTTAAATCTCTAAAATAATTTACTAACTTAACATCGTCTTCCTCAGTCCAATTAAGACCTCGCTTACCATCATTATAAGTAGCCGTAGTTAGACTATAAGGCGGATCCATATAAACTAAATCATTATCATGAATAGTATTAAGATTAATAACCTTATCATAACTTTTACTGATAAAGCGAAAGGGGTCATTTTTAACTATTTTAATGAATTCACCAAGAATATTTAATTTATTACTTAAATAACGTTTATTAACCCGTTCAGAATTAGCATAAGGCATATTATACTCAAAAGCTTTATTGAAACGAGGCAAACCATTAAAAGAAGCAATAATCAGCAAATAGAGAGAAATGGATTTATCAAAATCATATTCAAAATAATCAGAATTATAATCAGATCTTAGCTTCAAAAATTCGTCCTTACTGGTTAAAGCTAATGACATACTCTTTAGAGCCTCAAATTGCAAAGAATTTAAAGTAGATAAGTCTCTGAACATTTGAACCAAAGGAGTAGAAAGATCATTCCAAATATGAAATCGAGCCTTAACATTTAAAGAAACATTACCAGCACCTGCAAACAAGTCAAAGAAAGTATCAATATTATCTTGTTGTAGTTCTGGTAATAACTGAGGGAGTAAACGTCTCTTACTACCCATATAATTAATTGGAGATTTAATTATCTTTTGTTTTACCATTCGCACCCCGCTTAAAATGAAGATAACCTACCTGTACTATAAAAGTAGTTACGGTACTTAAAAACATATCAATAACAACAAAAATAAAAGAATTGTCTTTAATTCCTAAACAGGTAAATATAATTCCATAAAAGAAAATAAATATAATAGATAACCATGCTTTTAACTTTATATTGAAAATATCATTAGCAATTACTAAACCTAACATAAAAATATAAGAGGCTAATAGGATTATCCAAAAGCTAACATGAGCAAAGATTGGCAAAAATGAGACAAGCCATGTAAACACCGCCGAAATAGTACCACATAAAAGAGTTGCAGTAATAATATGTAGCCACACATAACCCTTATTTTTCACTCCACATACCTCCAATTAGACTAAAGCAAACACAGGTTGCTCCACCAGCAAACACAGCATTTAAAAAGCTAAAATCAACAGTAATATGGAAAAGTGAAATTAAAAATAATACACTATAACCAACAATAGCAAAAAGAATAACAATAACAGCTAAAATTAACAAACTAAAAAGTATAGCTTTAACCCATGTTCCCATTAATTCTCTCCTCTGCTAACTTAAAATAATCTGGATCTTTTTCAATTCCAATAAAATTACGATTTAGGTTCTTACAAGCAACTCCAGTCGAACCGGAACCCATTACGTTATCTAATACAGTCATACCCTCATTAGTATATGTTTTAATTAGATACTCTAATAGATCAACTGGTTTTTGGGTAGGATGCACTGTCTTTGCTAATTTATTAAAATGAATAGCGTTAACTGGATAACGAGTACCTTTATTATCTGTAACCCAACCGGTTTTATAAGAACCCCAATTACTACTCTTAGTATCATTTTTAGCTTTATATGGCTTTCCCTTAAGCATTTGTGGATTATAAAGAGGAAGCCTAGGGTAAAAAATAGAAATAGTTTCAACAGCTTTTAATGGCATTTTCTTAGCATTAAGAAAACCAGAACCTCGATTTTTAATCCAATACCAATCATAACGATACCATTTAGGATTAGATAATCTTAAACTAGATGAAAAAGGTTCGTCACCAAACAAGGCAACCACCCCACCCGCTTTTAGTAAACGTTTATACTGTTTCCAAAGCTGGTCCATTGGAATAATATGATCCCACTCATTACGAGTCGTCTCAAAAGGTAAATCAGCTAAAACCATATCTACACTATGGTCTGGTAAAGTCGGTAAAATTTTTAAACAATCATTATTATACAACTTAATCAACTAAAATAACCACCTAACCTAAGATTTATTCCTAGTTTAAGTGGTTTTTCTGATTAATTAAAAATTTTATAGAGGAGTAGCTAAATCTCCTACCTCTAATTTTAGTCCTTTATATACTGCCTTATTTCCTGCTGTAGATCCTTGCTCACCACAATAGATTAAAAATTTATAAGGACCTTTGGATAAATTTGTAGGATCACCATTAATTTCAATAGTAACAGCAAGATCATTTCCATATACAGAGGTTGAAGTACCAAAATTAATACTTAGATTATCATTAAATATTCCTACAACAAAACGATTAGTTATACCATTATCTACTAATAGATTAGCCTCTTTAATACTAACAGTAAATCTATCGCCATTCCTTAAAGTCTTAACATCAATATAATACTGATTAAAACACCAATTATTATAATTTCCAGTTTCCTTAGTACCGTCAACTAAATACTCATCTGGAGGATCCTTAACAATGTTAGGATTCTTAATCAAAGATAAATGTTTTTGTAAGCCTATCATATCAAACAAGGATAATTGATTTTCAACCTTAGTTAAATCACGATACCCGTCTGCTAATGTTTTTAATTGACTAGAAACAGTTGTTAACTTAGATTTTAATTCGTCATTATTATAATGATATTCAGTCATAATAAAAACTCCTTATACTTTTTTATTCAGTATAAAGAGTTTGTTTTTTTTTTCTTTTTGTATAGCAAAAGGTAACTACTGTAATAGCTACCTCAAAAGAAAAACACCATACATAAGTTTGACCTACTTGCTATTATAATAGCATAATTATTTAATAAGTCAATAATTAAGCTTCATTAGCTTTATAATTAAGCTTATTTTGTTCCTTAAATTGATCTGATACCATTTTATCAATATCTTTAGAGGATAAATCAATTAAATCGTCTTGATCCACTCGTTTCTTATTTTCGTCCTGTGGATCTTTATAAACAGGGATAGAGTCATTAAAAATATCACTCATACCAGCAGGGGCTTGTGGAGCACCTGTTTGAGTATCATCTCCAGCAGATGTTTGTTGTAATAATGTATAAACAGAAGCCAAGTCCTTTAAGTCTTTAACATCAAGTTCAGAAGTTCCACTCATTGCCTGATCTAAAAGCTTCTTAGAAACCAGCTCAATAGTCTGTTTAATATTATCAGTTGCTTGTTCTTTATCAGCCGTCTCTCCTGCTGAAATCATTTGACGAATTGAATCTGTTAAACCAGACAAGTTATTTCACTTCCTTTCTTAAATAACGGTAACAGCTATGAGGACTATAGCAAACAGAACCAGAGAAAAAAGTCCCATTTACATAATAATGAATATGTTTAACAGAGGTAACAAACTCACCTGTTTTAAATACATAGGACGTAAGAGGACGACCACAAACAGCACAATAACGAGTTTCTGTATTATGTGATTTACGTTTAAATATTCTCTTACGATCTACATGCTTAAATAATTTCTTACGCTTAATAAGAATATCGTCATAAGTCATTCTTATCACCTGTAATGTAATATAGGGAATTAAACCTATACAAACAAAAAGATACAAAAGTGTAAAAGAAAAGCCCTAGCTCACAAATAGCATGAGTAGGACTTAGACTAGCCTTTAATGTACTTTGCAGGGATTTGTACTTACCCCTCGCAGTAGATCCCGTAGGATTACTACCACTCTTATAATAGATTATATCACAAATTACCAATCTTAGTAAGTCTCAAATTTCTAATTTGTAAAGTATAGGGATAGAATTTACCATCATAAATATACTTTTTTTCAGTTCTTATAATCCAACTAGTACCTTTACCCAATGTTGTGTCATCTGGATCATATTTTATATCTTGAGTATATAAAGTCCAATTCTTATGGAGATAAAAAGTATTACGACTATCCTGATACCCAGAAGAACGATCATTCCAAGCAAACCAAAATGACTGTAAATAATCACTTGTCCGCTCTACATTAGAACGATACCAAAAAGATAAGCGATAAACACCTCTTGTAATAGACGTATCAATATTAGAATGGATTGCATCTACATAGGAGTCTGCTGTATCACCAACCGCATCTTTAGATACAGTATAATCAGCATTATTATATCCTTGACCCCAAACAGAAACCCACGAACACCATGGAACATTATTCGTTATACCTAGAGCATAATTAGTAACATCAAGTATAGGGTTACGAACTATTTTAAAATTAGTTATCTTAACACTATCAACAGAAGCTTGAACATAGAAATTACTCGATAGTACCTCACCAAACTGCACCTTATCAATAGTGTAACTTTCAACCTGATGTTCTTTGCCACTTTCTTTATTCATATAAGTCCAGCAATCAATGTAATTATAATTACTATTGGTAACACCATTAACATTTAATTCATATCCAATACGATCCTTACTAGAATTAATATCACTAGTAGGTTTAAAACCAGACCACTCAATATCATAACTAATAGTAATCGTACTACGACCCTTCATAAAAAGTGAATTCAGTAGATCTGTATTCTGTTTAGCCGTTCTTGAACTAAATAAAGGAGTGGGCTTGCCAGAACTCATTAATAACATATCATCACTAGTATTACTAGGAAAACTAAACCCAGTAGTATCTAACTCAATAATATTTTTAGGGACAAGATCATTAATTAGGATATTCATTTGATTAAACGTTAATTGATCTGTTATACCATAAGCATTTCTAAAACCATCTCCAAGAGAATTAAAAGTATCTTTTACAGTCATATTACCACCCTTTCAAATAGACGAAAAAGTGACAACATAGGAAAAAGATAATTTATTCTCCCCCCCCCCTAACTAGGGTATTAGGAGTATAAGGTAAAGGGAAAGTACCTAAATTTAACATAGGATTAGAATAGCGAATTATTCCTTTAGTATAAGGATTACCAGATAAGCCAAACTTAACAGTATCTTCTACACCAAGCTGAAATGTAACGCTAACTAGTCCTTTATTACCAGCCAAAATCCAATTATTTGAATAGGCTCCCCAAACGGGGCAACTAGCATTTAAAGCTTTATTAGCCCCAGATATATCAGTCCATTCTACTCGATTAGACGTAGAATTATGGTCATTAGTTAAGTCTACATAAATAGAATAAGTATAAATACCAGCAGGTAGCTTTACATTATCATAAAGAATAGCAGACCACTGATTATAGTCTACTGATAAATCTTTTACCTTACTAGTAGTATTAGACAAAAGATTGTAAGTTGTCAGTCCTGTAGCCATACTACTCATATCGGCTAAGGAAAGCTTATTTTGATAACCAGAAGCAGAGCGTAAATTATTAGCTAATGTACCTAAAGTATCTTGTATACTCATGTTGTCACCTCCTTACATTGTTGTAAAGAAACGACAGCATAAGCAAACAATATAAAACTAAGGAGTTTATACCCCCCCCAAGCGTAATATCATCTAATTGAATTAAACTTGGGGAAGCAAAGTCAGCGTCAAGTTTACCATTTAACCCAAACGCAAAACTAACAGTTTTATCATTATAAAAACTATCAGTCTTAAAGGTATAAGTAAACTTAGTCCAATCTTTTGATTTAAGGGTAAACCACTGATACCAAGATTGTGTATTTGTACTCATAGACCACCCACGTAAAAAGATGGTTCCACCGTTACCAGTATAATCTTGAGGTAAACGGGCATAAATAGACGCTTGATAAGTACCTTTTTGATAATTTACAGGGCGTTGACTAAAATCTCGATTACCTTGAATATTACCACGCATTCTAAAGTAATTACCAACACCCAAAGAAGAATTACCAGTATCAAATGAAACACTTCCAGTCCCATTACCGCCAGAAGCTACAACCCAACGAGTATCAGTAAAATCTTCATTCTTAGTAACAACAAAGACATCTGTAGAAGAAGGAGAAACGTGATTTAGAACGTTACGTCCAAGTCTCCTCCCCCCCTCAGTCCAAAAGGTAGGTTTATGACCTATTTCTAACTTCGGTAAGTAAATATAAGAAACTGTAGGTACATAGTCATTATTAATCTGAGTACCAAACAATCTAACAGAATTCATTCCTTTATTACTATTATTTCTAAGAGTTATAGATTTACGTTTAGCTGATTCCAAAGGGGTTTCATCTGTAGATCTCGTACCAGATTGAATTTTACATCTAGTAATCTTAAAATAAGTACCACTATTAAATATTTTAAATACTTGATCATATCCACTCATATCAAATAGTCTAACTTTATAATCTTTCTTATTATTTAATTTATAGGTAGAAATAATCTTATAGTGCACTGCATCCAATTTAATTATTGTAGCAGGTTGTGTGTCATGACCATCACCTAAAGTAAACCAAGTAATATTCATTGAGGAGTCAAGGTCTACATTACAGTCTGTCTCAACCCAAATCGTTTGAGTATATGATTTATCTGCACTTAAAAGAGCATACATAACTTTTGAAGTATTTGTATCTTGTGTTACCAACTCACCATTATTATATGTAGTAGGCAAACTAAGATAAGCACTATTTGTATTATCTTTCCACTCGGTACTAGGTGTTCCATACCCAAACGTAAATGGGATATTAGAATCAGCAGTATCAACAAGCGTGTCAGAAACACTTATATCCAACATACTCGTATCACCATTATTTAATATTTCACCATCAGCTCTAACTACGTTAGGTAAGAAAGAACCACCACTAGCATTTCTTAAATACCAATTCATACGAACTGGAGTAGTCAAATTATAGCTATAAGTATAACGAGTACCCCTTAATAATAAATCTGTATCTTGATAAGCTTCTTGCCAAGCACCAGTCAATCTAATAGAATTATGTTCTTTACCATTGATAATACTTACACCAGAGTGGTTAGTATCTCCACCACCATCTAAAGTCCAATCTTTTAAAGTTTGTGTATTATGGAGCATGTTTACCCCAGTCATATCACAAAGTTTTTCTCCAGCTTGGCTGGTGTAATAAGGCGGAACATCTTGATTAGTGGAAAGTTGCAATCCACCATATCTAATAGTAGTACTTTGTGACCCATTATTAAGACTATTTAGTTCAACTCTAGGAGTAACATATCCGTCTTTAGATACATTAAAATGATAACCAATCCGTCTAAAATGATCCATATTAGGGTTACCCTTAATATCAAAGTAAGGATCAGTTGTAAAATCATATTTAATTACTGCTCTTTCAATTGACCCACCAATTGGATCTGGCATATAAGGAGTAGTGTTATCTAATAACAAAGCTACCTTAGCGTCATTATCAGTTTGTACATAAGCAGAAATAGTATAATCTACACCGTTTTGTAGATAAACTGGTTGCGCTCTACCTGTACCGGTATCTGTAAAGTAGTAAGAACCAATCTTATTATTAGATCCTTGAACTTTGATACTAGAACCGGTTACAGTTCCTATTTTGGTCCAGACACTATCATCAGTCATATTATCTGTATCATAAAGTAGATTCATAACAGGGGATAATTCCCAACCAATAGATTGACCTGTATAAATCCACGAATGACAAACCCCTACGTCAAGGAAACTAGCACTCTTTAAGTCTAAATGATATAAATTGTACATATACAAATTAACAGTTTCTTCCGCTTCCCAACAAGCAGTTAAGCGATAAGTGTTTAAAGCTATCTGTTCAACCGTTGCTTGGTAAACATGAGATTGACCATTATAGAAGAAATCAAAACCAGCTTTCTTGATCTGGCTTGCATCAGTCGTAATAATAACTTCCTGTTTTACTTTTTCACCTGCTGGAATATTCTTTAGTCTATCAGCAGAAGGATAGACTTGTAAATTATGATCTCCTGTAGATGAAAAATTAAATCTATAAGCTTGTGCACTAATATTGTAATTTATTAAATGACTTTGTCTATAAGAATTATTAGTACCTCTAGCTCCATCTAAATCACGATAACTAAAAATAGATAAAGAACGGTCTAAAACAGAAGCAGTGAAAGTACCGTTTGAAGTTGTAGAGTCTACAGAATTGGGAGTCCAAACGCCGGGTTGCCTACCTTTATAAAGACGTTCATTCTTTACTTGTACTTGTTCTCCACTTACTGCTTTACCATCTTGAGCAATAAGATAACATCTCAAAGTATCAGCAGTACCACTTCTCTGAATATAAACAGTTACATCTTTATTACATTCACCGGGATTAACTACTACAGAATGACCATTAATTGGGTAGCCAGCATCAGAAGTACCTTGAATAGGTGTAGTACCTCTGCAATTCCAAACTTCAAGATCAATAGGATGAGTACCATAATTAGAAATAGTAGCAGAATATGCAAACCAATCCCCTACTTTTTCATCATGATAGGTATAATAAGGAGAATTAGCAGTGGTTTTACCAAACCAGACGCTATCTACATATAAGGTTTGATATTGATCAGAGGTACCCGAAAGGAGGTTGTGATTTACCCAAGATAATTCATTAACATGATCTTTCATCTCAGGAACAGTCATTTTTTCTTTATAACCAGTACGGGAGCGGATATTATCAGCTAAACCAGTCAGCTCATCATTTAGCATAAGATCCCCCCCCTTCTTCGACTGTTCCACAATAAGGAGTCATTTCAGATCCACGCTCTAATTTAGGGCCATATTGACCAATTAAAAGATTACTATATTCTGAGGTATCACACTGAAAATCAATTTCAAAACGAGGTTTAATATAACCATCATTGAGAGCTTTAAACGTATAAGAAAACCGTTGCCAATTCTTAGTGACTTGAATTTGCTTGGCATTAGACCCACTTGCATCTTGAATATGTGCTAGTTTATGAGTAACATCAAATCCAAACTCATTATCAGAATTAAGTTCAATATAAAATCTGGATAGGGGTAAACTATCGGGTCCTGAATATTCTTTAAGGTAAATACTAAAAGTATAAGTTTCCCCAGCACTAACTTTAGCATACTGAGAATTACCATTCCATCTTTGAACTGGGGTAGTTATCAGAACATTAAAGTCTGGAAGATCTGGATCTTGGTAAAGATATTCACCACCTACAAATAAACCTAACCAATCTCCCGTAAAATATCTAGTACCAGTCAATAAATTAGGATTAATATTCAAACACTACTCACCACTTTCCGTTTAAGATTGCGTCATTTACATACGATTTAATTTCATTTTTATCTGCGTCAGTCCAATAATCAGTACCACGTACGGGTGTTCTACCTTGCATATTACCAATAACAGCACCTATATCAAAGGTACCACCGCCTGTAGTAGCACTATTGTCAACTTTAATTCCAGTTACCTGCGTAATCATACCGTTAGTTTGGATAACTAAGTCACCAACCTGTGGACCAAATCCTATCTTAGTATTATAAAGATCAGACCAGTATTGACCACCTAAATTACCACCTCTGGCATACTTACTAAACCAGATACTTAAACCACGATCACCTTTTGATCCCTGAGCACCAGTAGCCCCAGTTTCACCTTTAGGACCAGCAGGACCAATTGGGCCTTGGCTACCTGTAGCACCAGTATCACCTTTATCCCCCTTAACACCTTGGGGACCTTGAGATCCAGTATCACCTTTTTCACCTTTAGGTCCTTGAGCACCAGTTGCTCCAGTTTCACCTTTATCTCCTTTAGGCCCCTGAATACCTTGAATACCATGCAAGTCAGCGAGTAGTTCACCAATTCCATAGGTCTTAGGAGAAGCATTATTATTAATCCCAGTAATTTGATAAACTTTTCCTGATGGCATAATAACATGTTCCCCAACACGTGGAGGATTAGCAGTTGGGTGTAGATCACTCCAAAACATCGTATTTTGGTTAGGGCTTGCTTCATATGTAGAATAATAAAAATTATAACCTAGATCTCCTCTTTCACCTTGAGGTCCTTGGTCTCCTTTATCTCCCTTTGGTCCTTGGGGTCCGGTTAAACCCTGTTTACCTTGAATACCCTGAATACCTTGTATACCTTGTGGTCCTTGAATACCTTGTGCACCAGATAAGTCAGAAATGTAAACAAACTTACTGCCATCCCAAACATAGAGTTTAGAATTATCAGGATCATTAACATTGCTTGCAATCATTGTAAAGTCACCGTCAGTAAATCCAGCGCCTTTACTTGCATTCATTGCAGATACAGAGTCAAAAGTCTTCTTAATATTAAAGTTCTTACCAGCAGGACCTACAGGACCTTGTGGACCAGTAGCCCCAGTATTACCTTGAATACCTTGGGGACCTTGTAAACCAGTAGCACCACGTTCACCACGAGGACCAGCCACACCAGCTAAATTAGCTAAATAAGGACCATAATTAAAAGTACCCCCACCAGCTTCGGGGACACCACCGTAGCTAACACCAGTTACTTGAACTAAATGACCACTACTTAAAACCACTAAGTCACTAACCTGTGGTCCACGGTCAGGAGCAGATCCCTTTAAGTCAGTCCAATAAGAACCACGATAGTTTTCACCATAATCGTGAATATCAAACCAGATGTTATAACCTCGATCACCTTTTGGTCCAGTTGGTCCAACTAAAGTCTTTTCATAATCTTTAAAACTACCAGTAAAACCAGCGTCACGTGCTAATTCATATAAAGACTTACCAGTTTCACCTTTAGGAATATCGAAGTGCAAAACATCGTATTGATCTAAATAAACGTTAGCATTTTTATTAGAGTCAATAGTCGATACTTTAATATCTTTAATATCAATATCATGAACATGTAAAACTCGTCGTTCAATAATCTTGCTAGTATCAGGAGGAGTAATATTAGTAGCTTCAGGAGTAAAGATACTCTTAAAAACCAGTCTATTATTACTATAAGCCAAAGTAATATACTTTGCTGTATTGCTAGGATAATACTCCATATGGTCTGAATAACGCATACTAAGGTAAAAAGCATATGTTCCTAGCCCTAATGAAGATAACTGGCTTAGCTTAAAGTAAACACCATCATCATTAGCATTTACTGGAATAGTTAAACGACTATTACCACTAAGATCATAGAAGTGCATATTTAATTCCACATTAAAGAATTGAAGACTCTTTTGCGAATTAGTAGGCACTAAATAAATTGTTGTATCATTGTCACTAGGAATGCTTGAAATAAAGCTTAATTTATTCATTAGACCTTTGCATTCCCCTTTCATATCACATAGTTTCGCTATATGTAATATAGGGGATTTAGACACAAACAAAATAAAAACCTTTCCTGAATTATAACAAGAAAGGCTGTAAACAAGATTATAAGTATAGTGACAATTAATATCCCATATTCAACTTAATTAAAGTATAACATAATTAACTAAATTATCAATAATTATTTTTTAGGGACACCAAGAATAAATCCATAATATCTTAATGACGAAACATTAACTACCCCGTCTGCCCCTACATTTAATTTTTGAGGTTCTAAATTACTTAAATCAAAATAATACCAATCATGATTAGTTACTCCTAGTTTAAGCGTTACCTTAATATCTTGAGCTGGAGTAACACTACAATTAGCATTCGTATCTCGCCATTCGGTATTAGTGGTTCTGAGGTTAATTAAACTTAAACCTAAATAATCACTCTTATTACCACGACTAATCCCACAAACTTTACCAGATTGCAAGCTATCTACACTACCGCCATCAATAGTAGCTAAACCATCTACCTGATAACCTAAACCTATGATTTCTTTAAAAGCAACAAAGAAATCATACATCATTGGTAAATAGCTATCTTTAAGCATTGAAGGAAGATTAAGATTACTATTAGGGAAATACTCATTACAGAGCATATGCTCACCCATTTCTAGGTGCGTAGCACCACTAGCCATAATTACTAAGTCAGCCAGAATGATTCCGTCTGCATTAAAATATTTACCAGCATTATTTTTAGCAAAGTCATAGTCCATATAACCAGCTATAATAACACCTTTCTTTTTCTTATTACTATCAAAAGATTCTGTTAATCCTCGAACTAGTCTAAGCATATCGTCATAAGTCTTACGATTATCCCAGACCTCCGTGTAAAAGTATTTTAAAGAAGTAACTGGTTTCATATCATTAATTCCATATTCACCAACAGAATTAACTCCAATATCCCAGCCCATGTTACCGGCTTTATTTAAGAAATAATGAATCCCACTAGCTAATAAAGAGCTAGATAATTCATTACCATTATTATCATACTTATTACCGGGATCACCAAACATATCAATGTGCCAGCCGTCAAAAGGCATATTATCCTTAACTATCTTCATTTGATTAACAATATAATCTTGCCAAGGACCATTCATCCAATTCATATTATAAAGATTATATTTACCCCAGCCTTTAGACTTATCTAATGTTTTATAAACATGATCTAAATTCTTAGAATTATCGTCAAACAAAAACATTTCCGCAGAAAGACCGTGTACTAATTGGTTAGTATCTGAACCATTCATTGCCATATAAGCTAAAGGCTTCATACCATAATCTTTAGCTAAATTACAATAATCATCAATAACTTTCTTTCTAGTCAAACGATTACCAATATCAGTCCAAGTATTTGAAACTTGCAAGCTATCACCAACAGAAGAAACTGGTAGTGGCAATGAATGCAGGTCAAACCAATCGTAAAACTGTACTAAATTAATATGCAGACGCTTCAAATAGTCTAAGTTTTTTTTTTCTTTCTACCGAAGAGTCATTATCATATTTAGAAAGAAACCCCATAATAGGAAAATTATAAACATCATTACTTACGTTAATTGCAATCGTCTTTGTTGCTACATTATTACCAACATGATTTTCAATTACGACAGCATAACCAATATTATCGTCAGCAGGTAAAAACCATGACCAACTAATCTCAGAAGTTCCATAATAAATTTCCTTAGTAGCAACTAAATTATTCAAATGATAATACTTAACTACTAAGTGACCATGACCAGAAACACTAGTAGCATGAAAAACTACTTTTTCAGACGGATAATAAACAGCCTTATCAGTATTAAGATCTAACAAAGTAGCTGAGTCATCTTGATCCTTCATACCTACTGAATATTGAGTAATAGTGTTACCTATCTTCCAATGACCATTACTATCAATCTGTGGAGTAAGCCCGTCATTACCCTTAGGTCCAGTATCACCCTTGTCCCCTTTAGGACCTTGAGGACCAGCAGATCCGGTCTTTCCTACAGGTCCCTGAGGTCCGGTAGCACCAGTCTTTCCCACAGGCCCTTGAGGTAAAGATCCTAAATCTATATCAGTCTGTAAACTCACCTATAAACATCTCCTCACTAATTCTGATAGTCCGTAACTAATTTCATATGTAAATGACCATCACTAGAAACGTAAGGAACATACACAGGTCCAGCAGAACCTCTATCACCCTTAGGACCTTGACTACCTACGTCTCCTTTATCTCCCTTGGGTCCTTGTATTCCTTGCGGTCCTCTATCTCCTGTATTACCTTTAGCACCCGTAGCACCAGTATCACCTTTAGGACCAGCAGGTCCCATTGGTCCAGTAGGTCCTTCAATTCCCTGCGGGCCACGTTCACCTTGAGGACCTTGAATACCGGGTTGGCCTTTCATAGCAATAACAAAATCAAGCTCAGAACCTTTATTACCATTGTCTAACCAAGATTGATAAGCTGATTTACCTGCTGAACCTTGTTCACCTTTATCTCCTTTAGGTCCTTGTGGACCAACTGGACCTTGACTACCCGTAGCACCAGTTTTACCAGCGGGTCCTTGAGGTCCTGTATCTCCTTTAGGTCCCTGAACACCTTTAAAACTTTCTACAAACTGAGCCTCTGTTCCTTTATTCCCTACGTTTAGCCAAGATTGATAGACTGAATATCCATTATCACCCTTGTCTCCTTTGGGTCCTTGATCTCCCTTAGGACCTTGAAAGCCACGTGGACCCATAGGACCAGTACTACCAGTATCACCTTTTGGACCAGCAGGACCTTGTGGACCTGTCTTACCTTGGGGACCCATTGGACCTACAGGACCTTGAGCTTTAACTTTTAAGTCAATATCTTTTTCCATTAACTTAACTCACCTTGATCCGTTTCTTTAACGTGCCAATTACCGTCTGAACCAATGTAAGGAATATAACTAGTTCCGTCTCTACCATTAGTACCATCTAATCCTCTAGCACCTACAGGTCCCTGTGGTCCTTCATCACCTCTAGGACCAACTGGACCCTGTTTACCTTTAGGAATACCTATAATCAAGGTATTATTAATAATTCTGGAGTAGGCTTGCTTGTCCTCATCTAAAGTAACTACTTGTACAGAATTAAAGGGCATATTACTATTACCTGTATCTAAATTCTTAAAATAATCAGCCGGAATATCTTTTAAAATAGATAGCTTTGCGTCTGTAGTCAAAATCAAATAAAGCACTTCCTGCCCCGGAAAATAATTACGCTCTGTACGAGTTCTAATCTCTAAATAAAGCCCATAAACTTTACCCGCAGACAAGCCAATCAAATTAATAGGATCAAAATAAACACCGTTACTGTCATAATTACCCGCAATAGTAGTAATCTTATTTCCCTCTAAGTCTATAAGATGAAAAGTTAAAAAAGCATTATCATAACTTACTACTCCCGTAGAGTCTACAGGCAGAAAATAAACCTTAGAACGATCACTAATAGAGTCTAAAGTGTTTAAATAGTTCAATTACAATCACCTCTTTAATTAAATACCAATATTTTTATTTGACTTATTACCGCCATCTTGAAATGCAGAACCCTCTGTAGTATAAACTACCCAATTATTGTTAGCTTCACCATTAATAATGACTTTACCATTCGTATTAGGAATGGTAATCACATTACTAGCTACTCGATTATAGTCTCCTTTTCTAATCAATAAACCAGTAGTATCAGTGGGAGTATTATTAGCTAAAATATTATTACCAGTAATTGCATTATTAAAAGCTTGCAAGTGAACTATTCCCCACATTTTATCTTTACCGTCTGGATTATCTTTATATGACTCTAAAGCAATTACATTACCTGAAATAACATTACCATTTCCATAAGCTCCACTATCATTAGGTAAAAACTCAATAATTCCATTATAGTAAGCCGAAATCGTATTACCTACGATAGAACCATGTACAGGATTTAATATCCTAATAGCAGAAGCACCGTCTGGGTAAATATTGTTTCCAGTGATATTAAACCTATCTGGATTTTCCATGTATATAGTTGTCCCGTTAGGTTGTGCACCTAGCGAATTGTTCTTAATTTCTGCTTGTTGACTTGCTCCAGTTAAAAGAATAGCCGATTGAGTTTCAGCAATCCATGAATTACTGATTTTAGGGGCGTCCGCACCATTAAGACGTACACCAATACCAACATTATTAATAGTCATATTATCAATAACCGTACGATCAGTATTACTTATCCCATCAATTCCAACTCCCGCATTCGTGTCACCACGAAGATCAAACCCGCTGAAAGTAATACCTGAAAGCCTATTACTGTTATGGGTATTTTCTAGTTTAAAAGCAGTAGTTGGATTTTGAACAGTAACTTTTGCCCCACCGCCTCCAGTCTGAGTAGAACCGTCTGTAGCATCAATTCCGCTACGAAGTCCATTGTTAAAACCCATTATATGAACATAAGAACGATCAATAGTAACAGTAGATTTTAAAAAATAGTTACCATTAGGAATAAAAACTGTCCCACCAACAGATGGTAAGGCTTGAATTGCTTTGTTGAAAGCAGGGGCACTATCAAAATTTACATTTTCAGGCTGAGCGCCAAAGTCTAAAACATTGACAAACATCGAACTCATCTTAGACGTTATCTTAGCTATATCCTCAGTATTAGTTCCTATATTTTTTTTTTATAACAGATACATCAGGAACTTGTCCCGGATCTCCCTTATCTCCTTTATCACCCTTGGGTCCCTTTGGCAATAGCCCTAAATCTATATCCTTTAATAAATCCATTGTCAATTAACCTTTCATTCTATCCTTTTCTTGGTTTAATATAAAAAAGCCTAGCAATTAAGCTAGACTCTTTTTATTACTTTTTTACTAAACCAAAAGGTTTTAAGTCTCCCACAGAAAAAATACCGAGTTCATACATAACTCTTAACATAACTTTTTGATGATCACATTGAAATTGTCCTTTTTTAGCTCTAGAGTCGTCATTAAAATAAACATTACTCCAATCATAACCACCTGCGTCAGTCCTTATTGGATTAATAACTTTAGTATTAGGTCCCCAGTAGTCAGCACGATCAGTTATTTTTGAAATAGCGTCTAAAGTCAAAGTCCCCCGACTTGCCGACATAATACCACCAATCAAAGGCCACATATCAAGGTTTGTATTCTGAACGTTCGCAGAATAACCATAGCCATAAATAGTTGCAAAGGTTCCATAATCAGGAATTTGTAACCCACAACCGTTATCAAACCAGATAGTCCAAGGAGTTGTAGTCCGATCTAAAGTATATCCTGTAGGAGCATGGCGAACATTAGTCGCTTTTAGTGATTGAATCCACTGTGACTCAGTACCGTTAAAACCATTTGAAACAGCTAACTCATAAGCAGATCTTCCGTCTTTTCCAGTCTTCCCTGTAGGACCCTGTAAAGAAACTAAAACCTTACTAAAGTCCAAAGTTTCCGCTTCGTGGTCAATTTTAGCAACTTCAACTAAGCTACCATTAGGTTGTAACAAATAATCTCCTACATTAGGTACCACATTAGAGTCAACTAATAAATCAGGGTAGCTAACAGAGGTTAAATTACCACCCAAAGTAAGTTTAGTTAAATATATTGAACGTCCTTGATCTCCTTTTGGTCCTTGCAATCCTCGTGGACCAGTTTTTCCAATAGAACCTTGAATACCTTGAGGCCCTTCTTCACCGTCAGCACCCTTAGGACCAACCGGACCTCGATCACCCTTAGAACCTTTAAGATAACTAAAGAAATCATCCTCCGTACCGGAATGACCACTATTAAGCCAAACCTGATAAGCAGAAAGACCGTCAGAACCATCCTTACCAACAGAACCCTTATCTCCTTTGGGTCCAATAGGTCCTTGGTCTCCCTTATCGCCCTTTGGACCTGCTGGACCCCGCTCACCTTGAGGACCAACCGGACCAATAGATCCGTCTTTACCATTTTCACCTCTAGGACCCTGTGGTCCAATTGGTCCTTGCTCACCCTTTGGTCCAGCAGGACCTATAGGACCAACACTACCAGTATCACCTTTGTCCCCTTTTGGTCCTTGTGGTCCAGCGGGTCCGGGAGGCCCTTGAACAGCAGTCGAACTACTAGACGCTATTTCCTTTCTAAGCTCATCAATAGTTATAGTACTAATTACCTTACCATTAACATTTTCAATATTATTAGCAAGATAAATACTCTTCGTACCATCATCAGGATAAATTGAATTCCTACCATTCTCGTCTGTTACCCACACCTCAAAATAGTAGTAATCAGATGGTAAGTCTTTAAACTGTTCACTACCAATATTAATTGCTTTATCCGTAACTTCACAGTCAACGTCTTTTAAGTAACCAGTTTTATTACCCATTTTTACAACAACGTTATCACTATCGTTAAATGATACTTTATATCCTTGCTCATCCGTTAAGGTAAAGATATAAGTTCTACTTGTATCTCCCGATTTTTGCCAAATCGAATTTATAAATAAGTCTCTCATTAGTAACTCAAGACCTGTCCGGGATAAATTAGGTTAGCATTTCTTAAACCATTAGTAGCTACTAAATGATTTACAGAAGTACCTAAGCGATAAGCAATTGTTGAAAGGTTATCGCCATAACGAACAGTATAAGATCTACGTTGTTGTACTTGAGCATTTCCACTAATCTTTAATACTTGACCGGGGTAGATAGTATTGTAAATACTCTTACCATTAATTTGTGCAAGAGTGTACATACTCATACCATGATCATTAGCAATCTTCCACCAGCTATCCCCGTAACGGACAGTATAGGTTGAAGTTTGTTGAGTATTATTGTTAGCATTAGGAACTGGTTTTTGAACCTTGTTAGATACAGAATTACCTTCGCCCTTGTCAGCTACCCGAAGAACTTGTCCCGGATAGATAACAGAATTAATAGTGCTTCCATTAAGTTTAGCTAAGGCGTACATATCCATTCCATGGTCATTAGCAATCTTCCACCAGCTATCACCAGACTTAACTGTGTAATTATGGGTATCTTGATGAAGTTGCTTACCCTGTTCTGTTGCTGGAGTTTCAGTCTTAGGTTTTTGAGCATTACCGTTAGTATAACCATTATCAGTAATACCAGTTAAGTCAATATTCCGATCAAGGCCACCAGCAATCGCCGTTGAAGTAAATTGGAACATACCAATGTTCTCGAAACTAGGGAAGAAGTTATAGTTTGGTTCTCTAGTTACGGCGTAGTTTGGATACTCAGCCAACCAGAGTTGGTACTTACTTGCTAAATAATGAAGATCAGTATTGTTTACAAGATAGTTCTTATAGCCATAGACCATTGGAGTATATCCTGCATCTTTAATCCGTTGACAAGCATGGTCAATAGCTTGTGTATTCTGGTAGCCTGATTCTACATCCAGAGCAATAATTGAGCCTTTAGGTGTTTGTACCTTAGGTAAAAAGTAATTCAATACTTGATCTGCTTGCTGAGTAGTTGTAACATTTTGCCACCAGATGTAATTATGCGCCCGTTTACCTTGTGCAATTGCACTTCTTACTTGTGATCCATAAGTCCACTGATCATAGAGATTCCAACCGGTAGTAGTGCCACCCATCTGAATAATGGCAAACTTATCATCTGGGTAGCCAAAGATTCCATTTGCGCCCTGATATTTCGACCAATCGACACCATGGTCACCTTTGGCCGCCATTACTGTTCCAGAGGAAAGAGACATCGTTGCCCCAAGAGTTACTAAGGCTACTGTTGCAACAGCTAATTTCTTAAAATAATGTTTTCCCATTGCTAGAGTTAGCACTAGGAGAAACTAGGTTACGGCTAGGCTATCCTAGTCTAACATTCTAACCTCCTTATATTGAATTCAATACAAGAATAAGATTGTACAATCTTGTATCAATATTAATATAAGGAAATAAAAGAAAAACACCCTGCGCTGGAGATACCACAAGGTGTTTAACAGAAAAATAAGAAAAAGAAGTATAATAATGACCAAACACTATTATACGAGGCTAAGAAGAATAAAATGAGAAAGACTTCTTAGCCAATAGCAATTGCAGGAGTCGAACCTACCTAGATAGAAAACAGATAAGATAAAGAAATTGAAAGGACTTAAGCCGTTTTATGAATATAACTCAGTCTTCTATGTATTACAGCAAAATTATTTTGAAATCCAATTTTATTGGAAGGAGGTGTTTATATAAAATCTATCTATACCACTAAATTGCTACAATGTCCCGACCGAGACTCGGACTCGGATTTTCGGATTAGAAATCCGATGTTTTATCCAGTTAGACTATCGAGACAAGTGTGCTATTAACACACATGGTTACACTTATACGTCCGAACACAAATTACAAACCAAAATAAGAAACCACTATTCAACATCAAATGTCATTAAGAAGGAAGGACCTAGTTACCATCACCCAAAGATAGCTAAGCCCAATTGCGGAGACAGGACTTGAACCTGTGACCTCCAGATAATGAGTCTGGCGAGCTACCAACTGCTCCACCCCACGATAAGAAAGGATTGGTCATTTGACTAACATTTAATTAATGTATTTAACCAACAATTTTATAATACACCTGTCTTATCATAAAAGCAAGAGGAATCGTGAATTAATTTCCGAAATCCATCTGATCTAACTCACTCATATCAAAACCCTGCCCGAAATCAAGGTTCTCTTGGCCGTTCGGAACCTTTTGTTCCTTTTTAAGTTGACCAATTAAACGCCCTGCGTCTTTCTTAGTTAAATTAGCTAGGTTTAGACTTTCAGGGTCTTTATTAGCCTTGTTAGCCAATTGGCGAATATAGTTAAGCTGGCGATTGGTAGCAGGCTCTCCTGCACGATTACGTGGTCTCATATCACCCAACTGTTTAGGCTGATAACCTTGGTTAGCGATAGCCACTTTAACTAAGCAAAAAAGCACATTGTCTTCATCAAATGGAACAATATTAACTACTCGATATTCGTTCCCCGCATTAATTTTTTTAACCTTTTCTTCTACCTTATCTTTTTCAACTGTATAAGCTAAATCAATATAATTCATGTTAGTCGTCCTCCTCTGCTTCTGCTAATTGTGTTTCTAAATCAGCTACTTGATCTTCGTATTCAGCACGAACGTCATCAACAAAATTATCCCACTCATCGTCTTTTTGATCTAACTCGTTATCAAGGTTAGTAATTTGTGCAGTAGCCTCTCCAAGCAATTCAATTAAGCTGATAGCTAAGTCGCTGAAACGATCCTGTTCATTATCATAATATTTTGGATCTATATCTCGAAGGGTAGCATTAACATAATCAAGCCAACGGGTACGACCATTAGCAAGTCTAGCGTCTACATCAATGTTTTCGCCTGCATGAGCAATAAGCTCTTTAGTAGTAATTGCCACAATAAGTAATCCTCACATTCAACTAAAATTGGACTAATTAAGACAAAAATAAAAAGCCCTATGTATAACTTAAGTATAACATAAGACTAGTTGATGTCAATTATTTAATTTTAATACCAACCATGTGATTGCCAGAATGATTGAGCATTAGCCCATGACCCATAGCGATTAGTAACGTATTGTTGAGCTACTCGTTCTTGGTTAGCTTCTGAATAGTCACCATTTAAGTAAGAAGCGTCTAATTGGTAACGTCCAATATAACGTCCATTAGTAGCTCCATAACTACCGCCAGACTCACGGTTAGCAATCCATTCTTTAGCTGATTGTTCTGAACCAGAAACAACTGGTGTAGCTGATTGACTTTGAGCTGGAGTAGTAGGTTGTTGTACAGGAGCTTGTGACTGTACTGGTTGAGTAGTTTGTACAGGTTGAGTATTAACAGTAGCTTGACTAGCTGGTTGAGCTTGGTTAGCTACTGGAGTTTGTACATTATTAGTAGTTGGTTGTTGCGCTTCTGGGGTAAGCACTAAAATATCACCAACGAAGATCTTGTTAGCATCGCTAAGTTGACTAGCAGATGCAATTGTTGATATATCAGTTCCGTACTTGTTAGCGATGCTAGAAACAGTATCTCCAGCTTCTACACGTACATGAGTATCATCAATCTTAGTGTCAGCATTAGCTGTAGTAGCACCAAGTAAAGCACCAGCCATAACAGCACCGGCTAAAGCGAATTTAATATTGTTCTTCTTAGATAATAAAATAAACCATCTATCCTTTCGTTTACATATGAATTCTTTGTTTGTTCATATAAAATTCATATTTGATTACATCTTTACTATAGCACGCACCTATTACAGAACAACTACAGCAATGTTACAACAATATTACAGAATTAAGGCAAAATAAAAAGACCTGTCAATTAGACAAGCCCTAATTCTTAATTATTATCTTTTGAACTGAGTAAACGTTTGAGGAATTCGATACTATCATCATCTAAATCAATACCGTCAGAAGTAACTATTTCTAAGTCATCTTCATCTAATTCTTCATCAATATCATCGTCACTAGTAAGAATACCATTAATAATAGCATTAGCTAATTCTTGAGGGTAACCATTAACTTCGCAAAGAGCGTCAACAGCTACACCAATTGAAAAGATGATGTCGTCAAAATTAACTCCATCCCAAGTATCACCCATCTTTTCAATTAGGTCTTGGGCCATATCAATAGCATGTTCATAGTCTGCTTGTTGTTTCTTATTAAGTTCAGTCATTATTATAACTTCCTTTCCTTTAATATGTTTCATATTTTAACTTCGATATTCTTGGAAGTCAATTAGTTTTTACTTTTAATTGCTTCTTTTGCTAAATCCATTAGCTTTCGATCTGGAGTAGTGTAAACAAATAATACGTTAGGGAAATCTGCTAATCGTCTAACAATATCTTCTAATAAATCTGCATTTTTAACTTTTTGCCCATCAGTTTTAAGAAATCCGTTTTTAATCCAAGTAGCTAACCAGCTTTTTCTAGTAAAGATATTAATTAGGTACTGATTATTAGTTCTTATCAAAATATGTTTTCTTTTATTTCCTTTATAATCTTTAAGAAAATAGTCTAAAGCTTTAAGAGCTAATCTAGGAGTATTATCCATTGTAACTTTAGCTAACGACCTATTATTTTTCTTATCCTTATTATGATTAATTGAATATGCAAAAGCACCATAAGACTTATTAGGTTTATATCCTAACAAAGCAACATTACAAGTGATATTAGTAGGAATAGATTCTACTACCTTTAAAGGGGCGTAATTAATATGTTTTAAACTCTTTAATTTTTGAGGTTTATTTCTACGTTTATAGTTATGAATGAATATTCCAGCCTGTCTTTTAGATCTGAACTTCCTAAAGACTGGATCAGGATAATTTAGAATTTCTTTTTCACATCTGTTCCAATTATTGTAAATCCCAGTATGCCACCCTTTAGCAACTGCATAATAGTAACCATTATTAGAGCTATAATTATACCCATAATTATTTCTTTTCCTTCTTTTACGCTTTTTATTATTTTTGGACTTACTGCCGGACTTTCTGAAAAAGATCTCGTCAACATAATTTGTCATTATTACCACTCCTTATTCAAATTATCCATATGATAACTTCAAAAGTTGAAGAAGTAAATCACAAGTTCAATTAATCGTCTCTTTTGACCTTTGTTAAATAATTCACAAGTACCTATAAAAATATAACTTATTATTTATTAGTAGTAAGCACTGAATCTATAACATTGAGCAATATCTTATTTGTATTAAGACTAACTTTAGATAAGTAACTCTCCGTGTAATTTTAAACAATCTATTAATCTGAGTTAAATTATAACTTATTGTTACTTTTTTACTGCTACTTAGATTATTCTTGGGGACGTACCTTTCCATCATAGGGAAAGGTAATTTCCCCAAACCCCTTTTGCCAAAGCTGTTAAATTCCAAGGAATTTAATATTGTATATTTATTCTTAATTCTTATTTTTATACCTTAATTTTTTATTTCTTAAGTTAACATTATTTTTAATAATCTTAACTTAATTGATAAAGTAATAATAAGGAATATGTTTAAATAAGATAATCTAAAGTATTGATATTAAGTAAGACTAGTAATACCTTTCCAGAGGGAGTGAGAGAAGAATATTTATCCCTGTTGGTTTAGAGACAAATATAAGTTAAATATTGCAAGTATATAATAAGACTACTAGTAAGTATATACTAATAGCTTTAATATACAATTACAGATAATCAACTTATGACGAAAAGGTAAACCTTTCCATCAGTCGGTCGGTCATCATTAATCAATTTATTGACTATAGCAAGTCAAGCTATAGTCATGCGCTAAGCTTTTTACATTCCTGTTGTCATCCCAAGAATGCTTTGTCAAACAATGTTACTTGTTTAACAGAGGTAATGAATAGCACTCCCACAACTTTAACCTCATACACTGCTAGGTACCCTAAAGCACTGGGTATCAGGATTTTTCTATCTTTTCACATTGGTTTTTAATCTATGTATGAGTAGACTCGTTTTATTAATTGACATTTACAACCGTGTGCTAACTACTACCATAAGGATGTGAATCTTTTAAATTCGAGCATCTGAACCTTATGCTTCATTCTCAAGTGTGTATGTAAATTTTAATACTGTTGACTAAAAAGCTTAGCTAAGAAATGACTTAACTAAGCTTTAAAGCACGAAATGATGTTCAATATCTCAATTAACAATTCTGCAATCTCAACAGAAGCTAACAAATCAACCTCCAGACCGTTGGGTCGTGGCGTCATCCCACTCCAACACTACACGGCGAATCTGTCGCCAGATCCTTTTCCAGACCAGATTAATTTTGGTCCCCTCTTTGTAGCGAGTTCCCTCTGTGATATAAAGTGTGGTAAGGGCTACACCTAGTTGATAATTAACACCGGGATCTCACAACGACAATAGTGCTTATTGCCCCAGCTTGCCCCCTCTGCAAATCCACCTTCGTGAGGTTTCATCTTGTGGTGTCTTGTCTTATCGAGGACGGTTAGTAACATCTACTATACACCCCCGTGGAAAAGCTCTCCATGCCCTTTTCTCATTAGGCTGGCTTATGCTCCAATTTATATTTGTTTTTGGACTGATTTATTAGATCAATCAATAAACCGCCCTTATATTCAATAAAGAAATTTCAAGCGGATTGCTACTTGACTATCTTGTCTGGGAAACTTGATAGTCAAGCAACAACAATTGTCTTCTTGTTTAAGCTGTCCTATTTCAGTCTAGGTGTATCCCGTTCCTATTTTAGGAAATAAGATTGAATCTTATTAAGACAAAGCTGTCATTTGCAGACAAATAGATTATATCATACTTTTATCTACTAAAACCGTTTTGTAGTGAAAAAAAAATAAAAATTTCTTGCTATAAAATCAGCATTTGGGATTGAGTTTAGAGTTATAATTAAGTTATTAAATCTGAACAACGAAAAGGGAATAATTAATGTATCATGCAATTATCTTTCATACGCCTAATTGTATGAAGTGTAAATTAACGGAGAAACAACTGTCCCAGTTGATGCCAACAAAGATGATTTTAATTGATCGTTTGGCTGAAACTCGGATGGATATTATCAGTTACATGGAAAGTCACGGAATGGCTTCATCGCCTTTGGTTAGAATTTATCAAGGAAATAAGATGGTGGACGAATGGAATGACTTTCAAGTATCAAAAATTAAACAGTGGAAAGGCAGAGTTGGTTAATCAAGACTTATTATGTAAAACTGTATTACCTGTTCAAATACATTGGCTATTCTAATTATGAAATGGTCAACATGATTGAAAATTTAATCAGTAATCCTTATTCAGACGTTTATAAGTTACGGGATCAGTTAGACGAGTTTGAATTAGTTAAATTTAGACAGCTTTCTGATGGTCCAGTCGCATATACCGTCTGTAAGGCACCAGAATGCGCTGGGGGCCGTTTTAAGGAAATTCTAGTACCATTAGCCGAAACAGGCGTAAAACACAATGTAGATACCTCCCTGTTGAAATTACAGCTTGACACAAATGTTCATGTAGCTGAGAATCGAATGTTGTTACTCCTGAAATAAGGTGATAAGATGGAATTTGAGGTTATTTCTCCACACCCATTAGTTGATAATCTAAAGGGCGAATTGTTAAAAATGGAGAAGCAAGTAAAGGAAATTCTTAAAGATCCTAACTTCGATGGTTTGTATTTTACTGATGGTTACCAAGGTGAAATTTTAGTTAATGCTATGCACAAGAGAATCATTGGCAAGAAGTTAACTGGCTATTTTGCTATGAAACCAGATCTTTCTAATAGAGATCGGGTAATTGGTAGCATTGTTAGCGCTTGGCGACAACAAGCTACAGATCAAGGAGTTATGTATTTTAATCATTTTCTTAAACAAATGTATGACGAGGACGTGGAATAATCGAAAAGACGCTTTACCAACATGTATTGGATTTGTTGGATAAACGAAATGTTCCTGTAGAGTCTTTAGGTGGGCTTGTATATGCAGGACAAAAAGAACATAATCCAGATATTAAATTAGACGAATGTATTGACGCTGTTTATCATGTATTACATAAGCGTGAAATCCAAAATATCCTGCTTTTAGGTATTAACGTTGATATGTGGGTTGATCGAGGGGTTGAAGATCGGTATCTTGCTGAGATTCTTAAACATGATGAAGGACAGTTTCAGTGTGATGAAACGCTTTCTCATGGTTGTGTTGAAATCTTTGGTGGGATTGGCATTTCAAATCTAGGCTATTTAGATCATGTAAAGCCCGGAATTATTGGTAAGGTAGACGCACGTAAAAATAGCTGTAATGTGTTTTTAGACGACATCTTAGCTGGAATTGTTGCGTCTGCTGAAGCCTATGTTGCTAATAAGCATCCTATGGGTGTCTACCAAGAATTCGAGGAGGAAAGGTAATATGGTTGGAATGAAAGCACAAGTTAAACATCAATTACGTTCTAAGGGTATTAGAACAATTACAACTGATACTGGTAAGGTTCTTAAGCTTCAACAAGCTAAGACATCTGAATTAATTAAAGTAGCAAGTAAGTTAGCTTAGGAGGAAAAGTAATGGAAAGTTTAGTTAGTTTATATTTTGCTGAATATCAAGATCAGGAAGTTAAGTTTCATACTAAACGGTTAGTTCAATTAATGGCCCAACGATTTTATTTTAGTGTTTTGCATAGTAAGCAGGAAGACGTAAAACCTGTGTTCGAACGTTTTATTAATAAAAATACTAAGACTGGTTATGTTCGTTTAACATATTCTAAGAATAGGGTAAGGTGTGCATATTCAGATAAGGGTTATCTCGACTACTCCATTAAGGACGTGATGTTAGGTCTATTAGATAACTTCAACTTAAGATCTAATGTTCTTGACGTTACTACAGAAGACTTTCAAAAGTGGTTCTTAGGAGAACTTAAGTCTCTTGTTGATCAAGAAGAAGGAGTTACTTTAGTTGCAGAAGAATCTGTGGTTCAAAGTCCGTACGATAGTAACGATAAGGAAAACTATATAGTTCAATTAACCTTGGACGTAGATTTGCCTCGCTTGGAAGTAGAAAAAGACACAGAAGGAGCAGAAGAAAAAGATGGTAACAAGACGGTTGAATAGCGATCGTCAACGTGTTTATCAAGTTCTCTATGATATTGGAGTTAAATATCCCGGTATGTTAGTAATTAACTGCCGGGATATTTCTGATAAGCAGTTGGAACGATTAGAAAAGCAGAATAAAATTTATCGTAACGATCGAAGAACAGAGCTTGACTTTGGTTTTACTGAGCACACTTACCGGTTTGCTGGGATTACAGACCAGTACTTAATGATTGATGATCTAGTTAGTCAAATGATTGTGATGTCACTAGAGACAGTGCAAAAGGGGATTAGTGTTAAAGACTATCAAGCTCATCCAGATTTGCTTAAAGCAGTAGACCAGACTAAGTGTTATCTACCAGAAGGGTTTATTCCTACTACAGAAATCAATAAAATGTTTGCTACTGGTGGTAAGATGTGTTTTTATAATAAAAAACTTACAAATATTGGTCGTTTAGGTAGCATATTGCATGCTGGCGATTTTAATTTAAATAGTAATAATTTAGAAGAGTTAAAATAGACTCTTCTTTTTTAATTCTTCCTTGACTTCTTCTGAACTTTGAAGCTATACTTCGTTTATAGATGAAAAGAGGTGAAATAAATGCTAAAGGGAGTAAAATTACGTTTATATCCTAATGCTAAACAATGTGATCAACTGTTACAGATGTTTGGTAACAGTCGTTTTATCTGGAACATTATGTTAAACATGGCTAATGAACGTTATAAGAATAATCCTAGTTCTTCTTTTGTTGGTGAATATGATATGAATTATCTACTAAAGCGACTAAAAATTGAGTACCCCTTTTTGAAAGAAAGTGAGGCTAGAAGTTTACAAATATCTAATCATTACTTAAACCAATCCTTTAAGATGTTATTTAAACACCAAGGTGGCTATCCTAGGTTTAAAAGTCGTAAAGCTACTAAACAATCTTATACTGGTGATGGTAGTCGTGGCGGTTGTCATATTATAGCTAAACGTTATATGAGACTACCTAAACTAGGCTCAATTAAAACTAGTAAAACAGGTAGGTTAGAAGGATTAAAGATTAAAAGATATACAGTTACCTTAGATCCTACTGGTAGGTATTACTTGTCTTTAATTGTAGATGATCCTAATATCCAGCTACTAGAAAAGACTGGAGCAGTAGTAGGAATAGATATGGGAGTAGCAGACTTAGCTATTACTAGTGATGGTTATAAATACCCTAAGTTTGAAGCTAATTGGTATGAACAACAAGCTAATAAAGCTCAATCACGCTTTTCTAAGCGTAGACATAGAGCTTTAGTTGGGGTAAGACAATGGAACCATAATCATAAAGATATTAAGATGGAATTAGAAGATTATTCTAATTGGCAAAAAGCTAGGATTTCTAAGTCTCGTTATCAAGCTAAGATAGCTAATAAGCGTAAGGATTACTTACATAAGATAACAACTGAATTAGTAAAGAGCTATGATGTGATTGTAATAGAAGATTTGAAAACCAAGAATCTTCTTAAAAATCATCATCTAGCTAAATCAATTTCTAATAATAGTTGGTACTTATTTAGAGAAATGTTGGAGTATAAGTGTGAATGGTATGGTAAGAAACTTATTAAAGTAAGTCCAAACTATACTTCACAAATATGTTCTAATTGTGGTTATCATTCAGGCAAGAAACCATTAAATGTACGTGAATGGACTTGTCCTAAGTGTAATACATATCATGATCGAGATATTAATGCTTCAATTAACATTCTAAATAGGGGATTAAAGGAATTAAATATAAATTGACATTATTGTTAAATAGTGCCATAATATATTTATGGTTAAGATCTAGCCACGGTAAGATAGTCTAGTTCTGTAAGTTAGGTATAGTGAATACACTTGTAATATCCTAAATACTACTAGATGTTCCCAGAAACCGCTAATTTTTAATTAGTGTGTAGATCGAGGTCTAATTGGCTATGACGCACGGTTGTCTCCCGTGAGATTGAGAGTTCGAGTCTCTCTAGGACCGTACCCCGTGTTCATTAGGGCGCTTTACTTTCGTCTTCGGACTCCTTCTAGTTGCAGATCTAGTAGGTAAAAAGGTATGCACAAAAAGAAACGATTCTGCATGAGTGTTATATCCGTGAGTAAAGTATTAGGGTGCAAGTCCCTACGGGGTGGTAGGAGTGTATCCTCCGTCCTACCATTATGGTATATGTAAACAAGAACCGTGTTTAGGCTTTTATTACGAGAATTAAAAGCCCTTTTCTTTTCAGTTCTTGAAGTAAGAACGAGATAGGGGTTAGTTAACTGTTACTCACCCTATCTAAAATAATAACGAGTATAAATGCAATTGCTGGAATATACTGTGAATGTTCTAAGCAGTGTAAGGGTAGTAGTTCAATGGTAGATCATGCAAGGACGGGGGTTCGATTCCTTCCTACCCTATTTCTTTATTACGTATTTAGTTCTCCTTTAACTATGGTATAATTAATACATATCAAAGTTAGAGGAGTTTTTATTTTGTATTGAAGATGTCTAAAAAGTTAAAAATAATTATAAGTGTCGTTATATTTATAATTTTTGCCTTATCCTTTGTTATTCCGGTCCATAATAAGGTTATTTATAAGTCTACTGTTCAAGTAGATCAACCTTATCCTCGTACTATTAGTAGCGCTACGGTTACTTTAGACTATAAAGGGCCTCAAGAGGATTGGGACACTGATAATATTAACTACGGTAAAATTAAAAATTGGTCTGTGTACTTCTTTCCAGATGATACGGATGACGATACTGGTAAGGCTCAAGATTTACGACTCAATAAACATATTTTAGAGGATCGTAAGCCTTTATTACCTATCTACGAGTATTATCCATATACTAAGCATACTTATGAAGTAATTAAGAAACAGCATAAAACATTGTGGGGCTATACTTGGTATACGAGAACTAATACTAATCATAATACATCTAAGATTGTAAAGAGTTATGATGATTACTTGGAGATTGATGTAATGGTTGACGGTAGCTATAAAGGTAAGGATTGGAGTAATATGTATATATTCAGACCTAATGGAAAAGACCAATACGTTTTAGATCAGAACTATTAAAGGAGTTTTTATTTTATGGCGAAGACAGTTTACTTTTGTGCAGGATGGTTTAGTGATAAGCAACAAAAGGCTTATGATAAGAGTATGGAAGCTATTAAAGCTAATCCAACAGTAGACGTTACTAACTCTTATATTCCACTACAGCACCAATATAAAGGGTTACGAGTAGACGAACACCCAGAACTATTAGAAGATAAAGAATGGGCTAATGCAACTTATAAGGGTGATTGCGTAGGTGTCTCTACTTCTGATGTTTGCTTGGTTACTTATATACCAGAGGAAGAAGATGTTGGAGTAGGCGTAGAACTGGGTATGGCAGAAGCTTTGGGTAAGTATATTGTGATTGTTATTCCAGACGAGGATTGGGGTAAGCCTATTAACCTTATGACTTACGGAATTGCTCATAATTTTATCAAACAATCTGAATTAGCTAAGTTTGACTTTAATAAACCAACATTTAACTACTATGAAGGGGCTGTTTACTAATCAAAGTTTTTGCAATTATTCTACTGTTAGTTTGGCTGATTAGTTTCGGGTTATATGATTTAAAGTCGCTGTTTAAAAGGATAGCTTATCCATTTAAACAGCTTGATGAAGAAGATCATGATAATTTCGGTATCTTAGATGATGCTTATAATTTATCAACTTTCAAGGGTCGAGTATACTTGTTATTAACTAGCTGGGTACTTGAAATTATTGTGTTCTTTCTCTTATGGGGTTTAGCTCACGTAGCAGGAATTGGACCTGAATTAAAATGTACTCTGTTATTATTCTTAATAGTTGGATGTCTTTTAGATTTAAACTCTAGCTACTATAAGGTTAATTACTACTTAAATGGTACTAAAGATTACATAGGATGGTATCTAGGAAATCTAATTAGTCTGTTCTTATGTTACCTATATGGAGTGTTAATCTATCAAGTAATTACCTTAACAATACTGAATTAAATACTAGCTATGGAGACCTACTAATTGGGTCTCTTTTTTGATATAATAAGTAAGATGTTTAGTTTCCACTAAGCGGATAAGGCTTATTTTAGTAAGACCTAATAAAGATTAAGGAGATGGATGGTTAGTGGATAATGCAGTAAGCACAGACAGTAAGATTGCTTGGTATTCGGTATTTAAGCCTAGTTGGTACCTATCACAGATGAAAGGTTGGTCAACTCGTTCTTATTTCTTATTAATTCTTGGGCTTGGCTTAATTGTTGGGATGACAATTGGTGGGGGACAGTTCAACACTGTTACTATTGCTACTCTTTTTGCTGGAGTATTAGGATTTACTTGTACTCTTTCAATTACTAATGCTAAGCCACTTAATGGGGTTTTAGGTTTAGTTTCAGCACTTATTTATATTTTTGTTGCTATTCAAGCTAAGAATTTTAATGACGTATTACTTCAAACTGTTTACATTATTACTTTAGATTTACCGGTCTTATTAATGCCTAGCTGGGCTAAAGACGTAGATAAGAAAGTGCGATTTTTACATGAAAAGGGTAGAGGGTTGCGTAATTGGACGTTTACAATTCTTTTCTTTGTAGTAGTACTAGCTGTTCTTTATTATTCTGATACTCATTGGTTTGTTAGTCCCCGTCCTTGGATTGACTCAATTGCGGCAACTATTGGTATTACAGGAGCTTTACTCACTACACTAAGATTTAGTGAATCTTATTATTGTTGGACGATTCAGGGAATTATGTCAGTTATCCTTTGGGGTGTTACAGCATTTCAAGGTGACGCTAATTGGGTACTGTTTGTAACTTATCTATTATACCTTTCAAATGATATGATTGCTTTCTTTGATAAAGATATTAGTTGGTTCCATCATAATAAGTAATTAGTAAGGATAAGTGTAAAAACTTGTCCTTTTTGTATTGACTTTGTTTTAATTATGAATTAAATTATATATGTATAAGAGGAGGTGATAAATATTTATGAAGTTAATTACAGTTTACTCAAGGAAAAACGTAAGGAAAAAGGATTAACCTTAAATGATATGGCTAAAGTTTTAGGTTTAGGTAGTGAAGCGGCTTATTATTATAAGGAAACTGGTAAGAATGCTTTTTTAGATAGGGATATAGCTATAATTGTTCCTTTATTAGGTATTACGTTTGACGAATTTTTTAAGAAAAAGAAATTTTAGTAAGATGTGTGCAATTTTGCGCAGGTGTTTATTATATAAGATATAAAAAAGTAGACTGATAAATAATTCAGTCTACTTAGGAGGTTATATAAAGAATGAATAAATTTAAATATGCTAATAAAGATATTCATATCTTCGCTATTAATGATAACATATATTTAAATCTTAGGGAAATCTATAAAATTCTTAAAATAAGTAATTATCAGCAATACTTTAAGTCTATTAGTAAAGAACATACTAGATTACTGTCATACAGTAAGGCAAATAAGAATGTATTTGATGAGCTTAATTATAATAGAAAGCAAAGTGTGTATTTAGTAGATTTGCAATGGGTATTAGATAATAGTCTAAATGTTAATAACAAATTCAGGTCTACTTTGATTAAAGCTGGGTCTCAAGAAGATGAAGTCAGTAAGGATAAAGCTATTATAGGTGTTCCAGAGAAAGTTATTTCTGAGTTAGATACTCATCTGGGTAAAATTTTTAACTACAAGAGTAATGATATTAGAACTGTAATTTTAGACAGCGAATTATGGTTTCTTGCGAGTGATATAACTAGGATACTAAATTATAGAAATGTTTCTGATGCTCTCTATAAACATGTAGAAAAAGATGACCTCAAGTCCTTGTCTCCCAAGGTTTATCGCGATTCGCTAACAACCTTTTGGAATAATGAGAATGATTATAGAAATAAATCTATTATTAATATATCTGGTCTGTTTTCTTTAATTATGGGAAGTCAAATGGAGGAAGCTAAGGACTTTAAGCACTGGGTTACTCATGAAGTTTTAGGTAGTATTTATAAAACAGGATCTTATATTGACCCCACTCTTCAAAAGAAGCAACCTACAGCTCTTGTTTTAGAAAATCAAAAATTGAAAGAAGAAGTTGTTTCTTTAAAAGATGAGAATCTTAAATTATTAAACGAAAGCAATGAGACGCTAAGAAAGTATGCTAAGATTCTTGAGGAGGGTAGAAATAAGCAGTTACAGGTAAATGAAATTAATAACAGCGATATTAACCATTTGTCCAATAATGATAATTCAAAATATCAATTATCGTTTTACGCAAAAGGTAGAACAGTTTATCTTAGTGAGTTTGCTAAAGCTTTTTCAGAACTACATAATGTTAGTTTAGGTAGAAATAGTTTGTTTAAGTTTCTTAGAGACCATAAGATTTTCAGAGGTAAGAGAAGTCCTAAGTATAACCAACCTACTAAACAGTATGAGGATAAAGGCTATTTTAAAGTAACTGATTCAAAAACTGGTGATTATAAAGTTACTAAGCTAACTTATAATGGTCAAGTTTGGTTAGATAAGTTCTTGCAAGGGAATAGAAAGTTGTCTAAGTATTTAAACTAACTAGTTAAAAGGATAAGAATAAAAAAAACTTATCCTTTTACTATTGATTAAATGTAATCACTGTGATAACATTAATATTGTTGAAGGAAGGTGTTAATTATTGAAAAGATAAATTTAGAAAAGATTAAGACTGCAAGAACTAAACAACATCTTACATTACAGGACTTAGCTGATAGCTTAAATCTAAGCCATCGTGGTGTATATGCTTTAAAAGAGCAAGGTAAACGTTCTTTTAAGGTAGACGAGTTACCAATCTTATGTAAGGTGTTGCACTTAACGTTAGACGAAATTTACACGAAAGAATAAGGATAGGAAGTTTATGTTTGAATTTAATTATCACGATACATACGTATATGTAGTTAACTATAATGGTAAATATTGGGTAGACTGGAAACTACTAGCCTCTCCAGTATTTGATGAAGTCAATTATCAAAAATCAATGAAAAATAATTTTGCACTAGATTGTCGATTAATATTAAAAACATCTATTCACAAAGATGATCTACCGAACTTGTTTAAAATTTACTTAGGTAAGTCATGTTATTTAGTAGAATTAAATGCTTTAACAGAATATTGTGTTAATTCTGGCCCAATGGAATTTATTGACTTTATCTTTGACGTAGTTATTCCAAAGATTAATAAGACAGATCATGTACATATTGATTGTAAAACAGATAAACTTGTTAAACGTAATTCTAAAAAAGAACAACCCGAAAAGGTAAATGTAGATCTAACTAAGGTTTTATCAAGTATCGAAGAATTAAAAAAACATCAGCAGATTATTGAAGAAAAACTAGATAAATCTTTAGCTAATACTCCTCATTTATCTGCTAATGACCAAGAACTAATTCGACTATATCAAGAAAATCAAGCTTTATCATCTATTAATAATTATGCTCCAGTTTCTGAATCAAAATCATCTCATTCTCAACCTGTAAAGCGAGTTATGGTTGATCTTAGTAAGGAAACAAGTAAAAGCTTAAAAGACGATAACTCCATGACTATTGCTGATTTCCTACAATCTTTTAATGCTATTTATAATTTATTCTATACAGAAGAAGAAGTTATTAAGATTTTAAAAGATAGTAAGCAATTAGGAAGCAGTAACAGGATGCCTACTTATAACCAGCCTATTAATAATGCAAAGTATCGTCATTATTTTGTTAATGGTAGTGCGCCTAAAGGCCAAGTACCTAAGCTTTCTACAGCCGGTCAATTGTGGCTAGAAAAGAAGTTATTAAGATTTGCTAAGTTTAATAGTATGAAGGAGTTGCCAGACTAATGAAAGCTTTAGTATGTGGAGACGTACACTTAACTAATTATGGAATGTTTAATGAACCAACAGATGATCCAGCAGTAGGTTCTCGTTTATCTTATATCTTAGAGGCGTTAGATGATTTCTTTACTTATGGTAAGGAAAATAACATTAATACATATATCATTAATGGAGACCTATTTGACTCCCGCCAAAGTGATAATCCAACTACGTTAGCTCATATCCGTAAGCATTTTATTACTAGTTTTAGAAACTTAACTAACCTTAATGGGGTTACGTTATATCTAAATTCTGGTAACCATGATCAACTTACCCGTAGCGTTACTCCAAACAGCCTAGAGGATTTTGAGCTATATTCTACTGATACTCATAAGATTAAAGTAATTAATGCAGTTACTCCTATTCAGGTAGATAACAATACTGAATTGTTCTTTGTTCCTTATGATGAGGATATTAAGAATACTAAAGAAGCTATTAAAGATTATCTTTATAATCATCCTTTCAATGGCTCAGTTAATGTTTTCGCTCACTTAGGTGTAACAGGAGCTACCCAAGGACGCTGGAACCATCGTTTAGGGGGATCATTTAACTTGGACGATTTAGGTTGGAATGCACCTAATGTAAAGTCAATTACTTTGTCACATTATCATACTCGCCAGAGTCTTAAAAAAGAGGGTACTAAAGACGCTTATTATATTGGTGACTTAACTGCTCTTAATTTTAATGATATTGGTAGCAATGGGTTAGGCGTATCTCGTGGATTTGATGAAATTGATTTAGATACAGGAGAGCATAAGTTTATTGACTTAACAGAAGCCCCTTATAATATCCCTACTTTTAATCAAATTAATTTAGATACAGATGATACTTTTGACTTAGCTACACAAGTAGATGGTCATTCTTATTATAAGGTTAGTTGTAAGTCAAAAGATACTTATGAACGTCTATCTAAAGAATTAACAGATAATCCTATTGCTCCTCGTGTGCAATTAATCCTTTTGCCTCAAGAACAACGTGTTACAATTGATGTAGACGCTAATGCTACTGATACTGAATTAGTATCAAAATATTGTGATTTGAATTATCCAGAAGTTAAGGATAAAGCATTAGACTACTTAAGAAAGGCAAAAGAAGCAGAGTGATTACTTTAGAACTAGGAAACATTTTCGTTAAGTTAGTTTTTGAAAATGTGAATGATAAAACAATTGAATGGGTTTGGAGTCAAATACATACTACCTTTGATCCATTAGACCCTGAAAGATTTAGGAAACGCCTTTATAACCTTCGGAAAAGTGACGGAAGTCGGGTATGGGATGGAAGAGTTAACTTATGTGAGGAGAAAGATCATTTAGTACCATTAGGGTTTTATGATAGATTAATGGTACTTATGAGAAGTATTGAACAATCTTCTGGAATTGTAGTTAAGGTAGTAGATAAACGAGGATTTGCTTTACACTTTGAACTTCCTCGGGAAGTGAATTTAGATGGTCATGGAAAAGAAAAAGATTTAACTTTGCGTGATTATCAATACGAAGCAGTACAGCAAGTTAATATTGAGCAATCTGGAATTATTCTAAACGCTGTGAACGCAGGTAAAACCGCATCTGCCGTCACTCTATTTAAATACTTATTACCTAAGATTAATGAGGGACAGCATTTACTTTTTATTGCCCCTAATAAGAGTATTATGAATCAGATCTACCTTAAATATCAGCACTATTTATCAGAAGATATTGTTGGTATCTGGGGTGATGGTAAAAAAGATATTAACCGTCCTATTATCTGTGCTACTATTCAGACTTTATCTTCTGCAATTAAAGAGCCAAAGACTAAGCCTACCAGAAAGAGAGATAAGTTATTAGGTCGTTTTGCTGAACGCTATGCACCTGCTATTTTAGAGTCTGGTGATCCTCGATCTAATCTTGAGTTATTAGCTAGGAATTTTCATCCTAACTATAAGTATGAACAAGACGATATTGAGGAATTACGTAATCTTTATATGAATTTACAAACATCTGATGATGTAAAGGATTACTTTGAGGGTGTACAAAAGCGTTATAAGAAATTACTTTATTCCTTAAATGAAGAGGCTTATGAAAAGTATTATGATGCTATTGACCTCTTGAATAATACTAGAGCAGTAGTTTGTGATGAAGCTCATCGTGCTGGTGCAGAGTCTTATTGGAAGGTATTTCATTACTTAACTAATGCAAGAGTTAAGGTAGGTCTAACGGGTACTTTAGATAAGACTAAGAAAATTAGTATGGCTCACATTCGTGGATTGTTTGGAAAAGACTTAGTAAAAGTCACTAATAAACAGATGATTGAACGGGGCGTGTCTGCTAGACCTCATATTCGTTTAGTACCAATTGATAAGCCAACAGATCTCGAACCTCGTATTCAAGCTACAATGATGGCTAAGGGCTATTCCCAGCTACCTACTGCTGATTTGATGTCTTATCAGATTGCATATGATCTAGGAGTAGTTCATAATGAGTACCGTAACCGTATTGTTGCTGAACTAGCTTATAAGGCTTCTTCTAAGCTAGATAAGCAAGCCGTGTTGATTATGGTTACATCTATTGAGCACGGAGAATTGATTGGAGAACAATTAGATAAATTAGGTGCAGAATACCAATTTTTACAGGGTAAAGATAATAGTGATACCCGAGAAAAAGCAATTGATGATATTGTTAGTGGTAAGCTTAAGATTGTAATTGCTACTAAGATTTTTGAAGCTGGGATTGATATTCCAAACTTAAAGGTACTAATCCTTTGTGATGCCTTAAAGTCTTATATTTCTGTTATTCAAAAGATTGGACGTGTATTGCGGGTAATGCCTGATAAGCGAGACGTGTTTATCTTTGATATAGTAGATAGAACACAAAACTCATTATTTAAACACGCCCAAGATCGGGTGAGGTATTATAGAGACGAAGGTTTTGAAGTTAAATAAATTTGAAAGGTTCTAGGTTGGTTAATGGCAGTTAAAAATTATGAACAATATACAGTTACCGAACACGCTAAGAAACGGATTTTAACTCGCTTTAATATTACTAATAAAGAATTTGATGAGTGGTTAGCCCGTTTACTTTCTCAGTGCACCTATTTAGAAACGCAGGATAATAAGCGAGTACGTTATCGTTTAAATGATATTATTGTAGTTACTGATCCAAAACAGCATACAGTGGTAACTGTTTATTCACAAAATGAAAATGAGATTGAGATCTCATCAGCACCAACGAACCCAGAAATACAAACTGTAATTAAAGACGCATTAAATGAATATATGAATAAGAAGAAAGTGTCATTAGCTATTAAACTTCAAGAGTCCTTACAACAGGCTTATGACGCTAACCAGCGAATGGTTAATCCTTATTCTAATTACCGTTATACAAATAAATCTTGGGACGAGTTTTGTAAGGCTTATGAAACTATTACATCTATTGTTGAAAGTGGTAAGTCTTTACTAAAAGAAGCGGAGTCTAAGATTAAGGAAGGATAAAGTTATATGAAAAGAATGTTAGTTGTATTGGATCATTATGACGCTGATATGTTTAAAGTAGTTAATAAAAAAGCTGAGGGTAACTTTTTACATAGCGTAGTAGGTTCAATTATTTCTAATAAAATTATTGGTCACCCAAAGACTGGTTTAGATACTAAAGACACGACAGTAGATTTAAAGTTTTTTTATACTGATAAGGTACCGCCTCGTAATAAGTACACTAATGCAGTAGTTAAGCCCCCTGCTAGTATTTTGCATAAGAAGCGTGACGAGATGGTTCAATACATTTTAGATACTAAACCAGATATTGTAGTCTCCTATGGAAGCTGGTTTAAAAATGAATTAACCTCTTTATATAAGCTCCCTAAGGATATGTTTGAATTAATTCCGTTTAAGCTACCCCAAAGTGACTTTACTACTTATCTAGTATTTAATCCGTCATTGAAACAACAATTCTTCTTAGGTAGTTATGAACGAGATAAGATGATTATTAGTAATCGAATGGTTAATCGGTTTTTAAAAGGCGGAATTGAAAATACTAAACCACAGTTTGGTAAGTATCGTTTAGTTACTAATTATCATGAGGTAGAACGTATTTTTAATGAAGTTTTACCTAAGTACCCAATCATCGCACTAGACTTTGAAACTAATACCCTTGAAACCTATCGTAAAGGTGCTAAAGCTATTATGGTAAGTATGAGTTGGGAGGAGCACCAAGGGGTTTCAATCCCACTTAACCACCGTCTTAGTCCTAATTTGTGGACTAAGGAACAATTCGATAATATCATTAATATGATTAAAGAATTAATGATGAAAGATCAGCGTAAGGTTTTGCATAACTGTATCTATGATATTCATATGATGATGGATATTTACGGACTAGAGTATGCTACTAATTGTGTTGATACCATGCTTATGTATTATGAGACAGTAGACGAAAACCAAGGTGCTCAGCGTGGGTTAAAGCATTTAGCTTATAAGTATACTGATATGGGTGGTTATGAAGACGAACGTGACCGAGCTATTGAGCAGTATTTAAAGAATGATTATGACCGTTGGTATTCTACTGAGATGGAGAAGTACGAAAAAGGCGAACGTAGTCGTAAGCCAAGTAAGACCCAGTATACAGCTCCTACTAACCAAGTAGATGGAGGTAAAGTAGACTTCGAATGGTTACCTATGGAAACTATTTATAAGTATGCTTCTGCTGATACTGATGTTACGCTCCAGCTTTATCACATTTTCGATAAGAAGGTTAAGTCCCGTCCTAAGTGGATTAAGTTCTGCTATGAATTCTTCCCACAATTATGTGATACTTTAGCTTATATGCAACATACTGGTTTTCAAATGGATATGGATAAGATGGAGAAGTACAGAAAGCACTTCACTAAAGATATTGAAGAAGTTACTAAAAAGATGTACGAGGTCTCTCCTGAAATTCAAGAATATGAAAATCATAATTTAGCTCTTTTGCAAGAACGGGAACAGATTAAGACTATTAAACCTGCTAATCGGACACCGGAGCAGAAAGAAAAGTTTAAGGAATATGGTAAATTACGTGGTGAAGATACTAATGGTATTCCTAAGTATAAGTTTAACCCCGGATCTAGTGAAAAGATTGGTTATGTTTTATATCATATGCTAGGTTACAAACTACCTGCTGATAAAGAGTATTTAAAGCCAAAAGCTGTCCAGTCTCGTAAGTTAAGCCACCCAGAGAAGCTCACGTGGAAAGATTATAAGACTGATCGTAATTCAGCCCTACCTTATATTAAAAAGACTTATCATGCTCCTTTAGTAGATTTATTATTAACTTATTCCAATGATAAGAAGATGATTAGTTCTACTATTGAGGGATATAGTAAGTTGGCTGATGATACGGGCAAGCTTCATACTACATTTCACCCTACTGGAACTGTGACTAGTCGACTTGCATCTAGTGGACCAAATTTACAGAATGTGAAAAAACCTACAAGCAATGTAAATGATCCTAATTATAATTACTCGGCTAAGGGATTATTTAAATCACGTTTTAAGGATGGATATATTTTTAATATTGATTATAAGTCACTAGAAATTTTTGTATCGTCTTTAATTTCTAAGGATATTGGTATGATGCAGGCTTTAATGGATGGCGCAGATATACATAAACGTAATGCCAGTTTAGCCTTTAACATTCCTATTGATGAGGTAGATTCCGAACATAGATACCTTGCGAAAGCGGTTTCATTCGGACTTCTATATGGCGAGTCTCCACAGGGGCTTTCAGACTCTCGTGGATTAACTTTAGAAGAAGCTCAACAAGTTTATGATAAAGTGCTAAGTGCGATGCCACAAATGCAAAAGGCGATTGAAGTTACCGAAGACTTTGTAGAGCAACGAGGATATGTAGAGACGATTGCAGGGCACGTAAGACGTTTGCCAGAAGCTACTCAAAGCTTAGACTATGGTAAGAAATCTCGTGCTATACGTCAGTCCTTTAACGCAGTGGTACAAGGTAGTTCTGCCTATTGTACTAATACTGCTTTGATTATTATTCGTAATATGATACGTAAATTTAAGCTAAAGTCTCGTATTGCTATTACAGTTCATGATTCGATCGTTTTAGACGTACACCCAGATGAGATTGATATTGTCCCTAAGATGGTTAAAAGAGTAATGGATCATTTACCTATCCAAGACTTTATTCTTAACATAAAAGATTACCCTAATTTGAAAATTGCTGATAAGTATAAGATTAACGATACTCAGTTCCGTTTTCCGTTGTTTGGTGAACTTGCTTTTGGTAAGACTTATGGTGATGACCTTGACTTTGACTTTGATGATTATGAAGCTTTAGGAATTGCTAAATATTATGAGTTTAGCATGAAGTGTAAGTATATTGAGGATAAAGCTAATACTGATTTAAGCAATGAAGACGATAATGATAAGAAAGCCGAGATTGTTAAACAACGTGATAAAGATATTAAAGAATTAAGGTCTAAGTACTTTGAGAAGGAGAATTAGATAGTGTACGCTAAAGATTGTTATACAGGTTTAAAAGTTGGCAGATTAACTTTAATTAAACAAATATCTTGGGTTCCCCGTACAGTAAAAGTTAATGGTTGGTTATGCCGATGTGATTGTGGTAATTTAGTTAAAGTTAGAACTAATTCTATAGGTAGCCCAACGATTTCATGTGGTTGTTATAATAGAGAAAAAGCATCTAAAGGTTCTAAAGCTTATTCACAGAAAGGTAATCCTTATTATAGACTGTATCGTGTATGGTGCGCTCTTCGGGAGCGTTGTGATAAGCCATCGTCTAAAGATTATGCTAACTATGGGGGTCGAGGTATAAAATATGACCCCTCATGGTCAAAGTTTGAGAACTTTTTAGACTGGTCTATTGATAATGGGTATGATTATCATAAAACAGGCGTAGAACAATCTTTAGATCGAATTGATGTTAATGGTGATTACTCATCTAGTAACTGTAGATGGGTTGATGACTGTATACAGGCAAATAATAAGAGAAATAATGTTTTAATATCTTATCATGGTGTTACAAAAACGATTCGAGGATGGTCTGATTATTTTAATCTACCCTTTGATTTAGTTCGTAGTAGATATAAAGAAGGATATACCGGAGATGATCTTTTTAGGCCTAAAGGTAGTAGGAGTAAAAAGTTTAAAAATAAATATTTTAAAAAGGTTGACAATAACTAGTAATTAGTTTATTATAATAAATGTTGACAGGAAGTGTTAACGAATCTGATTTTAACAAGTTGTACCTAGCATAAAGGCGTTCCTATTTTATTAAAAGTTTAATATGGGTTATTGTTACGTCCAGCTAGAAATTACAGCTAATCGCATAAAACAGTTCCTATTTAAGTTTGATTTGAAATCAATCTACAGTTTACTGTTAGCGATTAATGAAAGTTCCTTATAGCGGGTACATAGCGTGCACAGCCCGTTGTAGGGAACTTTTTACATATACAGGAAAGGAAGTATAATAATGAAAAACTTTTCATATAATACGTTAAATTCAATTAATAATAAAACTATTCGCTTGTTTAAGGGAGTAGATATGGATGTTCAGGGGGATAAGATTTCTCGTTCTGTTGCAGAAGTTCAAAACATGGCTAGATATGCTATGAATTACGGAATTATGTTTGATACTGAAATCTTAAAGTCTATTTCTGTAAAGGTATTAAACAATATTATTAATACAGCAGAAAAATATTATGGAATTAGTAATGGTATGGTTAATTCAACCTTTTTCCAAACATTAGACCAAAATATTAATACACCTACTTATATGCGAATGTATATGCAAGCTCTTAATTACTTGCAAACATACGGTGGAGTTAATGTAACTAGTCACGAAACTGTTCAGTTTAGTTCTAACCGTCAATTAGATGATAGTGTTAAATTGGACTTACAGCAGAACTTTACAATGATTTCTGCTTTTACAACCGAGGAATTAGAACAAAAGGTTCAATCCTTGCTTTATAGTGGTATGGCTTTAGAGTCTAAGGATGTTGAGGACTTAATTTATTTAATTAGTAAGTTAAGCCTAAAGATTGAAATTAGCAAAGTTAAGAACCGTGAAGCTATGATGAAGCTTAGTAAGGAATTAGATCTTTATCCAGCAAATCCAGATATGTTTATGAATTACATTTACAGTCTAGTTACTGGTGACACAATGCTGGTAAAGAATGAACAAACCTACCTTAAGTTTAATGCTAGGCTTGACTCTACTAATGATTTTGTCTATTCATTAATGCACGAATATGACAATAACCCTGCAACACCTTCGTTAAGATCTTTGGTTAACCGTTATCACAAGATGTTCTTAATCTTACGTAAGAATGCTTCTTCAAAGGAAGAAAGACGTTTTTACAATCGTATTATGCGCCAAGGTAAGAACACTAAGAAAAATTATCGCCAAAGAGGGATTTTAGATCAGTTGCCAGAATACATTAAAGGCGAAGTATCTTTTACTGAAAAGCAGATTTTAGATGCTTTATCTAATGCTAGTACTTACAAGTTAGCTCGTATTTACACTTATTTAGTTAACCTAGATAAGAAAGATAAGAATGGATCATTATATCGAATTCGTAATGGTAAATCTTATTACGTACCTAGTAAGCACGATCTTGATGAGCTTCTTAACTCATTTATTTCTTTTAAGAGTGTTGTTAATAATAAAGCAATTAAAGATTTAGTTTCTAAGATTGTTGAAGAGCTTTTCCGGCGGGGGAAAAACGCTTTTGCTGATAATGATAATAAAACTGTCTACTATATTCCGGGTGGGTTGTACTACAGTATTCCTACCTCTGGTAAGCAGTTTACTGGTAATATTCCAGACTACACTAGCTTTGATTTTCAATTAATTGGTGACGAACGACTCGGTGTGGGTATTCACTGGGATAAGCAAGCAGATATTGACCTACATGCTGTTACTTTAGATGGTGACACGTTTGGTTGGAATACTGATTGGTTGAATGATGATACTAAAGTTGTTTATTCTGGTGATATGACACACTTAGACGATAGTGGAAACGCTAGTGAAATCATGTCTATTTCTAAAGACTTAGATAAACCAATTTTATTATCTGTCTCTCCATACTACGTTAATGAGATTTACAAAGACTTTAATTTTGATTTATTTGTAACTCGCTTTAACCAAGGGAAACTTAATTCAGATTTAAATTTAGATACGCCTGAGGTCTATGTTAAGTCTATCTCTAAAGATGCTTTTAATATTAATAAGTTATCCTTTAAGAACCGAAGTACTATGACTATTGGGGTGATCATTCCTCGTGGAGATGGCAAATTTAGTTTCGTACTTACTAACTTTAACTTCGGAAGAGTACACGTTCCAGACCAAGATCAGAACAAGCAGTTATTAAGTTATCTTAGTGACTATACTGAAAACGTCCCACTATTAAACAACATTTTAGGCGGTAAGTTAGTTGATGATAAAGACTTATTACCACGTTATACAGAACACGGTTATGATGTAGTGGATCTATCTCCAGCAAACGTTACTGTTGATACCTTTACTGATTTAATTAATAAGTTAGACGAGAATAAATAATTAATAAGAGACTTTCGGGTCTCTTTTTATTTTATCTTTTTGTACAAAAGTAGTTGAATATTTAACTAAAAGTGTTATACTTATAATTGAAATAAGGAAAGGAAGGGATAAGATGAGTTTATATGGCAATTATGTTCCAGAAAACATTGAAATGACTTATAATAAGTTTCAAGAACTAGAGGGCAAACAAAAAGCTTTACAAGAAGAATATGAAGATAAAGCTAAATTTATGATGGGCGATTATAACCTATATGACCCTAATATCAAAACTTTAGTAACTGGTTATTCTTTGGGTGAAGTTATTTTTAGTGCTTGGAAACATGATTTGTACGAGAATGTTACAGGTATTTTTTATGACTTAGTTGCAAGTATTGAGAAAGCGATTTATAAGAATAAGGGTAAAAAAGTTGCTAAGGACGTTGACCTTGTTGGTAACTTTGTAAAGTACTTTAGTAAGTCTGGGGATAAGGAATCAGCTAAACTCGACATTGAGAACTTTTGCTTAGACCTTGACGAGTGGGTTGAAGAATTAAAGATTGAACATGATAGTCGATACTTCTATGTTCCAGACCCTCTGCTTATCTTACAGAATACAGACAATAATGATATAAAAGGACTTGCTGAAATTATTTATGAAGGTGGGGTTAAGAAAGTATGCTAAGCTTACAAACAGTTAAACTGGTTAAGATATTAAAGGAACGTCCTTTACCAGAAAAGATTGCTAAAGAGCTTGAAAGTTTAAAACTAAACCCTAACAATTATGTGTTTGTTGACTATGATATTACTTGTCATATTGGTCACCGTCGTTATACAGACCGTATTTGTCTTAGAGAAGAATGGGAAGCTCTTAAAGCAACTGGTTATGAGTTAGAGTATGTAGATCATGACAAGATTATCCCTAACGATTAAAAAGTATGTTATGATTTTTAATCAACTTTTAGGTAATGAGATTGTAGTTAAGTCTTACGATAATTGGATTATGTTCTATTATCAAGATAATATCATTGCTACAATTTGTTATGTTAATGATGTTTTTAAATTTAGTGTGGCAGACTGGGAAGTAAATGATAAAATACTTGCTAAGCTAGATCCAATTATTGGTAAAGTTAGTTTAATGAATTTAGAAGTTAAAGGATTGTTGTAATGTTTAAAGTATATTTTAATTATGGTTGTATGAAATCTGGCAAAACCGCTGATTTATTAATTACTGCTCACAATAACAAAGAAAAGGGAGTACCTGTTTATATCCTTTCACCTAAGATTGATACTCGTAATGGTGAAGGTGTGATTTCTACTCGAATTGGTATTTCAGCTAAAGCTGATTTTATCTTGGATAGATATGATAAAGAATTACATGAATTTATTGCTAAAGTCTATAATGAGGACGGAATGATTATTATTGACGAATGCCAATTTGTTGACCCACTTACGGTTCATTCAATGTGTCAATACTGTCGAGATCTGGACTTTGGTATCACAAGACAAAAGAATAACTTTAGCATTATTGCATATGGTCTTTTAACTGATTATCGTTCTAGTTTATTTGACGGTACGATTGCTTGGTTAGACGAGGCAGACTCAATTAATAAGATTAAATTTAGTTGTGCTTATTGTTCAAGACAAGCTACCCGTAATCTTTTAGTAAATAAAGTAGATCATGACGGTAATGTTTTAATTGGTGATAGTGAATACAAACCTGTCTGTTCTTATCACTATTGGAAATATAATAATAATAATTAGTTTTATATGGAGTGGGAGTAAATGAATAAGTATGTTGGAATAGGTTTATTGATTATGTTTTTAATTGTTTTGAAAATGTTTTCAGTTGCAATTGCTAGTGCAATTACAATTACAGTAGTATTAGGGGTTGCATTAATTTGTGATCTATTAGAAAGGAATAATTTAGATGAATGATTTAGAAAAAGCTTATTGGCTAGTTTTTGATAGCGGGATTACGCCTTATGAATTAGCAAAGAAATTAGGTGTTTCTACTACTTTAGTTTATCGTTGGCAGAAAGATAGTGATACCTTACGCCGTATACAACGTAAAACATTAGATAAGTTGGTAAGTGTCTATGACTCGATTAAAAAAGAAGAAGATTAGTTTTAATAAAGTAGTAGGTTGGCTAACTGTAGCTGAAGCCTTATTGTTTTTAACCTACTTTGATTGGTTTTTATATTTGTTTCCTGTGTGGATAATTTTAGGTGGATGGTGGGTGATGAAAAATGCCTGAGAGTACGAAAGAGATTTTAGATACATTAGATCAAGCATATGTTAATGAGTTTAGAAAACATCATATTCTTTATAAGAAAATAGATGATTATAATTACTTATTAATGCACCAAGGAAAGTTTTGTTATCTGTTTTGTGCGAGTATCGCCCGCCCGTTCTTAGCTTATTATCCATTATTAGAAAGTTTTAGATCTGAGGTTTTTGATAACGTCTTAGAACAGGTCATTACTAAGGTTTCTAATTCAAATACTAAAGAATATGGTTTTAATACCATACTAAGTTGTTCTGGGTATCCGAATTATGAAATGGTAATTGGAAATGCTAATTTTTATCATAGTAGGTGCAAAAATTATGAGAAGGCAATTGATAAAAAGAAACGTGCTTATCATTGTAGAATTCAGAATGGGTATCTTGATGAGTCTAATCGTATCTTGTTGGAGGAGATCAGATTATCCCTAACAGGTTATAAGAATTTTAAGGAAATGCGACAAAAGGTTTATGGTGACTTATTATGAAAAGATTTTTAAGCGAGTGTGGTGTAATTCTAGGTGTTGTAGCTATTGGTGTTTGCTATACCTTGTATCTTTATTTGATTTTCTCAGTTCTAACTGGGTTAATCAGTGTGGTTGTAGCTCTAATTCCAGCAATTCTAGTTTTAATATTATTAGGGGTACATTCCGTTGAGTAAAGATAAAATTGTGTATGCTTTAGATGACAAATATAAGTTAATCTTAATCCGTGATAACGTTGAAGACGATGCTGTATTTTATATTACAAGTATAAATAGTAATATCTATCTGCGTCAATTGTCTAAGAATGATTTACATATTTTGATTAAATCAATTACTGATGACTTGCCTACTTGGATTCATGCTGTTTATATTGATAATATGTTAATGTGGTGGAAATACGATCACATAAAGCCAATTACGTTATAAAGGAGGCTTTTAATTGGTTTACTTTATTTCTCCTTATATTACTGCTGTTAGAGCAAAGAAATATAAGCGCAATGTATTACGACAAATTAATCATACGTATAATACAACCCGTTATTTAATCTACATTCCAGTTTTTATTGCTGGTTTAATTCCTAATGATTTAAATAATTCTAAGCAGTATTTTTATTATGTAGGAGCAATGGTTTTAGTCTGCTTGTTAGCTTACTTATGTATTCGCTTGATTGCGTATTACTTTAAGTATTCGATTAATAAAACTTCAATTGATTTACTTGATTATGTAATTTTATATGAGACTAAAGACGATTTGCCCTTGGATACAGTTAATCCATTAATTCCAACTTTTGAGTATAATCGTACACACCCTAAGAATAAGGTATATTTTGGTGGCTATACGCTAGAGGAGTTTCAAAAGGCTATGCAAGAAGTTTATGAGGCTAAGAATGATCGGCAGTATGGAGAAGATACTCATCATTATCTAGCTTTACTGTTCCATGATATGGAAGATTATTACATCCATACTTTGTCTGATCCAGCAGTAGAGCAAGAGGTAATTAAGCATGATTAATGATAATTTAGAAAAAGTAGAACAATCTTTAAATGAATTAAGAAAATCTTTATATACACATGATAATAGCTATCAGTATGTTCCTAACTATTATCCTTTTTCAGAGGCAAGACAGACTTTTGAAAAGAATACTAGGGATTTACTTGACGTTAGTTATTCTCTACTTTATCAAGTAAAAGAACAGCAATCTGAAATTAAAAAATTAAAGGAAGACTTAGCTAAAAAAGATTTAACGGATGACGACTATGTAGTTATCTGGATTGATAATAAATATTATTTAAGTATGACTTTATTAACTACTAATGTATCTCTTGCTTTAAATGAGCCTGAGCATACTTTTATAGGTGCTTATCCTTATAAGGAAGTTAAAGATATTTTCTATACTGAATATACTTATTCTTCTTTGAAACTTTTAGATAGTCATGAAGTTGTAATTGTACCCGCAAAAGATTTTAATGGAAAGTTTAATACTAATTATAATTTTATGGAATTGGGTATAACTAATGAAAATTAAACGAATTATAGTTTATTCGGCTTTAGGTATTTTGTTCTTTGCTGTTCTTTTAATCTTTATTCCAATTAATATTAAAACGGTTCGGACGCAAACTATTAATGTTTCAGATTCTGCACCAATTAAAGTAGATCATATTAATGCAACGGTTGACTATTATGGTATGCCTAGTAGTTGGGCTGATCCAGACTCCAGTGTTGATTGGGACTCCTTATATAGTTTTGACGCTGATCTAATGGATAGTTCTGATAATTACTTAACAGATGGAAACAGAGTCGTAGACGAGTCTGTAATTCAAAATCTTAACGCTGTTCCAGCCTATGACTATTACGCTCATACTAAACATAGCTATCAAAAGATTACACAGCAGGTTACTGATGTTTACGGTCTGCATTGGGATTACAGTGATAATAATGACCATGATACGTCTAAGATTGTGCAGTCTAAAGATAAGTCTTATATTCCTATTTACCTAGATATTGATTGCCATTATAAACAAGGTAAGTATTCTCGTTCTAGGGATTTGTATTATAAGCTTGTTCCTAATGGAAATAAGTATGCAATGGTTACAGATGATGATAATTAAACTGAAGTCCTTTATAGGGCTTTTTTATTTTATCTTTTTGTACAAAAGTAGTTGAATATTTAACTGAAAGTGTTATACTTATAATCGAAATAAGGAAAGGAAGTTTTAATAATGATATTGTATTTAGTTTATATTGCTTTTTGTTTTGCCTTTCTATGGGGTATTACTCAAGCGTTCCCAGATTTTAAGCATTCTATCTATTTGGGTGGATGGGTATTTTGTACAGCAGTTTACTTATTTCTAGTGTTTTACAATCCGGGGTATTAATAATGGTAATTCTATTAGTTTTGCTTTTAGTGATTACGTTTGATTTATTAACTTTGTTGGTTGTCAACAATATTAAGCATGGAGGTTTGTGATGAGTAAAGTATGTGTAGTAACTTATGTCTATCGTGATTTTTCAATTCTGTATGGTGAAAAAGGTAGCATTAATCTAATGGGAGTTTTTGACTCTTTAGAATTAGCTAAAGATAAGATTAATCAATGGTATAAAGATAATCCAGATCATTGGATTGCTAAAGATATTAAAGAGTATATTGCTTCAAACAAACATTATAATAAAGATGTCGATCCTACTGATCTTTTCCAGTTTAATGGAATAGAGACTAATAAAGTTAGTAAAAATTATACAAACTGTGGTTACTTTTTAGCGGATTGGTGGTATGAAGAATGAGTAGTAATACTTTAGAGTCTATGTTTAGTGACTTTATTAAAGATAATATGATTGGACTTTCAGATTCTGCAACTAAGGAATTGTTTACTGATGTTCAATTCTTTTATAAATATTGTTCTGAGGTTAGCTATGTTGATATTGACTTAACTGAGATCAACTCAGCCCAAAAAGAAGTTTGGTCTAAATTTCACTATTGGAATGAGAAGTATAATTATTATATGAATGGTAAAGGTCATTATACGGATCGGTCTATGCTGGTTCATGATATTGCAGTTTACTTCTATCAAGTATCTAACCAAAAGAAGTTAAAAGATCCTAAGTTTTTAGATCATGTTTGGCAGTCTTTTATCTGGAATAATACATATGATTATTGGTTAAGAACATCTTTAATTAAAACATATGGAATGGTATTTGACTTTGAATTGACTTTTGAAGGCAAGAACATATATAGTCCGTTGTTGGTAGTAAATAAAGTTTATAGGGAGAATAATTAAATGGAATTAACTGAAAAACAGAAGAATTGTCCGTACTGTCAAGAACCCAAGATGACCTTTATTGGAGAAGATGGAGTTCTTTATCAAGTTAGTGAAGACGCTTTCACAACACCAAAGCTAATTACGATAACCAATGGTCAAACTCACATTGTTGAGATTGAATATTGTCCTAAATGTGGCCGTTCTCTAAAATAGGAGGAAGAATAATGAAAATTAATGAATTTATTAAAAGAGTAAACAGACTATTTTATGCGGAATATTCTTATGACAGCAATACCATTTACGTATATAGAACAGAGCAAGATATGTGTGATGAGAATAAATATGATGATACGTATTACTTCATGAGTGTTAAGGCCTGCGATAACAGATTTTATCCACTCTTTGATTCTGATTGGATGCCAGAGGATGTCAAGGGATTGTCTTTGCTTTTTGGCTTACTTCGAGAGTTAGAAGATACACCCGTTAAGGATCGTTTCCCAGAGAAGAAATACCGTTTACGCTGGATTAATAATAAGGATGGTAGCTCAAAATATATAGATCGTGGCTCTAATGGTAATTGGGATATGTGGGGTGTTAAAAATTCCGTAAAGACCTTTACTGAATCAGAAATAGAGCAATTAAAGAAAGACTATCCACACTTTGCATCCGTAATTGATATAATGAAAGAACCAGCAGAGGAGGAAGAATAATGGTATTTGATAAGCAAGAACTAAGAAAAATTATTCAAGCACCTATTTCGGTTGATATGAAGATTGATTTGCTTAATCAACTTCACCATCAAGACGCTCAAAAAACTGTTAGTGAGATGCAACAATCAATTCTTGAAGCAATAGAGAAAGTACTTAGTTCTGAAAGAGTGAAAGGTAATACAATGCTTGACTCTGAACACGCTGATCAATTCTTACCTGATGCATTGGCATTTTCAAAGAAAAAAGAATTAACTGTTCAATCTCTCCAACGTACTTTTAAAATCGGATACAATCGGGCAAATCAATTATTAGCACAATGCAAGCGAGTAATGAATGAGGAGGAAGAATAATGACCAACGAAGAATTTATAACGATGGCGAAACTAAAGGTTAAGAAATATACATATAAAAACGTTGCTAAAGACGGTACCTCACTCTTTCATGTTTATGTAGTGTGGCAGGCTAAGATTTTACAAAATTACAAAGCTCTATTAGCCACTGATATTGAAGGCGACCAGCATTATTACGAAGCAACTTATAATGGAGATAAGAAGCAACTCTACTTAGACGTTTATAACAAACAAGAAAATAAATGTTTTGAGGTGGACGACTAATGTTAACAACACAAGCACGTTTAGCGATGAAGAACAAACAACCTGTTAGATTAGTCGGTGACTTATATAATATCTTAGAGATTAAACATGTTAATGGTACAAAAAAGATGGTTGCTACAATTAAGAAAGTAGGGCTGGCAGAATATAGGTATAAGCCAATAGATGTCGATGTTGATTATTTAGAACTAGCATAGTCATGATTAGAGTTATAATGAATAGCATATTGGAGACCAAAAATTTTATGATCAGATTTTGGTCTTTTTTATTTTGCTTTCTTATTCAAATTAACACATATTAAGAAGATGGGGGTGTACTATGGGAGCTATTGGTTATTGGTTATCAGTTCATGAATCGACAGTTCTTGAAACCAAGCCCTTTTTTATTTTTGGTAACTAATAAGATTAAGACTAAATAGTGTTCATGAATTGGTAGGAAACGTTAGAATTTACAAAATATTTTTCTTATGACCCTAGGCAGAAGAATTGACCACCCTGCCAGTACCTAGCCTTCAAGATTAACGGGGGTGAGGTCTTAACTACCTAACCTAGACACCGAAACCAGAAATCCTACTCAGCAAAATAAAAAAGCTCCTTCGGTAAAATTACCAAGGGAGCTAAAATCAAGTTTTAAATTAGATTAAATTTTAATTTTAAGAATAGGACAAGCAAGAATACAAACGCACCAGCAAAGCTGAATAGTATAGTACAAATACCAGCGCAAGCAGTCGAGTAGTCAATATTGAGTAGTTTAGCAGTAGTTTTACAAGTTAGCTCAAGCAAGCTAACCAAAGCACTAGCAAGCAAATAGAATAAGTTATAAACACCAATTAATAAAGTCATTTTAATATACTTCCTTTTCTTTATCTTACACCATTATAATACAATAAGCATTTTATATTGTCAATATATAATAATAAAAATAAAGCCTAATTATTTATATAACCTTAATTCTTTATATAAGCCATTCTGATCCGTTTTAATCTAATAAGGTATAATTAACCATTAGCATATAAAAGCAAGCTGAGACAAGCTAACAGGCTTAAATAAGCATAGATTGAGTTAAATAGATAAGGATAAAGGGGATGAAATAAAATAATGTTGCAATTGCAACAATCCATCCACTGCATAGATAAGGTTAATACAAGGCTAGATAAATAAGACAATAAGCAAGCTAACTCAGACTAATAAGATAAACAATGTATTAGCTAATATTTAGCTTAGCTTGTTATATAGTAGCTAGAATAGCCCTAATTTCTGTTTTAAGCCGTTCTAAGGAGTTTTATCGTGGTTTAGGTATAATTTATCATTAAAGCACTTAAACGAGCTTATACGAGCTGATATAAAGAAATAGATTGAATAGATAAATAGTAGCTTGAATAAGACAAGGAATAAGGATATATCAGATAATACATAATAGATTAATACAGTATTAAGCTAGTCTTATATAAGCTAATACAAGTAGATAATAAGTTAATTATTAGGAAGCAAGCCTAGTTGTTAAATTGGTCTAATTTTTGTGAACGTTGATATAAAAGCATTTTTTATTTTGTAACCCTATGATTTTTTAACTCGAAAATAATTGGTCTATGTATTGACTATTTAAGCTATCTATGTTATTATAATATTGAAAGATAAATAGCACTAGCCCAGATAGCTGATAAGGGAAACAAGTTAATTTAACTTGTTGTTGATAGCTAGATATATTTAGAGTAGTAGATACTTTCTTAGAATTTAAGTATAGATCTCCCTCGAACCTATACATCCACCGTATAGCCCTAATCAATTCAAGCTATATTCTGTCCTTAATGTTACAGCCCATTTTATTCAGTTGTTTAGCTAGTCTTATTATCGCTTCACTTCCTTTCCTTATCTTTCAGTTATATTATAGCACAATGTTATCATTTTGACAACGGATTTATAGAAATAATTGGACCGATCCACTTGTTGAGAATGCTATTATGCCAGCCTTTACAAGCCTTTTTTGCCCTTAAAATTTATCAACTGTTAAAATATTTTTATTAATTTATTTATATGTTTTTAGCTTCATTATGTATTGCCCCTATATAGCTAGTATTGAGTTGTTCTAGTTCTATATGGGGTTATTATTCTTCATTATTGTTATTAATAGTCTGCATTAGCTTATATTAGGCTTGTTTTGAACTTGTTTTAGTCTAATTAAGGCTTTTTATTGCTGTTTTTAAGTCTTTTATTAGGCTTTTTCTTGTTTTAGTTAGTGAAATTTGTCACTAATTCCTCTCTTTGCCCTTATCTTTTATATATAAAATATAAAGGGTAAAAACCCGTTAAACGCTGGTATTACAACGTTCCTTGTTTTTACCCTTATTTGTGAAATATTTAACTTTTTTTCTTTATTTCTGAAATAGCTTGAATTCTTTATTCAATCGTTGTGTTAATTCAAACAATATACCAGATAACTTATTGTTTAATTCCTTGTATTCTGCATTATCATACTTTAACAAGGTAGAACTTAAATTGTGTAAATCTCGATAGTATACACTGTCAATATAATAAAGCTCGTCTTCTTTCACTAGTGCTAAATCACCTGTCTTTAAGTTATTATAGTTTTGACTAATATAATAGTTATTAGTGTTTTTAAAGTAATTAACCTTTACTTTGTCTTGATTGTTGTTAATTCCAATAACAGTTACTTCTTTCTGTTCCATTTCTTGTTTCATTGTTATACCTCTTTTCTTTATTTTCAATTATATTATACCGTGTTTTATTTACTTTGTCAACTCTCAATTATAGTGTTTATTTGGATCACAATAGCATAAGGAAGTCAAGGCTTTTGCTTGATAAAGTTATAAAGTTATGCTTGGTTAAATTATGTTGTATTTGCAACAATTTTAATTTCTATTATTTGACTTTGCCAGCGAAAAGAGGTAGGGCTGAAAAGTATTTTTATTTATGCTTTGTGTTTTATGCTTTATGCTTAATACTAACTTATGTATCTTTTTGACCTATCATTTTTAGCTTATCATTTTAAGGCTGGACTGATATAATTTTTCTAGCTTATACTCTTAAAAGCTGAATATATCTTTAGGGCTGAATAATGTTTTTATACTTCCCTTTTATCTTTATTAATACATACTAAAAAAGAGTTGAACTCAATCAACCCTTTATCAACTAAATACCTTTTGGTAATAAGCAAGTAAATTATCTACTTGTTTATTATTATAACAATCTAGTATTAGCTTATTTTTACCACTAACATAAAATCCCTTACCATTAATAATTGTGTTGTGTCCTTGTAAAGTGAGTTTTGCTTTGGTCATATCTTTAACAACGATTGTTAATTTACAACCGGGAACAACTTCACCGAATGAATTCCGTACACGATATTCTCCCCGTTCTACTGCTAATTCAGTTGTGGGGTCAAACTTTACAAGTTCAAATTTAATTACATTATTCATTTTATTTACCTACCTTTTTTTCTTATTAATAGTCATATTCTGCACGTTGTAAACCAAGATAAATACAAGTATTATCTTTTGTTTTAGCAAAACTCTTGTATAAATAATTGTCTTGGTTATCCATTGTATAGGCTTCGCCCATGCAAAAGGATTGAATAAAGCTAGTATTTAATTTATTTTCTAGCTTCTTTTCTACTTCTTCCTTTAATGGTAAAGGTGGTAGAACTTCATACATTTGAGAATAGATTTCATACTCAACTTGTTGGAATTGCTTTGGTTTTAATTCTCCAGTGGCTTCGTTGTCCCAGTCTTTAACAGTGTATACATTAGTCATAATTATTACTTCCTTTTTCTTAATCTTGTGCTTCTAGTTTATTAACCCGCTCAGCTAACTTTTTAGCTAACTCTTGATTAGGACCATTGAAAATAACTTCTTCTTGTTCCCTTGGGGTTAATAGTTGCCAACCGCCTTTTTGATAAGGCTTGTGGGTTACAATCATATTATAAGGGGTAAGGTTAGCGATGTCGTCAATTTTCCTCCACTCAAAAAATGCTTTTACCTTAAGATAAGATGAAACCATTCCAGCTAATTTATGGTATTTATCACAAACGAACAAATCCATTGTTTCTTTTTCTGTTAACGTCATAATTATTACTTCCTTTTCTTTATTCCTTATTACATTATTATAATAACATTGATTGTTAAGGTTGTCAACCCTTATTTCTAAATAATTAAGGATTTAAGCTCAATCCTTGAAATAACCTTTGCTTCATTACATTATTATAATAACATTGAATGTTATTATAGTCAACGGATATTACATATTATTTTGCAGGAATTTGAAAATCTTTATCTTTTAGGAACTCCAAAGAGTCATACAGATTATAAGAGTGTCCGTATTCCCGTTGGTTAGTTAGTAAATCAATAAATACATTATCAATAAAGATATAATTATCAAAGATTGTTAGCATTCTCTTATAACGGGGTTGCCAAACTAGTAGACAACTGGAAAAGTTAGGTGCATAAATCTTAATAGTGTCAATCTTAATCACTTGTTTTAATTCATAGTCAAGCCCCTTGAAAGTAATTAAGTTAGTTTCTGAATCTGGCTTTGTGTAGTCGTCCATTTTAATCATGTATGAACGGTAAAAGCTATACATAGATTTAGGCTTGTTTTGTGGCTTGATTTTGAAAAAGTCTTTTAATGTTAGCATAGTCATACCCCCTTTATCTTCTCATCCAAAGTGGTGTCATAATCGTTATAAAAATAATAATCCACCAGTTAGCGGGGTCAAGCATAGACAAAACAACAATAGGAACGGCAAGAATTAACAAACAGATAATAATTAGCTTCTTAGCCTTTTTATAGGCTTCGGGTATTTGTTGGTCGTGTACGTATTTACGGCGGTTGTCCCTCTCATTCATAATTACACCTTCTTAATTATCTACTTTCAATTAATGATTCTACTGTGTTAAGGCTGTCAGTAATTACTTGACTAACCTTTTTTAATTCTTCTTCAGTAGGGTTATTACGATTGATTAGCAACTTGTGTGCCCCGTTGTTGTTAGTCGTATAAATTAATACATCGTTTTGGTCGGCGCTGTCATAATCAAAAAGCCAGTGACCTTCATAATAAACATTTAACAAATCAAGGTCGATTGTAATATCATCGCCTTCAAGTGCAAAGTCTACAAGTTCCATGATTTTATTAGTTAGCTCTACATTAGTCATTTTATTTACTTCCTTTTCTTAATTAATAAAGTCTAAACAATTAAGAGTTTAAGCTTAACTCTTGAAATAATCCTTGTTCCTTATTACATTATTATAATAACATTGAATTGTTATTAAGTCAATAGATAAGGTTAAAAATTAGCTACTGCATTAACTAAACTAGACAATAATTCTTCTCCAGTTTTTGCGATTGTAATGGTTTTGTCCTCTACTTCTACAACTCTCCACCATTCATCTTTAGCTAATGAATCTACATTAACTTCATAGATTCCGAGGGCGTTTGCTTGCACTTTATCATAGTTAACTTTTAGTTCCCATTTTTGGGTATATTGTGAAATATAATCAAGCGCAATCTTTGAACCAACCTTGACACTTGTAACAATATCCAAGGCCTTATCATATTCAGCTTCAGAAGCAAGGTCAAAGGCTACTGCTAACCAGTCTAGTTGCTTCAATGCTTTTACATTGTCTTTGTATAATTCTTTTTTAAGTTCCAAGTTTTGGTTAAATGCTTTTGTAGTGTTAGTCATAATTATTACTTCCTTTTCTTTATTCCTTATTACATTATTATAATAACATTGATTGTTAAGGTTGTCAACCCTTATTTCTAAATAATTAAGGATTTAAGCTCAATCCTTGAAATAACCTTTGCTTCATTACATTATTATAATAACATTGAATGTTATTATAGTCAATAGATATTTATAAAAAATTAACTTAAAATGTTAGTGACGTAATTATCCCTTAAAGTTAGGATCTTATTGCGTTGATACAAATTGATCCCATTGACACCGATATAATCATGTAAGATTACAGAATCAGCGTCTTCTAAATAGATGTACTTCTCACTTGCGTTATTCCAGTTATATAACCATAAAATAATAGGCGTTTCATCATTGTCATGGTTGTTGTACCAGTCTTCGAGTTTAGTCCAGCACTCATGAAGTCCAGTTTCATCTTTTTCCATGAATTCATCGAAATCATCATCATAGATGTCCTCAACTGTAGCATGCGCCCAGCACTCCAGACCATCAGCACTTAAGGCCTCAACTTGTGAGCTTTTTAATTCCATTTGATTAATAGCGTTCATAATTCCATTATTAGTCATTTTATTTACTTCCTTTTCTTAATTAATAAAGTCTAAACAATTAAGAGTTTAAGCTTAACTCTTGAAATAATCCTTGTTCCTTATTACATTATTATAATAACATTGAATTGTTATTAAGTCAATAGGTTAATTAAACATTTTTGACCCAAGTTAGATCAGAATCCCAGTAACTTAATAGTACTTTGGCAGTTTCAATCGCTTTATTATGAATGTTGATAAACCATAGATATTGACCACTAGGCAATTCAGAATATGCAAAATCACCCCTCAAATAGTTACCATGATTTTTTGATACTTCTTTAATCATTTCATTGGCTAAACTAACTTTATTCACTGTTTCATCTTCTGCAAGTGTAACAAAATCATTGAAGAACGTATCTTCTCGGTCGGATTCGTCAATGTGTGATAGTACTACTTTACAAGCGTTTTTCATTGCTGAAACGTAAGTATTAACTGCTAACTTTTGGTCCTTGCTAAATTCAACATATTTGATAATCATAATTATTACTTCCTTTTCTTTATTCCTTATTACATTATTATAATAACATAGATAGTTATTACAGTCAATAGGTTAATTTAATTTTTAAGTGATTAATTTATAATCACTTATTAAATACGCCTTATTTGATTACACCTATATAATAACATAAGATTGACAATTTGCAATCATTATTTTTATTTATTATTTAGTTTGGGAACTGTAACACTTACTCGCCCAGTTAATACATAGATTTTTATTTTCTTTTCTTCATATAATAGCAGTAATCCAAGTAAGACACGCCTTTATATAACACTGCTGAATAAGGAAGTCAAGGAAATAATACACATTATTTTACCTGTCTTTTTCTTAAAAAATCTCTGGTACTCGAAAATTAATATAATATAAAAAGAACCCATTTTACTGGATTCTTTCTGGTACTCAAAAATTAATATAATATTAATCTAGTTCATTGGTAGTGGTTAACATACTAACAGCCATTGTTAGGCTACCATACTTACCACGTAATGTAATCATTGTTCTAAGTGCACTATCCCCTTTAATAAAAGCATTTAAAGATTCTTCTGAATTAAATCCTTCTAGGCTCCCCCAAGCTTCTGAACCACACTTAACTAATGTTAGGGGCTTCGTATCTAGGTACATACGATAATCGTTTCTAATACCTGCACCATAAGCATTAAAGTAAGTAGTTCTAATTACATTAGAGTCTAGGTCTTTAACTTCACTAAAGAAAATTGAGGCACTGCTATACATTATCATAGCGACTCGCCCTAACAATCCTAGATTAATTAATTCAAATAAGTTGTAAAAACTAATATCCTGTTCAGTCCAACTAGGTTTAATTAATGGTGTAATTAAATATTCCCGTTCACCCATTAACAGATTGAACACATATTGGTCATAGTAAAGTTGAACAATCGTATAATTATGATCTGCTACTTTAAATTCTCGATACTTGTAATAACGGGGTACCTTATTTAAGAAGGTCCATTCGTGAGGGTCTCCCTCCTCAAACAAACCAGATGGGTCATTCCTTAAATCCCATTCTAACATTTCTTGGCTTGAAAAAGTGCTGAACTGCAATAATTCAAAATTTTTACTAAAACGAGGCTGTGCAACTAAATACGTAAAGCCGTGTTGACCTACATCTTTAGCTTGGCTAATACTCATACTAATTAAATGATAGTTCTTTAGGTGGTTAGCCATAGCCCGAGATGTTTTTAATTTCTTATACGTAATCATACTACTTCATTCTTTCGCTGTATTTTTTAAGCATAGCTTTCGGGTCCATAATATCGTCTAAGATCCCACTTTCATCTAATTGCTTCATTAAGTCTAATAAAGCTGGAATTGCATATGCTTTAATATTATTATTAACAACTTTAGGTGTTAAATCAAGTACATAATTAATAATATGTTGATCTGGAGTTAAATCACCTGCATCGAAAATAAAGTTAACGAGTTGCACTAAGTGCTTCTTAGTTAAAATGTGATCTGGAAGCGACTTTAATTCATTTTCTAAAACTCCTAAGATTACGTTAAAAGTAGAGTCCTCTACATTTACCTCCTCAATTTTCTTAATAAGCAATTCTCGATCATAACCATATTTAGACACGCCCGCACCGGCAATCGTTTTTTCTAGCGTTTCGTGCAGTTGGGTATTACCCATCTCTCTTAACGCTTTGTAGTTTTCAAGACCAAATGGAATAAAGTAGGTATCTTTATCGACCTTAATTACACTAAAGTTTTCAATGGGGACAATTTGTACATTAACATCTCCCATAGTAGTCATGTAGTAGCTAGTGTTGTGTCGCATAGCATTAAATTTCATTAGTAATCTCTCCTTTAGTTTAAGCTTAACCCAGCATTCTGTAATTGTCTAATCAATTCTTTACCGTCTTTAGTAGCACCAATCTGATTAACAATCTGGTTTACTCGCTTGTCAATTTCATTTAAAGCTTCCTCTTGTTTGTCTTTAGGAATGTATCTAACAAAGATTTCCTTTAGTGCAGTCATTTCAGACTCCTTAATTAGTTGATATTGCATTAGAGCTTCGGCAGTTAACCCTCTTGTTCGACTACCAAAGTATTTAGCATGTAAACTCAGTGCACTCATTAACGTTTTGGGGTCAATAAATTCAGACTCTTCAATTGTTTTCATACCTTTATTAATAATCATTTCTAAGGCTTGATCTTCTGAATATAACTTACTTACCGGTCCAGTAGCAGAATTATTTATTACTGGTTGTTGGCTCTGGCTTTTCGGCTCATTAGTTTTACCAGTAAAGCCAATGATTTTATTACTGTCTACATCGTCAATGGAGTTCTTTTCTCGTTTATCCATTAATTGTTCTAAAGGAATGTTTTGTTCCTGTGATTCTTTAATTCGCTTTTTAAGTTTAGTAAGGTTACCCTTAGCCATTTTATATCCTTTAGAGTTTAAATATCTAATAATATAATCATAGCTCATTTGTTGTTCCATTAATCCAATAACCTTACTAAAAATAGCTTTATTGTTATAAAGCTCTTTTAAGCTTAGTGATTTTAAGTCTGTAGCCACTCTAAGACCTCCTAGTTAATTTTAGTATAATTTATCATGAACAAATTAAAATCGCTAAAACAAGCTCTTATAGCCTATTTTGGGTATATTTAGATTGAGATTTAACCTGAATAAAAATAATTAATAATTAGCTATTACTTACTGTCTGTAAGCTTAACTCGCTTTTAACCTTATCTAGGCTCTGTTTATAGTCTAACTTAATAAATTTAAATATAAGCTGAATTATAGCTCTTTAAGCAATTTTTAGCGATCTTAAAATAAACTCACTAAATTGTGGTTTATTCTTGGTTTTCAAAAATTAATATAGTGAACAAAAGTTAATGAAAATATGAACATCGTTTCTGGTACTCGAAAATTAATATAATTTTAAGTACAGAATTGTATATAAAAAGAGATTTTGAATGACCCTGAAGTCACCCAAAATCTCTTAGACTAATGTCTATAATGATTGATTAGGATTGGTAAGGAAGCTCCAATTACAAACCCTAATGCAGTAGTTAATTCTAGCATTTGCACATGAGGCAAACCTAAAACACAACCGATTGAATAACCAATAAATACAATGCCTTGCCACAAAAAACTGTAAACAACTGTCATTACAATGGTCATTAATAACCAATTATTCACTAGCTTTTTCATTAGCACTTACCTTATTTCTTAGTTGCAGTAGTTGTCTTTTTAGCTGATGTTTTAGTAGTTTTCTTAGCTACTGTCTTTTTAGGTTTAGCTTCTTCTTTTTTAAGAGGTAGGAATCCCCATTCGCTATCATAAATCCCATGTTCTACTACTTTAACGTTCTTAAAGTCTGAGGTTAATTGAACTGTATAGGACTTAATAACTCCTGTATTAGGTTCTTTTACTCTAAAAGTAGGCAATCCATTAAGACGGTTGTATTCTTGGTCCTTAGCTCTAACTTCATATTGCTTAAAAACCAAGCTGTCAATCAATTCATACGTTTTCTTTTCAATAATTCGTCTACTAATCATAATTATCTCTCCTTGTATTTACGCCTAATATTTTCTTGTTTATTTTCGTGTAGTTCTACCTTACGTTTTCCTCTTCCTTTCCCATATCCGGGATTTTTATGAGTAATTCTGTTATCTAAGGAGTCATGGGCATTAAAAAATTCACGTGAAGTAGTACGATACCGATAATTATACATAATTGTAATATAGTTTTCAGATAGGACCTGAGCAGTGATATAAAGCTTACCATTGATCATTGCTCCAGTTCTTACTTGGTATATCTCAGTAGTAGTTGAAATTGTACCTTTTTGATCTATCTTTTTTAGCTGTAATAACTTTAGATCTATTTGTTCATACCTAGATACTAACTCTAAGCCATACCTTTCAGCATTATATAGATCTTTTTTACTAGCCTTATTAATCTTAGTAAAGAAGCCTTCTAAATAGTAGCCTTTTTTACTGTTTAGAAACCCTGCGCCGGTTAATGATAGACCTTTGATGCCACTTTCGTTTTTCTGCTTTGCTATGAAAATCACCACCTGTTGTAGTATCGTGGGTATAAATATTACCAAAATGATAGCGTTGTAAAGGCTTTTTAGAATCTAATAGCCCTTTGATGTATAGGCCTGCAATTACTTTTTGTTGACTATCTTTACTAAACATTTCTCCAAAGAGGTTTTCTGCATCTACTCGTCTACGCTTTTCTTTAGTATGTGTTTTAGCATTTAAAATAGCATTTAATTCACTAGACCATAGAATAGAAGTAGTTCCTCTTAAGGTAACTTTAGACGAGGGATTAGCTCTTCTAATCATTCCTGTAATTGCTTGGTCTTCAAATTGTTCGTAGCTAATAATACCAACACAGTCTAGTTCTGGATTATCTTTAATTAATTCCTTTACCTTTTTAACGTGTGAATCATGACAATATACATAAGTATATTTACACACTCTGATATAGTCTTCTAATTGGTGAGGAAGACGTTTAAGTGTGTCATATTCAGTTTTAATTTCTATACCTATAATACCTTTATTACTACTAAATAAAAGACAGTCTGCGATTGTTTTCCAGTTAATTGTCTTTTCATAAATAATAAGACTGTCACCTACTGGGCCATAACGATCAAACAGGTTCTTATTATGTAAAATACTATTTTTAATCTCGTCTTCCATTAATCGTTTCATTTATATTGCTCCTGAGGATGTTAAAACATTAAAATAAGGCATATAAGTACTATATAAAGGTCCAATATAACCTTTCCAACGATCAAATTGATAAGTGTCTTTTAACCACTTAACATTATTAAGACCAATAAAGATACCTGTCTTCTCCATCTTTTCATATTTACCTGTCTTAGGGCCAATCAATACTTTTTTGTGCATTTCTGGAAATCCTAGACCCCAATTGCCAGTAATTGTATCAGTGCCATTAATAACTGGAGTAGTGAAGATAGCAGGTAAGTAATTGAATTTCCTTTTAACTTTTAGTTTACGTTTATTATTAAGATGCTTAGCTAAATCAGTTCCCTCATATGGTTTTTCTTTTATCTCTACTAAGGTACGCTTCTTAAATAATACATTCGGATCTTTAGTCTGTTGATAAAGTTTAATTCCATTAGTACCTAATTCATAAGCAACAACTAATTTACCCTCGTCACCTTGAATTAAATCTATGTAATAATAAGGTTCTTCATCTACAATTACTACCCCCGATTGTACATCAAGCATCTTTTCCAGTTCGTTCATTCTTATCACCACGCATTACTTTACGTTCATAGTATTTAAGTCTTGCTTTATATTGATAAGCGATAAACTTACGAACAATAACAGAGTCAATAATATCTCTTATCCAGAAAGCCAAAATTAAGCCAATAATAAAGGAAACCTCATTCTCTAAACCTAAGTATGTATATACACAGTATATACCAAGTACACCAAGTAAAATTGTTAAAGTATAAGAGATTAAAATACTAACACTGTAAACATTCTTTTGAAATCTGGTTATGTTTTGTTTATCTTGTCTAATATTAGTATAAGCAGAAATACCTTCAAAGATTTCAACTATAATATAAGTAATTATACAGTATTGTATCATTAGTCTTTTATCACCTCTTTATTTTCTTTGGCTTTTATTTCGCCATCTAAAGCAACAGGCAGGTTCATAATTTTACCGTCAAAGTTTTTAAGATGTTCATTTACATAAGCCTGAGCAGAATCTTTACTAGAAAAGGTAAGAATAGCATTAATTTCATCAGACCAAAATAGTTGATTATCCTTAGTCAATAAATAATAAGCACCATTAATGCAGTTATTTTCACGTTGAAAGCCTTGAATAATCTTACTATCAATCAAATGTTGTGATTTTAATTTTTCTATATCATTAATTTTATCTTCATTGCCATATTCTTTATAAAGGTCTGATAAGCTATCGGTATTAGCTAAGAACATAACCTCTTTTTCGCCCTTTTCATTTAATCGACTAACTACTAACTCGTCATAATTATAAAATAGCTCTTGTTGTCCTAAGTTATACATTGTTTCACCTAAGACAACGATACCGATGACTAAGAGAATTAGCCAAGTCCAGACACTCCACATTGGTATAGTAGGTCCAGTAATAACAACAATAAGCAATAATGTAAAGAGTGCAATCAATAAGCCGAATGACCAGTGAAATCTGTTAACTAACTTATCATACGGAATATTCATAATTTTATTATCTTTCATTAAATTAAAAACCTCACTAAATTTATTAACTTAATTTTAGCTAATAAACAGTGAGGTTTACTTATTTTATAGATTTACTACTAGTGGTGTAATTGTTTCTGGGGTAACATTTAACATTACTTGACTAGCAGAAGCATAACAACCAAGTCGATCGCTATATTCGGTAGGGCCGATTAAGGAACCTGATTGAACAATCAACCCATTATTTTCTCTAATCATGAGTGAATGTAAGTGCCCTCCTACTAATGCGTCTAGTGTAGTATGTTCAAAAGCACCGACTTTAGCGAGACAATTATTATCATTAACCTTATCTAAGTCTCCATGAACAAAAGCTAGATTATGATCTTGTACATTAATAATATGACGATATTCTGTATCTGGGTTAACAATCTTAAAATTAGTCATTGCCTTATTAGTATTCTTAAAGCTCTTAGTTAATTCACGTGCCACTACTGCTACGCTATCTCCATAAAGTTGATCTTTCTTATTAGGTGCAAAACGATCGTGGTTACCAGCTAATTCAGTAAATTCAAATTGAATATTAGGAAAGCTAATAGCTAGACTAGAAAGGAAACTGTCTTGTAGTTCAGTAGCTTTAACAATCTGATTAGATAATTCAAATTCAGTGTAGTAACCTTGGTTTTGTCTCATCTGGGAGTTTTCAATTAAGTCTCCTAGGTTAACAATCTTAATATTACTTGGTTTATATAGCTTAACTGCTCTACAGATAGCTTGAATGTATTTATTTAAGCGTTGCTGAGCAATTGCATAGCTGTATTCATTGTTCTTAAGCTCTACTTTAGCTCCAATATGCCAATCAGAGGTAATAACAATTAAAGTATCATTCTTATTTATGCTGAGACTATCTTTTACATATCTATTAGTATGAATAACCCTAGGCTTACTAATATTTTTAATTAATTCACGACTAAAGATTGTTTGGTCTGTAAGTTTACGTTGTAATTTATTAAGCTCACGGTTTTTATTTTGTAGCTCCCGTTTCTTAATCTGATATTCGCCTAATTCACTACCAAAGGCTTTATTAACGAATTGTTGTTCAGTCATTGAAAGCTCTTGTCGAGGTGACTGCTCTAGTTCATCCTTACGTCTCATGACTAATTCTTTAAAGTCTTTACTTGGTGAAAATACTAAATCTAATTCTTTAGCCTTAGTTCTAACTTTACGCCACGAAATAGACTTACTTGGACTAGCATTTTCTAATTCTCTAACAATCATAACAACCTTGTCTAATTCAGTCGTTGGGATAGATAATACTTCATCTCTAGTATTAACATAATGAACTTTAACGGGTGAAGAAGTGAAACCTAGAACAGATTCAATAGTTTCACTACCCTCTTTAACACTCATATAAACTTTATGAGCATTACTATTTTTATCAGATAAATCACTAATGAATTGATCTAGGTCTTTAGAGTTGATTGTTTTTTGATTGTAGTCTCTTAAATAAGAGTTGATAATACCAAGAGAAACTTGGTTATTAAATTTACGAGCAATATCACCTAAAATTGCATATACAAGCTTTGTATTGATTAGCAAACCTTCCCTTACTCTAACGAATTAAGTAATAGGTTTTGTAAGTTAATCTCTGATACAGCATAGCCAACCTTACCAATTGGCTGTTTAGGAATAAAAGTATTCTTTGTTAGGAATTCTTTTAGTTTTGTATTATTATAAGCACTAGGATGTAATACTAAATACTTAGCTACAGAATTCTTAGAGGCTTTAATATCAAAAGTAACTAAAACATCTGCTTGTTGATATTGACCTAAGACAAAACGAGACTTACGGTAGTCTCCCTCTTCTCTAGCAATGACAATATAAGTATCTTGATACTTAATCAATGTACTATCTGGTTTGGTATACATATTAATCACTTTAGGCATGTAGTAATAAAGTTTGTTAGATTGTACATAGAAATGTGTGTTAACTACGACCCTAGTGTTAATAAAGTTGTAAACATCTTTAGTGTCTAAATTAGGAATTTTTAGACCATATTCTAATTTATCTAATTCTTCGATTAAGTTATATGACTTATCACGTTCTTGATCATATAAAATTGGTAAAATTCCTGTAAAATAAGAAACCATTGCTAAAACATTAGGTCTCATATTATCAGAGTAATAACTAAAACCATATCCTTCACATATTATACTACAATTTCCAATATTTTTAGTAGTTTTTTCATAATTTGTCCAATAAGGATTAAAAGATATAAATTCTTGACCAGCTAAGCTAAATAAATTTGTTTGTGGAGATAAAGCGATTCCGATTAAAACAATCTTAACCGGCTCTTGTGGTGTAATACCTTCCAATTGACTTAAGTAGCTAATTGAATACATATCTACTTTATAGCCTTTATTCATATAATAAGATCTTGCTAGTAAACCAGCTAAGTAGCTTATTCTATCTGTATGGTGATAGATAATAACAGGTTTTTTAGTCATTCTTACACATCCTTTCTCTTTTATGCTTTAAGTATAACATTTGTAGTTAAAAATTCAACTATTATTGTAATAAAAAGCAAAATAAAAAGAGGTTAAATTAATAACCTCTTTAATCTTATTTACTTGGAACATTAAAGGCTGGAACTTTAGCAGTATCACCAATAATCTTACCATCTGTGTAAGCTACTGTATATTCTCCGTCTTTAACTGCTTGACCAGCTTGTAAGCCTTTAAGATCTACTGTGTTTTTACCAATTTCGCTTTGAGCTACTAAGCTACCAGCTTGGTTAAACACTTCTAAGATCAATCCTTGTCCGTTATCCATGTTTTGTCCCCCTTATTCTGCATTAATTGTTGTTTTATTGTCACTTGCAACTACTTTGATACTTGTCGGTTTTTCAATTGCCGTGCTTAAGATAATTTCAGGTACATCTACTAAGTCAGACAGGTTAGTACCCTCACTGAATGCTACTTTATATTCCCCAGCTTTAACATTTTCTTTAGTAACAAGGGTAACAGTATTACCTTGTCCTTCATTAATCAATTTACCATTCTTAAACAGTAGTAATTGCAGTCCTTGATTATTCATCAGTTAAACCTCTAAGCTTGTGCCGGAGCTGAACTAGTTGGTTGATCTGAAGCTGGTTGTGCTGATGCCGGTTCGGTAGAAGTTGTACTTGCAGTAGGACTTGCAGAATTATCTTGACTAGCTGAGCTTGCAGGTGTAGAAGCATGTGTAGTTTCAGACTTAGGAGCTGGTGCAGTAACAGTTACTTGAATTTTAGTACTTGCATTACCGTCTTTAGAGGTAAAGTTAATATTAGTTTGTCCCGCTTTAATAAGACTAACTGTAAAGGTATTGTCATTAGTAACAACGTCTGCAATTGTCTTGTCTTCACTAGCTACATTAATTGTTCTATCTGTAGCATCTGCTGGAGTAATAGTAAAGCTATTAGTTAACTTAGTTCCCTCTACACCAGTTAAAGCAGTTTGACTAAGGTTAATACTCTCTACTAATACAGCAAGTGTTCTAAAGTCTGGTACACTAACCTTTTCGCTAGTATCACCATTGTCCTTTACCCAAGCAATTTGATAAGTACCTTCTGCGTAGTCAGTAACAGGAGTTAAATTATCTAGTTCAATCTCTTTTACACCGGGTTGACCGGTAGCAATTACTTGTCCATTTTTATTGTAGATAACTAAATGTTCATTAGTTCTATCTTCCATTTATTGTCCTTCTTTCTAATCTACTGTAATAGCTACAGCTTTAGATTTAGGTTTGACGGTTACATTGGCAGGCGCTTCTGGCTTTTCTCTAACTTCTACGTGTATGGTGGTTTGAGCTTTACCACCGTCTAATGCAGTAAATACAATATCCGTTTCGCCTGCTTTTACAAAATTGATTTCATAGATACCTTGTTGATTATTATATTTAGCAAAAGCAATATTTTCGTTTTTGCTCTCTGCTTTAACATTAGTATTAGAAGTATTAAGAGGATAGTAATTTCCGGGAATAACAGGCTTAATTTCCCCCTCAGTACCATCAATTTCTTTTCCAACGTTAATATCAAAGCTTTCCATAATAACAGGTTTAGTTCTAAAAGCAGGGAGTTGCATACGACCACTACCATTACCTTGTTCGCTATAATAAGCAATACTATAGGTACCCGCCGGGTAGAATGTATCTGGTTGTAATCCAGTAATTATAACCTTATTCTCACCCATTTTACCAACACTAAGCTTATCTGGTGATTGTAGCCCTTTAAAAGCAACTAATTGCTGTTTAGTCCGATCACCCGACATAATAAATTTTGGCTCATATTGAAAAGGTAGCATTTAATCTTCCTTTCACTCTATTACTTTTCTTTGTCAGTATTTACTGTAGCAGATTTAGCCTTTGGATCTACACTTGGGCTTTGTGGTGCTGATGGCTTAGCTGGTTGCGATGAAACGGGTTCACCATTTTCTTTTAAGTCTGCCACCAATTCAGCAAAGGTTACAAGACGTGAGTCATAACCAGAAATATTGTAAGTACCATGAATATGAGCTTGTAAAGCTTCTAACATAGGTTGACCAGCGTCTTCGCCAATATACTTAGACTTACGCAATACATGGTAAGCTTCAAATGGTTGTTGTTCCTTATGATCTTGTCTCCAAATAATTTCTTTCTTATCTGCATCCGTAGTAACAACTAATTCACCTTTTGTTGGGTCAGAAGCTTGTTCTAGTTTTTCAAGATGGTAAATATCAGTACCAACAATACCAAAGATTAAAACGTCTGCACCACGTGGATCAAATAAATCACCAAAGTCAGTAACGTCTTTAATAACAATGAATTTCTTATCTAAATCACTAGCTTTTACTTTACTTGCTTTAACAATCAAATCTCTTAATGCGTCATTACGAGCCTTTTCTGCTTTTTCTGCGGAATGTAATTCCATATTATTTCATCCTCTCTTTTGTTATCTTTTTCTAATATAGTTACTTTTAACCTAATTATTAAAATTTGATTAAAGATAAGCTTTCATTAATTTAACTAAAGTACCATACTCTTTTTCTAATTCACTCTTATTTAAGTGGTATTGTTCTTTTACTTTTTCCTTGGCTTCCTTAGCCGTTAATCCATCTTTAGCAATATAATCTACTAATGAATGTAATTCAGGGTCATTGTAACCTTGAAGCTTAAAAGCAGAATGGATTTCAGCTAAGCTATTATCCATTTCATTAGTGTTAGGCGTATCAATAGCCTCTGAAACAATTCCTCGAACTTTACCATCTTTACGTTGTACACGATTATATTTGCTCTTACGTGAATAACTAAAAGTAACCGGAGCTTTTCCATATTGTAGATCTGCTATCTCTTCTACGCTCTTATTACCATCTTTTAAGGGTGTAATATGCGACTTATAGTCTTGAATAGAGTCGAGATAACTTCCTCTAATTCTAGTAGGTAGCATTTTAGCAATATAACCCGGAAAATCCATTCCATTACTCATATCAAATTCTCTTACAAGGTCAATAAATACTTCTGTAATGTAAGCATATAGGTCTTGTCTTTCTGCATAGGTCATATTGATATTACCGAACCTACGTCCCATGTTATGAATTAAGTTAGAATATTGTTTAATTAGTTGTTCATAGTCTCTTACAAATGTAATGTTATGATTACTGTTTCCGATATAAACACCATTTAAGCTGTTAAATACGTTTTTATTATCTGTGTTATATCCAGTAATTCGATCTTTTTTATTAATCTTTTTTCTTGCCATTAAAGATAAAAATTCTCCTCTCTACTAATTATTTTAAAGTAAAGGAAGAATAAATAAATTTATGTATAGAAAAAGACAGCTACAATCGTAACTGTCTTCTCTTTTAATCATATAATGATGAGCCATCTTCCCAACAAGATCTTTCATCAAAGTCATGACAAATTAAAGAATTATAAGTAATAGTATAAGGCATCTTTTCTCCTGTTGCTTTGTTTAAAACATAACCATAAACAAAGTGAGGATAAAGTTTAGTAAAGGTAACTTTAGTTGCTGAATCTGGAACATAAATATTGTGTTCAACAATTAAAGCTTGTTCGCCTTTTTCGATATGCTTACTTAACTTTTCTTTAATAACACTAACTTGGTCAACCAAGCCATTACGTAAATTTGTCATTAGCACCGTCCTAAATTAAGTCTTTAACTTCATTAGTAATATCATCTGGAATATTGCCTGCTTGTAGTTCTTCTTTAAAGTGCTTGTAATTGTAGTGTTGCTGTTCTTCGGGTAATTGTTCTTGTTGCTGTACATAGTAAGCACGTAAACCTTTAATCATGGGGAAGTCTTGTTCGTGCATGAATAGGCTTGTATTGAATAAAGGTGGATAGCACTTAGGGAAGTACATTAACAAGAGTCTTTGCCAGATTTCATCTCGAATAGCTTGATTTTCCGGCTCTTTTAATTTTAATACTAAATTATAAACATTGCTACCTTTAATTTCGTCTCCATTGTCATTTACATATTTAGGAGAACGACCAGTAGAAATAAGTCCATTTTCTTGAGCTGAGTTTACTAAGTTATATTCAAAGTCATAACCAGACTCACCAAGAATACACATAGTAAAGTCTGATCCCCAGTTGTCTCCAACTTTAGACTTAACAACTTTAACTCTAGTATTAGTACCGATTGGTTCAGTGTCAGCCGACTTAGCTTTAATTTTACCAGATTGAGCAAAGCTAATATCTGTAGATAACAAGTGTTCCCATCCTTCACCACCTACAGACTTAATTGTTGCATAGCGAGGATTCATAGCATTAAGATCAGCACGAGCCTGATTAATAGCAAGTAAAGTACCATTATTATAAATCAAATTAGCTTGGAGCTTACGACTTATAGTATTAAGGGCTTTAGCTTGTTGCCCCATAGTTTGACCGCCTAATTCAGTATTTACTTGCATTTCTGATTGAGTAAACCCAACACTATCCCAAACAAAAATAGTTTGCTGATCTGGATCTGCGTTATGGATTTTTGCAAGAGTTTCAATCATAATCCTACCAACTTCTTCAATAGATAGCTCTTGGACGCTACCATCTTTTTTATGTGTAGGAGTATAGGTAAGAACTTTAGATGTATCTACTCCTAAATGTTCAAGGCGGGAATTATTTTGCGTTCCTTCTAAGTCAAAGTAAACTACAATGGCTCCCATCTTAATAGCATTTTTAATAATATTACCAGAAAATGTACTTTTACCACTAGATTTTTTTCCAAAGGCTTGGGTAACTCGTCCAGAACCCGGAAGTCCTCCTACCATATTGTAATCAAAGACAGGGATTAAAGTTGGGTACCAATCATTAATTTCTCCACTATCTGTTTGGTTAAAGGTAGTAAGTTTCGGGTCTTTATTAAGCTCCCCAATAATATCAGTAATTTTAGACAAAACAATCTCTCCTTATTACTTTAAATTAGCTAAGAATGAGTCAACATCAGAACTAGCATTTAGATTAGCTAATGGATCTGGTGTTGTATTAGGTTGGGGTTGTTGTGCAGGCGTAGTTGGTTGTACTGGAGCTTGACTAGCTGGTGCGGTAGGGGCTGATGTTGGCGTTGGTTCTTGCATATCAGCAGGGCTAGGGAACGGCATACTTAAATCGTCCTCTGGAGTATCTGTAGTAGGTTGTGAGAACTGATTAGTAAAATTCCCTTGAGTTGGCGCAGAAGAGCTTACAGGAGCTTGTGGGGCTGATTGTGAGGGTGCTGTCGATTGTTGTGTTTGCGGTTGAGTAAAGTTAGAAGCGGGTTGACCAGTCATGTTGGCAACAACATCTACCTTCTGGGCTTGAGGTTGAGTAGGTGCGGTAGGTTGTGTGTTATTCATAGGAGCTTGTGGGACTGGTTGACCATTCATAGGCGCTTGGTTGTTAGCAGGAGCCTTAGGTGCTTGAGTTTGGCTAGGGAATGGTAAGTCACCTGCACCTACTTGTGGAGCTTGACTAAAGTTAGCACCTGTAGCATATGGATTAGAACTTACTTGAGCCAATTGAGTATTGTAGGATTGAGTAAGTTGATTAAGAACAATTTGGTAGAAGTTTGGATCTGATTCTACTAAAGGCTTAGCTTCCTTTTCAATATCATCTACATACTTCATATTACCTTGATCGTCACGTTCTAGGTAATTAAAGTTCATAGCAGGTAAAATCATAGATTGGTTAACACTAGCATTCCAGCTACCGACACCGCCATTAGGAGCGTCAACAAACTTTGCACTAACTGGCATTGTTTCACCGGCAGTCATAAATTGTGCTTGGTCATTAAACATTGGTTGACCGGTTCGTGCATTCGTATAAGGCATTTCTGGAGTAAGTAAAGAAGAGATAGCATACATACCAGAGTAACTAATTTGATATGCTTCTACAGCGGGACGGCCTTGATTGTCTACTGCTTGAGCATAAGTACCATTTTGGTTAGTAACAGGAACACCTAGGAAATAAGTACGAGCACGGATAGATAGTGGAAAACGTCCAGAAGCTAATTTAATAGTATCTACTGCATAACCCTTTTCATCTTTAGCACCTTTGTCTTTATTAAATTGAATAACAGTGTTAAGAAGTTTAGCTAACTGATCGTTTGGGTTGTTAGGATCAACAATAACTGGTAAGGCTGTAACACTACCATCTTTCTTAGTAAAGCTAACCCATGCTTCACGGAATTGAACGAAAGGAAATCCACCATTTTCTAATGGTAAGATTCGACCAAAAAATGCTTGCTTTTTGCCTAATGTAGTAGGACGGAAGTTATTTTCGTTGCTGTTTGAGTTAAGTTGGTTAATTACGTCTGCGAAATTCATTGCCATTAGTTGTTTCCTCCGTTGCTCTTTTCTTCTGTATCATCTTCGTTTAAGGTGTCGTACATAGCACCAATAGTTTCTAATAGTCCTTTTTTAGAAAGACCATAGCGTTGCATAGTGTTTACAAAGCCAACCGTAAAGTCGCTTAGCATATCACTAGCATTTTTACCTTGTTTAGGGTAGTCTTCAAATAGAACATTAGTTAAAAGATTACCCTTATTATCGTCTTTGCTAACGACAATAATTCTACGTTCCTCTGTCATTAAGCTACTCCTTTCATTCGCTTATCGTGTAGCTGGCTAAATTCATTAGGACTTAATTTTCCTAAGTTTACAAGTTCATTTTCGATCTTATCTAAGACCATGTTTTTATCATTTACATTATTAACGAAATCTACATTATCTAAATCTAGTTTAAGAACTGGAGTGTTACCATAGGAGTTATACCAATCTCGATAAATATTCCACACAGATTTATAATATTCTGTTAGCTTAGGGTCTGTAGTTTCCATTTCACGTCCACGTTTAGCGATATTACTTAACATTTGTTCAAAAGGAGCTTCCAAGTAAATAATTAAATCTGGACCCATGAAAGGATGACCAGCTACATTACGTTGCATAATGTTATTAAGACGTAAGTAATCCTTATAAAGGATTTCTGGGAACTCACCACGATTATAAAGGTTATGGCTCATAATACCGTCACTAATGAGTGAGGAGTCATATACAGTATTTGTAATACCCTCTAACCCTAAATGAACGCCCTCCATAAGTTGTTCATACCGATAGTCTAAAAATTCAATTTGAACTACAAATGATTTAAGTTCTCTTGAAATCTTACCGTCTTCATAAAAACTATTTAATAACGGGATTTTTTCTGGCTCTTCCAAAAATGCAGGTGTTCCTAAATCCTTAGACAAAATCTTAGCTAAACTTGTTTTACCAATACCAATTGGTGCATTAATATAAATAATTAAAATCCACTCCTATACGTAACTTGTTATTTATTTTCAAGACTAATTATAAACAATACATAGTAGCCTAACAAGTCTTGTATAGTATCTTCGAGTGACTCGTCTTTTACATCAACCCTTTTGTTACTATTAGTCAGATTGTCTAATCGGTTACATTTGTCTAAAATTCGTACTGAAAATGCTGGAACAGCTCCTAGAATATCTGCTACTTTCTGATAACTAGAGCCATAATCATGGTTCTTTTTAACTAATAATCTTTTAGTAGCTGTAGTAATAGCACTTAGAGCATTTACAAAATCAAAATTATCACTATCTGGTAGCATACCTTCGTAAGCCAAGGCATAAATAAAGCCCCGAGCACAATAATCTTTAATTATTTCGATTTGTTGGTAATCTTCAAAAATATCTTGTTGCAGATCTTGTACTAGGGCTTTACCTTCTTCACTTATTAACTTAGCAACTATATTCTTTATATTCCCTACGTGACGATTAAGTACTAATCGTTCAGAGTCTTTTAAATCTAAGGTTAAGTTATAGATGTTATTACACGTATCTTTTACTTGAATTTTAAAACTATCAGCCATTAAATCCTCCTTGTGGGATCATTTTTTGTTGCTGTCGTTGATTAGCGCTAATGCTTTGCATCATATCAGCTTTATTTTCAATCGCTTTAGTTAACCAATTAAGACACCGGAATTGATAATCTGCTTGGTTACGTTGCTTACTTAATTCAACATATTTAGGATCGGATTGAATAGCTGTAGTAAGCATAGACTCCGGTGGTTTACGTCCACCATTAAATTTTTTAAGACTTTCATCTTGTACATATTGAATATACAGAGTACCTTTTAAAGCGTCTAGCTGTGTATCTAAGTCTTTAGCTTCTAGTCGCTTACGTTCAGCTAATCTAGCAACTAAATAATACACATTCGGATTATTTTGCATTTCACCAATTAAGTTATTAGTATCAAAATTAAGAATCTGTTCTGGTACTAAGTTTTTAATTTCTCCGTTCATATCTACATATTGTAGAGGACGTAGAGCGTCTTTAATAATATCTGCTGTCATATTTACACTTCCTTCTCATTTTCGTCTACATAGCTAATTAAGCAACCATTACGGTAATAAGTATTTTGCTTGCTTAAAGCATAACGGATACTAGATTCGGGAACATTAATATAACGAGCAGTTTCTCGAATGCTAGGATAATAAAAATCTTTACCCTGAAAAGTAACTTTAACTTTTTTGGGGTTGTTCTTTTCTCCATAAGGAATAGGAGCAGTTTGAGCTTTAACCCATTCCATTACCTTATCCAATTTAGATTGAGCAACCTTGAATTCTTGCATTACTGCGCACTCATTCATGTGTCTGTCTTCCTTTCTGCTCAAGGGTTTACGCATTTCTGCGCATCAAATCTTGCGCACCTCCTATTATGAACTAAAATTGTATAAATTGCAATAAGAAAATAAAAAAGACAGGCTAAATTAACCTGTCTTAGTATTGGTGGCTATCTTCAATTTCTTTTAATTGCTTAAGAGCTTTGAACTTAAATCGAAGTCTTTTTGGTACAGTTACATATTTAGAACCTTTACCCATTCCTCGATAGTGTTTGTGACTAGGGCGAATTGTAGGTTCAATAATAAACAATTTACCAATTTTAATTCGTTGTTCAGTATCTAAACCATAAGCAATTACTTCTGATTGTAAGTTTAGTACCTTTTGTATATCTTTTAGTTTTAAGCTAGGATCTCTAAACTTAATCAACCTAGCTAGATCTGTTGTATTAAGCGTTTCCACATCTTTTTTCATTTTTGATCTTGTCCTTATAACATAATTGACAACGAATGGTACAAGGTCTATTTATATTTTTTAATTAAATACTTACTTAGCTTCTGATGTTCTTCTTCACTGGAATAACTGAGATAAAGCTGGATAGTCCACCGAGCTAAAATTTCATGTAAAGCATTAAAATATGACTCTTTAAGGTCTTGGGTAGCATTGTCATTAAATTCTAAGTAGATTCGATCAGCAATAAACCTAGCGTCTTCTATATCAAATAATAATGGAGTAACTCTCGTATCTTCTGTAATGTTAGATACATAGATAGCAGTAGTTCCCACTGTGGAAGCTGTATTCATATTGTCTAGCTCTGTTTGGCTAAAGTTATGCAGTTTATACATATAGATTACTTTTCGATTAGAGCCGATTGCTAAAAAGACACTCATCGGAATTAGATCATTAGTAACATAAATAATATGATCTTGGCTTTTATATACTTTGTGATTAAGTAAAATATCATCGCTTGTACCATCAATTACATAATAATGTTCTTGACCATCTTTTAAGCAAGATAAAACTCGTTCTTTATTTTTAGAGTTAACTCTCACAATATCTAAATTCTTATTATAAAAGTTTAAGTTTAACACTCTAAAAGTATTATCAATATTTAATTGTTTTTGTAAACGCAATTTAATTAACCTCGTCAATTAATTTATTTAGATCCACTTTTTTATGCTTAACTTCATGTTTATTTAAGCTATCCCAATTAAAGTCTTTATATTGTTGATACATAAAATCTGGATCTAGCTCCATGAAGTTATCTAAAGTGGTAACAATCATATTATACCTGTTAATTTCCTCTGTACGCTCTTGTGTATAGCTTATCATTGTAGCTAATACATTATCATGATCTTTAGCTAAAACTTGATATACGCTTGCTTTGAAAGGAAATAGAGCATAGTCATTCTCTCGTTTAACATGGATAATTAAACAAGGTACTGTGTGACCAACTCCACCTAATCTGCTAGAGTCAGTAGTTACTTGTTCCATAAAACTAGGGATTTCTCCATTAGAATTGAAAAATTGAGTAAACTTAACTGAGTCATGGTTCTTTAGTTCATAATTAAAAATACTCATAGGGTGATCTGCTGGGAAGAATAGGTCACCAACAAATCCTACATTACCTGTTTCATTAGAGTGGTTGTATTGAGTTTCAATTCCTCTAGTTGCTCCAGAGTAAGCAGTACGACTTACATTAGTTTTATAATGCAATGAAAATTTTTTAGCAATTTTTCTTTCAAAATTTTTTCCCTTAGATTGTTTTCCCCTGCCATCCATTTGTTATCACCTTTTTATAATATAGTTTTGTTGCTTTTTTTAATAAAAAAGACTAACGTGAACTACTCGGTTATGAATGACCAAGCTTCTGGGAACACTTAGTAGTATTTAGGATATTACAAGTGTATTCACTAAACCTAACTTACAGAACTAAGCTATTTTACCATGGCTAGTCCCTAGCCTTAATTTTCTTTAATTTCTTTAACTCTTTTAATCCTCTATTTAGAATATTAATTGAAGCATTAATATCTCGATCGTGGTGAGTATTACATTTAGGGCAAGTCCATTCACGTACATCTAATGGTTTTTTGCCAGAGTGGTAACCACATTTAGAACATATTTGACTTGTATAGTTAGGTTTAACAACTACTAATTGTTTACCATACCACTTACATTTATACTCCAACATTTCTCTAAATAAGTACCAACTATTATTAGTAATTGATTTAGCTAGATGATGATTTTTAAGAAGATTTTTGGTTTTCAAATCTTCTATTACAATCACATCATAACTTCTTACTAATTCAGTTGTTATCTTATGTAAATAATCTTTACGCTTATTAGTGATCTTAGCTTGGTATCTAGCTTTCTGCTGTCTAGCTTTTTGCCAATTAGAATAATCTTCTAATTCCATCTTAATATCTTTATGATTATGGTTCCACTGTCTTACCCTAACTAAAACTCTTTGTTTACGTTTACTAAATTTAGATTGAGCTTCTACTACCTTATTATCTAAATAAGGGGTAACAAACTTAGGGTATTTATAACCATCACTAGTAATAGCTAGATCAGCTACTCCCATATCTATTCCCACTACTGATCTAGTAGGTTCTAATGACTGGATGTTAGGGTCATCAACAATTAAAGACAAGTAGTATTTACCAGTAGGATCTAAGGTAACTGTATATCTTTTAATTTTACAATCTTTTAGTCTATTTGTCTTACTAGTTTTGATACATCTTAGCTTAGGTAATTTCATTCTTCGTTTAGCTAATACTTTGCAATTAGTACCATCACCTGTATAAGATTGCTTAGTAGCTTTACGAGACTTAAATCTAGGATGTCCTCCTTGATGCTTAAACAACATTTTAAATGCTTGACCAAGATAATGATTAGATATTTGTAAACTTCTAGCTTCACTTTCTTTTAAAAATGGATATTCTACTTTTAGTTGCTTTACCAAGTAATTCATTCCATATTCATTTACAAACTTAGAACTAGGATTATTCTTATAACGTTCATTAGCCATGTTTAGCATAATATTCCAGATAAATCTAGCATTACCAAACATTTGAGTTAACTGATCTCGTTGTTTAGCATTAGGATACAAACGTAATTTAATTCCTTTAATCATTATTTTCACCCTCTTTCTTTAATTTATGTTTTAATTCTAACTTCAATATTTTTAGGGGTCAAGGCAAAAAGAAAAGGCAATTCATCACGTCCTTAAAAGAACGTGTTTCCTTGCCTTCATAATATCACAACTGTTAGCCTAATCATATTAATCATACATCATCTTTAAGTTATTAAACAGCTTGACTTTCTCTCTTACATCTGGATCATAGATAGCCCGCTGAGTAAGAATTGGATCAATCTTGCTTACATAATTCTTGTTTTCCTTATAAGATTCTTTAGCAAGCTTATTTAACTTCATAAACTGTTCTTGCTTGTCCTTATTAGTATCAATATCATCAGACTCTGCTAGGTCTTTAAGTTGCTTAATAACTTTTAATCGAACTAATGCTGGTTCTTTCTTAAACATATAAAGATGGTCCTCATCGTCTTCTTTAACGATTAAAATACCCAACTTGTCTTCTTTAAGCATTTTAGCCATATAAGAGTCATAATTAATTTCATCTTTAAGGTTAGCACTTGTACTTTCAAGACCCTCAATCCCTGATACAAAGGAACGAACTACACTCTTAAATAGTGCTGGGTTTAATTCCCCATCATAAATATCTGTACTAATTTTTTGACTCTGAATATTAATAAAAGACTCTTCAAAGACATCGACTAATTCAGGCCAATTGTCGTCTACTTCCTTTTCTGAAATACCAGCTAAGGGAGCTAAACCAAACTCTTTATTTAAAGCTCTAACAGTATAAGTAGTTACATTACCTGTATTGATAGCTTTTTTTAGCTGGGTAAAACCAACTACACCTAGAGCCTTTTTTAGATCTGCTACACTCATTATTTACCTTCCTTTAAGTCTTTTACTTGTTGCTTAAACGACTCTTGCATTTCTCTGCTTGCTTTAAGGTTAGCCTTATCTAAATCTTTATGTGCATCTGCCCAGATCTTATCAATTGTCTTTTCGTCTAAGCCATTCTTTTGCATAGACTTATCAAGAGCAATCGCAGTTAAACTAGCCCGTTGGTTAATAGCTGATAGCTGTTGACTAAGAGGTGAATTAACTAAATCAATTACGTCTAATACTTCCTCCATCGTCAAACGCTTTTTAAGGAGTGTTTGAGCACTTGTTTGTTCCAACTTAGTCATTGGCATTGGTAATTGTTTATGTACTTTAATTGCGTTTAATACTTGTGTTTTACTTAATGCTGGTTTTGTCATTGTTTTCTTCCTCCCAAATCCGTTGTGCAATTCTGCTAACTTCATTTAATTCTTTTTCATTAATAATATGTTTTTTAACTAATAAGGTAGCTAAGCTAGAGAACAAATCAGCCGTATAGTTATTAGCTTGTTGAGCTTCTCCAATTACCTTACTGGCTAAATCTTTTAGTGCTTCATATGCTTCTTTATAGGAAACAGGATCATTATTGTGTTGGGTTACTGTTTCCGTTGGTAATTTACCATCTTGTTTAACTAATTCCATTAAGCGAATATAATCTTGGAAGCTTAGTGTACTTAAGTTTCTTACATCTGGTAAATCTCGTTTCACTTCTTCTCACCTCTTACTAGATAGAGTAATGATTGTAGGTTAACAGGACGAGCCTTATCTAACAATTCTTTAACTATTGTACTACCTAAGTCATTAGCGTCTTTATCTTTATAGGGATTTACAACTAAATAAATTCGGTCTAGGCTAATTTTTTGTTTTAACTTATCTATTAACTTAATTTCTTCTTTCATTGCATCATTATCTAAGAATACGTAGAAATATTTAGGATTAACTTTAAGCATTAGATTAATTTGATCATCAGTAATTGCCTTACCTAAAGTTGCAACCCCTACATAATCTGCAACAGTTGAACTAATAGCATTAAAGATACCCTCGCAGATAACCATTTTATCTTTTACATGATTAAGATTAAAAACAACGTCTTTCCTAGAATATTCATTGTCCTTAGCTAGAGCATTAAAAGATTTAATAAATGGATTAGGTTCAATACTTCTTGTACTCCAATAAATAACATCATTATTAAGACCATAGGTGGGAAAGATAATACTATTACTAATAGTCATATCTTTATCTTGAGTCTTAATAACACCAGATGTGAGATAGCCTAAATTATATTTATAAATCTGCTGTAGAGTAATTCCTCGGTTTTTAAGATACCATAAGTAAGGGTAAGACTCAGGATTATTAAGATTATCTCTAAGCAGTTTAGTATTAGTAGGAAAAGGGGGGCACTTTTTACCTACTTGTTTATGTTTTTCTGCTTTAGTATTAAGAGCAACTAAACGACTTAGTAAAGTCTCATTGTCAATTGGTTCTACCTTAGGACTATCAAAATCTTCGTCTTTTAACATTTCTTTAGCTTCATTATAAGAAACATCATAATACTGCATAAAGAAGCTGATTGGGCTGTTTCCACGAGACTCACATTTAAAACAAATAAATTGACCTTTTGGAGAAACATACAGCTTTTTATCATGTTCTCCACAGAAAGGACAGTCTAAATGAACTTCACCTGTAGCTGTTTCTTGGTAGTCTTCATTTATACAATTAACAATAATTTGTTGTTCCCGAGTCATAATTTCACCTATCTTACACTATCCTCATACATAATCTTAGCAACTTTTCGCATATATTGATTCATTCTAAATCCCATTCCGAGATCACTTAGCATGGTCATTTCGTCTTTAGTAGCAAACTTTGTTGGGTTAGATTCAAGAGCATTTGGATTAACTCCTTCTTCGTGTTCTCGTTTAATAATCTTTTGTTCAATATCATCTAAAGCTTGGCTTAATAACAAGTAATTTTGCTGTACATCTTGTAAAGTATAAAAACCATCCCAAGTCTTTAAACCTATAGATTTTAGCTTAGTAGTAATTCCTAGGTTAAACATGTACATTGATTTATCTGTACCGAGTTCGTCTTTCTTATATTCATAATAATTATGTAAGAAATGGTGGTTGTCCTTAAATCGTTCTTGAATATCCTTAGGGGCGATTGGGTCAACCTTTAACATAATATTATGAAACATAGACACATAGTAATAATCAAAATAAAAAGACAACGGATACCAATACATACCATACTCTGCTGGAATATAAGCAACTTCTAAATTCCCTTGGCTAGATTGGCACTTAGCAATAACATAAATCCGTCCATCTTTTTTAGTAGCCTTAATCTTAAGACCATTAGTATTCACTAAATCGAGCATTAATAAACTAAAAACCCCTTATATCAAAGTATGAGTATATTTTAAACCCATTCGATACAAGAGGTCAAGCTACCTTTAAAAGACTAATTATTAACTAATTTAGATGTATTGTCAACCTTTTTAACTAACAATTGCGTATCAATATTATCATTAAATTTCATATCATCATTATGAGAAACAATAATAATGTTACCTACATTCTGCTTTAAGTCACTTAATACATTAATAACACTATCAATCCCTGCTTTATCAAGTGAGTCAAACACCTCATCAAAGACAACTAAATTAAGCCCACCAATTTGCGATTTAAGATAATTCATAAAAGCAAGATTAAGAGCAATTCCAATTCGGCGTTTCTCACCGGACGAAAGGTCTTGGTAATTACTACCTGAAACACTAGAGTCAACATCTAAACTAATCTGTTCATTTACCTTACCAGACTTAGTAGTTGTCTTATTATTAAGAGCTACAGTCATAGTATTGTTAGTTAATACCTTTAAAATCTTTTCTAATTGATCATTAAGATAAGGAATAACTAGAGATAAAGCTTGAGCCTTAACGCCACGGTCTGAATAAACCTTAGTAAGCTTTTCAAAGTCGTTCTGTGCTGATTGTTGTTTATGTAAGTCCTGCTCAGTTGCTTTAATCTGTTTTTCGATATTAGCAGTATCTAATTGTTTAGGCTTTTCAACTGGTGTTTGAGCTTGTTTTAATTCAGTTTTTAATTGGTTAATATCATTATTAAGACGATTAATCTCATTAACTAGGTTTTCTTGCTCATTAAGTTTTTGCTGAGTAAGATTAAGAGCATTAGTTAGCTTACGATACTGTTCTTGTTGCTCAGAAGCTTGTTTCTGCTCTTTTTTCGCTAGTTTAGTATAATTGTTTACGTCTTGATTAAGAGCGCTTAGACGAGGAGCTAGAGCCTTATACGAGGTCATAAGTTCGTTAGCTTTCTTATTCATATTATTTAATTCTAACTGCTTATGCTCTGCGTCTAATACATTTCCGCACCATGCACAAACTGCATTATCTGTAGCTTGTAACTGTTTATATTGAGTTGATAAGTCAGTAAGTTGCTTTTTAATATTCTCTTGTTGTAATTCAATATTCTTTTGTTCTGTTTGAGCAGTTTGTAACTTATTAGTATATTCATGACTCTGTGTGAAATTAAAACCAGATACTTGTTGTTGATAAGTTTGGTATTCAGCTTTAACGGCTTCATGAGTTGTTGGGTTATAATCTAATGAATTAAGGTTAGATTCTCTTAGCCTAATTTGATTTTCAAGATTATCAACCCGCTGTTTTTGCATAGCCACAGATTGCTCATATTGACGCTGTAAGGCTGTTTGACTATCCATTAAGGTATCTAACCGTTCCAACTCTTTTTGGTCCTCTATGAGCTTGCTAGAGGATTCTTTGCTGTCTTCTTTAACTAACTGTAAGGCTTGCTTATAGATATTAGTGTTAGTAAGTTCTTCCAAAATTTCCTTACGGTGTTTATCAGTAGCACTAATAAAAGTATTAAGCTTTTCTGGACTAAAGATAACTGAATTCAAGAGTGTATCAAAACCAAATCCTAAAGTAGAGACAATTTCCTTGTCTGTCTCTTTATTAGTAGACAAAGTAACATCTTTACCATCACGATACATAATCACTTTGTTCTTAAATTCCTTGTCTTTACGATAACGAGTAATTTCATATTCATGACCAAAATGAGTAAACACTACTTTAGCAAAACAATTCTTACCTACATCATTTTTAATTACTTCATCACTTTTAGCTCCGTCTGGAGTTTCACCATAAAGGGCGTAGATCATAGCATAGATAATTGAACTCTTACCAGCCCCATTTGTCCTCTCACTGTCAATACCAGTGTTTTGACCATTTAATAGTGTTAAACCTAAATCATTTAGTTCTAATTTAAAATGGTTAAAACTACGAAAATTCTGCGCTTCGATTGTTTTTACTTTCATTGTTATACTTCCTTTTCTTTATTAGGGTTAATAGCGTCATTAATTGTTTGAATTAACTCTGCATTTTTGTCTATCTTGTTACTAGGACGTTTATGAGTTGTATTAGACTCGTCTAAAGTAGCTAAGTGATCTGCCTGTTCGTCTTTAGATTCTGGGTGAAGGCGCATAGACTTTAAGTCATAACGTAAATACATAAAATTGTCGTCAAAGCCAAAGTTATTCCGAACCTTATCAAGATAAAGCCTAATGTAACCCTTCTTATATTCTTCTGGAGTTGAATTTAATGTAGCACCAAAAGCAATAGTGTTCTTCTTACGATAGGAACCTTCCACATTTTCCATGGTCTTAATTTCAGCAATTCCAGATCCACGATTAAGCTGAGAAGCAGTAAAGATTAAAGTATCTGTTTCTTGAGCCAAACGTACTAAATCTTGATAAAGTAATTCACCTGCTTGTGCTTCATTATCAGAATAATGTTTTTTAATTAACAAGTCAGCATAATCTAGGATAACAACTTCAATTTTAGCTTGTTTCTCCCGTTCTACTTTATTAATCACCTGTCTTACATCATCTACCGTCCACGTTAAAGGAGTAGATTTTGCATAATAAACATTTCCTACCATCTGATTTTCATTTACTTTGTTGTAGTAATTATGAACTCTTTGTTTATAATCCTCTCTAATTTCACCTTCTGGAGTAAATACATCATGAATATCGGAATTGGTAATAATTCGGTCAAACCGTAAAATTTGATCAGTATTTAATTCTTCTAGCGTAATATGTAGAACATTATGATGAGCAACCATCGAATAATAATAAGTAAGATTAGATAAGAAACTACTTTTTCCTCGTCCAGAAGGGGCGTTAATAACTGCAATCTGTCCGGTTTCTAATCCGCCACCAGTAACAACGTCTAAAGGTTTTAAACCAGACGATAACTTACGATTGCCAAACTCATCATAGATAGCTTCCTTACGAGCTAGATCCTTAAAAATATCAATAACTTCATAATCAGTACCAGTGAGCTTAATTTCATTAATCTGGTTCATTCGTTTTTCTACCCGTTCTGAAATATGATCAGAACCTTTAGTAGCTTCCTCGATAATAGCTTGATTACCTAATTGAGTATGTACATAATTTTCTAGCTCAGTAAGAACAACGGTATTGTTATCTTCTTTAGCATTAATAAGATTAGACGTAGTTTGAAATAATCCATTTAAAACATTGTCTGGAACAGTGGTGTTACTTCTCTCTGCTTGTCTTTTTAGACGTTCTTCTACTTTTAGGTTAAGAGCATTTAAACTTAAAGGCTCATCTGTAGTAGCATAATATTGGACTACAGTTTCAGCAATTAATTTATAAGTAGGATCTTTAATTAATACTCCCACATTTCGTGATAATACATTTTTAGTAGTGTGAGCACTGTGAATTGATCTTACTAATAATTGCTCTTCTTTTTGACGACTATCTAATTCCATTAAATTATTAATCCTCTCTGATTAAGATAATGGTAAGCATTGAATAAATATTTTAATTCATTTGGATCTCGAAGCTCTGTTTCATTATTAACTCCATAATAGTAATAACTGTATTCTGTTACACCTAAGTGATGCGTTAGAGCTTCGTGTGGGTCCTTACAAATTAAGAATATTACAGGTTCAAAATACTCCACACCATCTAATAATAACATATTATCCCAAGTTTTATCAGAGTGTTTTAAAAGCAGTCTTCTAACCTTTTCCATTGAAACATTGATATAAGGAGTGTTACGATAATCAAAAACTCTTTCTTTAAGATAAGTCTGTTCTTCACTATATAGAGTTTTAACAGGAACCTTAAATAACATATTAAGAGCTTTTAAGTATAAGTTATCTAAAGTAACATATAATTCCTTATTAGCCAATTTTCTGTACTTATCTTTACTATCATATGCTTTTAAGATCATTTCTTGATTAAAACTACCTAGAGGCAAAAACGGAATCTTCTTACGCCTACGATTAAGATATAAATAATAATCAAATACATTAGACATTAACCAAACAGGATTCTCTTTTAACCTAATACTTAAATCATAAAAGCTACTCATAATCTGTTGGTCAATCTCACTAGGCTTAATAAAGTAATTAAATACGGTTGCTTTATTTTCAACTAAAACATAATTAAAGCAATCATAAGCTTGTCCTAATAGATATACATAGTCTTTTTTTAAATAATTACACATCACATCACCAACCTGTTTTATTGATAATCTTACTATAACACTTTTAGTTAAATATTCAACTACTTTTGTACAAAAAAGTAAAATAAAA